GGCCCGCCCTGGCCTTGGCTACATGAGGTACTCGACCGGATCGCCATCCTCTTCCACGGTGGGTGCATCGTCATCGCCCAGATGGGCAGCGCTGGATGCGGCCATGGCATGTTCAGCGATCCAGGCCCTGATCGCGGCTACGTCCTTCGGACGGCTGGCGGCGAGACCCTTGATCTGCTTTAGCGCGTTGATCAGGGCATCGAACAAGTCAAAGTCGGTCTTATAGCATCGGCGCTTGGATGCCTTGACGCAGCGCTCGATCTCGCGGCCTGTTAGACTTCGCTCGTTGGCAACGGCTGCCAGACCAGCGAACTCCTCGTTGCTGAACTCGATCTCGCGCTTGGCAGCGTGGATGCGCAGAATCTGTTCGCACTCGGGCTCGGTGGGCAAGTCCACGCCAAAGATCCACTCGAACCGCGAGAGCAGTTCGGGCGGGATGCTCGATACATCGTTGGCGGTCACAACGGGCAAGACCAGCGGGGCGCGTTCCTTCCGCTCTTCCATGAACGTCAGCATCATTCCGAGCACCCTGCGTCCCGTCCCACCATCCTGCTCGCCTTGGCCCTTGGGGAACATCTTCTCGATCTCGTCAATCTGCCAGATAGCGGGGCCGACCGACTCGAGCAAGCGGAACGTTGAGCGGATATTCGCCTCAGTCCCGCCTAGCGCACTGTTGAACTGGTCGCCCACGTTCTGGCGGATCAGAGGACGAGTCCCGCCAGCCTTGCCATCATCGTCCATCGCGGTGTCGATGTGATCCGGCATATCGTTGGCGACCTCTTCGATCAGCGTGAACAACTCCAGTCGGTCGGGGTTCGGCCACTCGATAAGCCGTACCTCTTGCTCCGCATCGATCCACGTCATGGGGCGGGGCGACAAGAGGATGATAACCGAGCGGGACGTGGACGCCACGCTGTACAGGTCACGCAAGGCCCTCTCGAACAAAGGCTGAGCGGTGCCGTTCTCGCTGGCGCTGGCCACGTGGCGGTGAAAGTCCAGCAGGACGAACAAGCTGGCATTTCGGGTCTTGGCCGCTGCCCTGTCCGCGCTGGTCGTGGCGCCGTCACCGCTGATGAACGCGCCGATGTGATCGAGCGCCTGGGCGGGATGCTTTGTGGCATCGCTATCGAACTTGGCGTTGCGTGAGGCGTCCTTGCTGACCACCACATCGCCAGTACCGCTGAGTTCCAGGGGCTCGATGCCGCGAGTCATGCGCCAGGTCCAGACCTGGCGGGACGGCAACAACTGCTGTCCGCTGAGGCTGTTGACGGGCTCGGCCGCGTACTTGACCAGGGACTCCAGCACGCGGCGCTCCTCACCAACGATGTAGATCACGCCGGCGCGTGACCTAATCATCTTGTCCAGTTCAGCCACCGTTTTCTCGGTGGCCGTCCGACCATTCTCCATGTGACCGTGCATTTCTGACCCTCCCTTTCTCTGTGATACCTATCTAACGACAAACGGGGCGAGTCGATTGTATAATTTTACTATGGGAATGACAAAGATTGGAAACGGCTACACTACTGACTGTGGCGGCGAATCTGGATGGTAACATCCGCCATAACAACCACCAGCATGGCCCCAATCAAACACCAGACAATGGCGTCCATTTCAGTTCCCTCCCTTTCGTTTCTTGTTCTTCTCGTGGATGCTGATCAGAACCGCAATCAGCATTACACCTAGAGCGATCCAAAGCGCGGCCATCTAGCTCTCCTGTTCGGTCGCGTTTACGCATAAGTCCTGGAGCGAGAGCGTGACCGATGCCAGGAACCTTTCGACTGGCAGAGCATCGCTGATCAGCTCGTGCTTGTGCGCCTTGCGCATGAGTCGGCGGGCCGATTCCGTGAGGCTCTCGCCATCTTCCAGAACTATGCTCAGCGTCCAGGGTTTCTGCAACGCGCAAAACTGTAACTCTGGACCATTCGTGCGGATGCCGACATACAGACGCTCGCTCTCGCGGGCGCGGCGGACAGCGGCTGCGGCCTGGACGTATAGGTCGTGCAGATACCGCTCGGCCTCTGGTGAGATCGTTACCAGTTCGGGAGAGACCTCGCGGAACGCTTGCCATAGGTCATCCAAAGCCTTGCGGTTGCGCTGGATCTGTCTAGCCAGTTCGGCTATCGCGTCAGGCTGGCTGCTTGTGCTGACATCGCCAGTCGGCACGTCAATCGTGATGCGGATCTGTTGGCTGTCGCTCATTTCCTATCTCCTGTGCCACTTCTTGCATGGGGATTCCAAGCACGGGCGGCTCTTGATCGGCCACGACTACGGGTAAGCCCAGCCCTGGCCAGAGTTCTGGCGGAGTATTGATGCGCTTGCACTCCCTGTTGGCCCACTTGATCCAGGCAATCTCGGCGTCATCGATGGCGGGGAACCGGCCCGTTTGCTTGCGAAACCGGAACTCCTGGACAGCGTTTAGATCGATGTAGGGACCATACTGGCCCTCGTCCTTGCACAGTTCGGCCAATTTCTTGAGACCGTAGCAGTGCGCGAAACAGCGCATCATCTCCGCCAGTGCGTCCCGGCTGAGCGGTCCCTCCATCGATGCCTCGCTGAGCATGATCAGGGCTTCCCAATTGGTCATGCTCTTCGTCAGTCGTTTCTTGCGCCACAAGAACCGCTGGTACGCGTCCTTGTACTCGGCGGTGGTAACGGCCTCTTTCTCAGCATCCCGGAACTCCCTGGCCCAACGCATTACGCGAACTAGCCGCTCGAGCACGACCTCGGTGCGGCGCTCCTGCGCCATGCCGGCCGTCCAGCCGGCACCACGGAACACGGTAACTCCATCGCAGATGGCCCACGTGAGTAGGCCCGCGAACATATTCCAGATGCCGCGTTCCTGGGCCTTGGACCACGTGACCTTGACAGCTCCGATGCGCTCAAGGCGTTCGGTCTCTCGTTCCAGGAACGCGTCCATCTGCTCGTCTATGAACGTAGCCTGTCGCTTGTCTTTCTTCTTGGCCATTAGTCGATCAAAGCCTCTTCCATCTGGTGGGCGAGTACGTCCTCGCGGATTAGGGCGGTGATGTCGAGCGCGATCGCGGTGCGCTCTTCACGCCAGCGGATTACTTGGTCTAGCCAGCGTTCGAGCTTGTTCTCTCGCTCAGGCGCGTTGCCGAGCATACACTCGACCAGTCCTACCACGTGCTCGACCGTACCACAAAGAGACAGCGCCATGGGGCCTATCTCCAGCGTGAAACCGCCCGATGGCGCTCTCGTGATGTTCGTCTGGCAAAAGCCCATACGGATGCGCCATGCCTTGCCGACCGTTTCCTCGCCAGGTAGTGGGTAGGCGTTGTCGTCCTGTAACTCCACGCTGATCAAGAACTGGCGTAGGTACGTTCCGCACGTGTCAGGGCGCAACCGACCATCCTCGTCATGGTAGACGCCGACTTGTCCTATGTTGCCGAGCCGCGAACCACCCCACGTCTTACTGATGTGGTTGGTGGCCCGTAGCAGTTCAAACTCGCTGAGCAAGAACCGTTTCGCTTGCATCGCCGCCCTACTCCGTCACTAGGAAAAACTCAGGCTCGGTGTGCTGGCGTTCGCACTCAGCGATAAGCTCGTCCTCGGTCAATTCCCGCTGGCCCGTGATGCGAACCTTGGCGCTGCAAGGGCCTTCGTCGGTGTCATAGGCAAGACGGTGCAGGGAATGGTACTCGTACGGCCCCTCGCTGAGCACCTCGATCTTGATGGTCGTCAGCTGGTGCGTCACGATGGCATCACCTCTAGTTCCTTGGCGGTGTGCATCGTGAGCAACGGTCGGCAAACGTCAAGCTGAGGCAGCACCAACCGAGTGTCAGATTCGGCCTTCTTCTCGGCCATAAAGTACACCAGCACACCCAGTTCGGGGAACCCTGGCTCCAGGCGCCGTGCGAGCTTGCGCATCTTCTGCGCCTCTTTGCCATCGGCTATCTTGAGGACTTCGGCCAATGGCATGACCAAGCTCTGGACGGGCATGTTGCCATTTTCCTGGCGGCAGTCGATGACAACGATCTGCCGCTCACCGCTCAGATGACCAGTGATCCGCAGGACGGGGATCATGCCATTCAAGAGCGTGTTGACCAGTTCACTACGCTTTTTCGTGTCCATTCTATCCCTCCTCACTCTGTGGTATCTGTCAAACGTCCGAGCGGGCACAGCGATTGTGCGGAAACGATAAAGACCGGGGCGCGTGGCCCCGGTCTCGGTTCGTTGTCCAGTGGGTCTAAAAGTCAACGTAGGCTGCACGGCCCGAACCTGCGGACTTGGCCACTCGCTGCGCGGCCTCTACGGTCTGGCGGGCCAGTTCGTTGAGTGCGGCAACGACCGCGTCACCGTCTGTGGCGAACTTCTCGCCAGGTGTCTCCATGGCGATCTCGAGCTTGAGGATCTCCGAGCGGAGACGGTCGCCGCCTAGCCCCTTGAGCGTGTTGTACAGTTCGATGACGTTGTTCGCTTGCTCTTTCTGCTTGCCGTGCAGATAACCCTTGGCGCTCACCTTGTCGCGCATGGCCACGACCGCGGAGTACAGCTGGCTCTCCATCGAGTCGAGCACGGTCTGTAACGGGGAACCCATCCGCTGAAGCTCTTCGGCTGCGTGGGCGATCTCCGCCTCGCGCATGGCCTCTAGCCGGGACAGTTCAGCCCGACGCTCCGCCCACGCGACATCCTCTTGTTTCGTGGCCTTGGCTTTCTCGGCGCTGGCCCTAGCCTCGACCACATCGCGCTTGGCCTTGGAGACGGCGCGGATCTCATCGATGACCGCAAGCTCTGCCTCGACCTCTTTCGGGTTCAGCAGGAACTGGGTGCTGTGGCCGAACCAGATGCCATACTGCACGTCTTTTGCTATCGGCATGGCTTGCTGAGCGGCGCGGATGATCAGCTCGCGGTAAGCCTTGCGTGTGCCGTTCGAGCCGTTCGTGATCGCCTTGCGCTGGGTATACGCCTTGTCTGCGATCTCGCCAAAGACTTCTGGCAACCGCACGTCACGCCATTCGTCAAGGTTCTCGATGATCATGGCCTTGTGCTCTTCGAGTTCGGCCAGGATTGCATCGTGGGCCTCTTTCCATTTCTCGTAGGCCGACTTCACATCGGGATCGCCCTCGTCCTCTGGTGCCACGGTTCCGCAGAGCCAGTAGTAGCCGGTCATCCCGCCGACCGACACGCCCCACTTGCGGAGAGCGTAGCGGGCGCGGCGCTCCAAGCTGAGCAGCTTGTCACTTGCTTTCTTGGGGATGACGTGCTTGATGCCTCTCGTGATAAGCCCAACGCGGGGGTCATCGTGGGGGATGCCCAACTCTTCCCAGGACACGGTGCGCGTGAACATCGATGTGCCGTGACAGTGGACGCTGATCCAGATACCATTTTCGCGCAGATAGTCCATTTCGAGCCGGCGCCCTTGCAGGGTGGACGGCTCCTCGATCCCGAACTGCGCGGCGATCTGTTCGCGCATGGCGTCCAGATGCGTTTCCTGATCTGGCTTGGCGACCGTCAAGCCGTCCGTAAGACCAGGAAACAGTTCATCGAACGTTACCTTTTTCTCCATCTTGGCTCCCTCCCTTTCTGTGGTATCTGTCTAACGTAGAACAGGCCCTTTTGATTGTGTTTGCGGTTCCGATGGGAACGACAGAGGATGCGGGCAAAAGAAAAGGGCCGGGATGGTCCCGGCCCTAGCCAACGGCGCGTTGGGCTACTGGATAAGCAGACTCAACGGCATACACACTCCCAAGAACTCGGCCTCGTCAGCGGGTTTGACGGTCATCGGAGAACCAGAGTCGGAAAACTCCAGGGTTACATTGCTCTCCCCCGATGCACCGACCGCGCTTTTGAGCAAGTCGCGAAAGTAGACCAGATTGAGGCCGTACTGGAACGGCGCGGGTTCGGAATCCTCTTCCTCTGCATCGTCGCTGTCATGGTAGAACTCCAAGGTCACTGGAACGGAATCGTTGAGCGTGCCAAGGCTGTCATCCACGGCGTTCATCGCAAGCTCAGGGCTCTCGCCGTTCCGGACGGTAAGACGTAGGACGTGCGTGCCACCCGTGAACAGGTTAGCCAGCGCCAACTTGCGCAGGAACGGCTCGGCGTTGAGCGTGACGCCAAACAACTGCGTCTTGGGTGCAAAGTCGGGATAGGGCGGGAACTTGGCACCCATGCTCTGGCAGACGATGATAGCGTTGCCCGACTCGAACCGAACGTGGCGCTGTGTCGCGTCCTCTTCATCGTAGAGCAAGGCGGCGGTCAACGGTTCTTTCGCATCGATGCTCCGCATGATAGCCTTGACGGCTGACGCGCTGAGCAAGACCTCTCTGGCGTTTCCTTCCGGCTTGCGGGGTGTCCCCAGGCAGGCCATTCGGAATCCATCGGCGGTGGCCAGGGCGGGCGTTTCCTGCTCAAAGTCGAACAGGATCTGGGTCAGCACGATGACCGATTCGTCACTCGCGGCGCTGGTGATCACGGTGTTGGACTGGCGGGCAAAGTCGGAACCCTTCGCCCACTCGTACAGTTCGAGTTCCTCGGCGCCTGTCATCGGTAGCGGGTACTCGTCATCGGTGAGGCCATCGAGATACGCCTCGCTGGCCTCGCTGTTGATCAGCAAGCGGAACGGTAGCGGTGGCTCCCATTCCAACTCGGTGCCGTTCTCGATCGCATCATCTACGAGCGCTTGGGGCGGGTCGGGCGGTGGCGGGGTCGCCAGGGTGACATCGGCGGAACCGTTCAGTTCGCGCACCAAGTCGTAGAGCGTGTGAGCCGGGATGCAGACAGCACCCGTCTCTTCGACCTCAACGCCCTTGTCGAGCGTGACGGTCACGGACAGTTCCAGATTGTTCGCGGCGAGAACCAGGGCGTCTTCCTCTGCCTTGATCCTGACCATGCTCAGGACGCGCAAGCTGGAGTTCTTCACGGCGGCTGGTAGCGTGCGCCCGAGAGCAGACTGTAAATCTTCTACGCGGATCGTTACTTTCATCGGACTCCCTCCCTTTCTCTGTGATACCTATTGAACGTTGAACCGTGCGCGGCGATTGTGCCGATAGGATTCGTAAGTGAACGATTAGGAGACTAACGAAACGCAAAAATGACGGCTTAGGGACTAAGGCCAGCAAAACGCGTTTGCTCGCCGGTCAAGCTTTTTTTCAAGCAGAAGACGGCATACGAGATCATGCCTAGTCTCGTGGGCTCGGAGATGTGTATAAGAGACAGGCGTCAACGTGCGGGTTGGCTTAGCCATCGGACAGCTCCGTTTTCTTCTTCCGTTTGACGAGCCCGAGATTCGCCTTGTACTGGAACGGCATGGCTCGCAAGTCGGCCTTGGCGGCTTTGGTGAGCCAGGACTCGTGCTGGACGTACTCCTCACCACGCTCAACACGCGGTGCCTTTTCGGCATAGACTGCCAGGGCAAGCCATTCGTCCTGCGGGATACTGCCAAGAAACCGCGCCTTGCGCCGACACACGTCACAATACAAGATGGTCGTGTACAGATTCGGGCGTGAGACGTTGTCAACGCTGAGGACGCCTGAGAGCAAGCCCTCGTGGCACCATCGGCACATGATGTTGGTGCGCTTGGCGGCAATTAGGCTCCCGAGCAACTGCGTCCCTCCGAGATAGGGCTCACGGCGATACTCGCTCCACTCGAGCCGCTCAACGGGCACGTACAGCGAGTACTCCGGCAGCTTGCGGTACGAACCCCAGGCCCGGATGCCCAAGTCGGCCAAGAGCAGAATCAAGCGCTCAACGTTCGGTCGGCGCGGATACGGCGGCTCGACAAGAACCTCTGCGTGCTGGGCCTCATAGTGCAAGCGCCCAAAGCCAGCCAGCGCCTTGCACTGTTCGGCGGATAATGAGGCCGACTTGACGACAACTACGTGCATTTCTAGCCCTCCATTCGTGCGCCTGTGGTTTGCTCTGCGAGCGGGACTGTGCTATACTGCGGGGCGCACACGGTACTCCTAGTACCCTCCGTGCTCTGTGGTACAGAGTCGGCGCTAACGTTGGCGCCGACTCTGTCATACAGCTAGGTGTCCTTGGTCTCCAGCCAACCGTTGACCAGCTTGCCTATCTCAACAGCAAGCTCAACGGGTAGGTTTTGCAGATTCAGATACAGGTTGTCCATCGTGTAGACCCTCATGTGCAAGGTCACGGCTCCGTTGTCCCTAGGATGCTGGTACGCTCGGTCCGGCAAGGCGAAGCTCGTTTCTCGGCGTAGGGATGCGGAATAGACCTGTGGTTCGATTCCTAGAGCGTTGCCCACCGTGTCCATCAGCGCCTTGCGGGCGGCGATGCGGGCATCGTAGACTGTGATGCCTTCCACGCGCCAGTGGTGGGCAAGCTCGAGCGCTGGTAACAGCTTGGTTTTCACCTGTTTGGCAACATAGAGCATGGGTCTGGAGTGCGGAACCAGGATCTCTTGGCATTTCGCCTCTGTTGTGGCGCAGTGGTCGCCCTCGTAGCCGTCATCCGACAAGGGCCAAACCGGGCCGAGTGCCCACTTGCCAGCCGGATCGTGCTCCATCCAGGCGCTCGTGCTCTCGAACCAATTGCTGCCAGCCACAGCCTCTGCCCGAATGAAAAACACCAGCCCGTTCGGAGTCTCGATGTTGGCGCGGTTCTTGGCCGATAAGCCAATGACCCTGTAGCCGAACCCAAGCGCCAGGGTCAGTGCATGGGCGTAGTCTTGCATATCGCCTGTTCCGAGACACTCTTGATCTCTTGGGTGTATCATCGCCTCTCCTAAAAGTCCACCATCTGGGCGCGGGTCGTGCTTTCGGCCTGGCCCTTGGAACCGAGCATATCGAACAACGTGGCCTGTTTCTGTTCGTGTTCCTGCACCTTTTGCTGCGTGGTTTCATCGGCCAGAGAAACGGACTGCCAGCCCTCGGTGATGTATTTCTCGATCACATCGTAGTTCTTGCGCTTGAGCAGCTTTCGGGCGTAGTCATCGAAACACCGGCTGGCCGATGCAGGGCAAGCGCCCGTGCATAGCACGGTGCGTTTCATCCTGCTCTCGTAGCCATCGTAGTACTTGTAGCTTGGCCCTCTGAAAAACTGGACGGTGTAGCGTCCCGCCTTCACGTCCAAGCGGAGTACGTGCTCGGTCGCGCGGTCGTTCTTGGACGTTGACCGTAGTCGCAAGAACATCAGATGCTTACCCATGACTCTCACTCCCTCTCTGTGGTATCTGTTGAACGTTCACCGCACATCTTCGATTGGGCGAAAAACTGGTCGGGAAACAGGGCACGGATCAAGCCCTTGGGACCGTGCCAGAGACCATCCTTGTCACGCTTGAGCGTTGGGTCGTCCCATGATGGATGCTCGACAACTTGGCCCGTGCGCAGACTCGCCGGCACGTTGATCACACGTTGGTTCCGGCTGCCCCTGTACTGAATCCAATCATCGTCTTGTTCAGCGATGTACGGGCCGTCCACCAGAAAGTGAATCTCCGACAGGGCCGCGAGTACAGCGGGGTCGGTCTTGTCAAGCTCTTCCCAGGTATACCCCGTGTAGACGACAACCGTCCGCATCAGCTGGCCGTACTCGTCACCCATCTCGCGGAACGATTGCAGTAACTCCCCAAGAGCGGCAACTTGCTGCAACGGTTCGCCACCAGTGATCGTGATGCTTTGATCATGGGCCATGTGCGACAGTATCATGCCGAGCGTGTCAGCGTGCGTGGTCTGCGTTGAGGGGCCGACATCCCATAGGTCGGGGTTCTGGCAACCGTCACAATGGCGGTCACAACCAACGAGCCAAAGGACGGCGCGTTTGCCTGGGCCGTCACTGAGCGAGTCGCGTTCCATGCGGTGCCAGCGGATTGTGCTCACTAGACCTCTCCTTTTCTGTGGTATCTTTCAAACGACCGAACGCGCAGGACGATTGTGCGGAAACGATAAAGACCGGGGCGCGTGGCCCCGGTCATGGTTTGCGGTTCCGTTGGGAACGTTAGGGAATAACCAGTTCTCCATCCTCGCTGACGACTGGTAGGCTGACCAGATCCACTAGGCGCGGATCTAGGCCATGATCCTTCGGCAAGAACTTGTAGCCGCATTGGGCGCGACAGCGGAACTCCGCCACCAACCGTGGGAACCAGTCCAGCTCCGATATGCAGCGGGGACAACGGATCTCGTCATGTAGAAGCCCAGGATCGGCAACGGTGAGAACTGTGTGGCCTTGGGCCTGGACTTTGTGAACGGCGGCGACCGCGTTGTGCTCTGTCTTGACGCGCACCCACACCGCCTTGCCCTTCCGCTCAACGAGAATGAGCCAGCAGCCGGGTAGGCTCGCTATGTCGGTGAGCCTTGCCTTGGCCAAGAAGCTCGTTGGCTCTATCCCATTCGCACGGAGCGTGTCGCCGGCCACAAGGATGTTCTGGGCGAGAACCATGTAGCTCTTGCCGTCAGCCTCGGCCCGATACCAGCGGCAACCCACGCCGCTGTCTGGCACGCCTTCGGCCAGGAAGACGTTCTCGTAGCGCGTCGTCTTATAGGTCTCCGTCATCTTGCTCCTTCGATGCAGCCTCTAGCATCCAGTCGGCGCCCGTGTCCGATTCCTTGTGGAACCCATCGATGGCGCCGTGCTCGATGCGGTGCCGTATCCATTCCACCGCCAGCTTGTCCATCGCCTCGGGCGGCATTTCCACTTCCACTGGGCCGTCCTTGCCGCGGCTGTTGACGGGTACGATGCGCACGCGGGCCGGCCAGACCTTGCCCCAGAACGGTTCGCCAAGAAGCTGGCGCTCGTGGTGGGACAGAGTGACGGCGCTGACGAGTACTTGGCCGCGGGGGTGCAACTGGTAGAAGCGGTGATAGTCCTTGGTCTCCTCGCGGTCTGGCTGCTGAACTTCTGCCTTGGCCTCGAACACGGGATGGTCGTGAAACCGACTCATACGGCCACCTCACTTTCCACTTCGGGCGGGGCCGCCTTGAGCGTGACTACGCCCCAGTGGTTCAGTTCTTGGTGGATGAACGCGAGTAGGTTGACAACGCCAGAGAACAAGAACAAGTCCTCGTTCTCATCGTTCCAGGACAGCACGGTCTCGCCGTCACGGACTCGTGAGGCTACATCCACTTGCTGTTCGAGCATGGACACACTGATCAGATCGTCCGGTTTCTTGTCGTCTGTTGACATGATACTCTCCTTTCTGTGATAGATTGTATCTGTCAAACGATGCAGCCGACAGGGCGATTGATCAGTCTGGCTCTGGCCCTACGCGGTAAGACGACCAGCGCCCGCTGTCCTGGTCGAGCAAGTGAAAGAAGCCGATGCGGTTCACGTGTTTCTTGATGGCCTCGATCGCTAGGTCGCTGTTGAGGAAGCGCGTCATGGGCCGGCCGCTCAGTTCTTCCGGTATATCCGCCTCGACCATCGTGTAGCCAGGGCTGAGCACACACCAGTTCCCATGGACTAGGCTTGCCCTGTCACAAGAGGCTACTTCGTAGAGACCACGGAGCGCCTCTGCCGCATCGAGCGCTTGGGCGGCGCGAACCAGGACGGACGGGCCGAGAGCCTCACTGGCCTTGAGCCTAACCGCGAACCAGCGGAGATCCGCCCATGATACGCTTTGGCCCTGCCACCTAGGCGCTAGGTGGAAGCTCGTGCTGTGGTACAGCTTGCCGATGGGCGACCGACACCCGCGTCCGTCTAGGTTGTCCAGGTGATGGACGTAGAACCGACGCATGGGCCTTTCCACCTCATCCCGGACGCCTGGGGCCAGAAGCGCGGCGGTCTCAATGTTAGCCGCAAACGGGATCTTGATCGATGACATGCGCTCGCCGGGCACGCTGATGGCGAACTGCTCGCCTATCCAGGGGCCTTCCGTGTGGGTTACATTGCTCACGTTTACAGCAGGCACGACCGATTGGTCGAAACGCCAGGACGTGTCCTGTACATTTTCGCCCTGTTCACCTATCATCTCCCGTACTGTGGCCGCCACGGCCTCTGGCGCCTTGTCTGCGTCATCCACGATTGTCAGCTCGATGGATTGAGACGCGTGCCGAGAGACCGTAACGGACCACAGCTTGAGTTTTCTAACGGTGTGCTTCGTAGGTTCTTCAGTCACGGGGCCTCCTTGCTACGCGACTTCCGCGGCCTCCAGCGGTAAAGCCGCCAGCTGCTCGCGTAACGTGTCCTGCTGCAACGCCGGCTCGGGGTATTTGCCGATGCCCTCGCGCAAGGCGATGCTGTGAATGTCGGCCGCGTCACACATGCGAGTCATCCATAGGCGGTCGACCTTGACGGCGTGGGTCCACGCGCCTGTGGAGATTGGCACAGCGGCTCGTGTCTCTCGCTCGGGCGCAGGATCTGCGGCATTGGCACAGTGCTTGCAGACGGCACTCGCGGCATCCTGCAAGGCTGCGAGACGGATGGCGTTGCGCACCTTGGTCGGGTGCGGGTTGGCCACGGCGGTTGTCGATACTCTCATCTGGTCCATAGCATCCCTCCTTATGGTTTGCCGTTCCGATGGGAACGGTTTGGAACGTTGTGCTTAGTGCGCTTGTGCGATGTATGCCAGCGCCAATACTCTTCCCCCTCGGGGGTGATCTTCCAGGTTCCATCCTGGTCGGAAACGTGACCCTTTCGGGCCAATCCTGCGATGGCCCGCGCTACTCGATACTCTTTCCAGGCATGGCCGCAGTTCTGGTCAAGAACGAACCGTAGCGAGCCGATGGTCTCGCCGTGAGGCTTGCGATTGATCAGATAGCACGCGATGTTCCGCTGCGTGGGAGTCACGCAGTCCGGCATATGCCGGAGCGGCGGGACCACTCGCCCAGTGATAGGCACTGACCTTTGTACGTGATGTAGCGCTTGTTCTCACCGTTCATTTCTGTTTGCGCCTTCTGCGTCTGCGCTTCCGCGTCTTGGCGATCTTTTCGTCCATCGCCTTCAATCCTTCACCCGTGATCTCAACACCCTTGAGGCCAACCATCACCGCTGGCGGCCTCGGGATCATCTGGCCGATGGGTTTCCACAGGTGCAGCGTGTACGGATGGTGAGAGACCCATTCGTTCTGCGGCACGTGCAGTTGCATCACACACTCATCCTCGCGCCAGAACAGGCTTTGAACAAAGCACATCTCCTCCCAGGTAGGACAACGGTACTGGCCAACCATCGACACGCTGACGTGCTCCCAGCCTAGGCCCCGGCTGGCGATGACCTAGAGCGGTGTTGTCGGACTGTCAACGATGTAGACTCCATCCGGTCCAGAGTGGTGCGGTGATGCCAGTGGCCCGGCCAGCAACCGACCTCTCTCGGCTCGGGGGTCTGGCTGTTTTCGCACTACCCGCTACCTTCGCGGTTCTCGAATGCTCTGACTGGCGTCTCGAGTGCCCGTTCAACCGTCCAACCATGACGAACGATGCGGTTCCAGAGCGTGGCCCTTGGGAGTCCAACCGCGTTCGCCCATGCCGAAAGTGGTTTGGACTGGCCTTTGTACGTGAGTATGCGATGGCGGTCGAACTTGGTTTTGCTGGTCTTGTGCAGCCAGCTGGTGTTGCGCGGCGTCCATGGGCCATCGGGATCGAGTCTTCGGAACACGTAACCAGGGGCCGGACGCGGGCCAGCATCCAGGAAAAAGGCGGTGAAGCTCTCTTTCCACTCGCTCCACACCCTGTCTCCGTTGTGGTTCATGCTCACCCAGGCCGCCTTTTCCGCGGCGGTTGGTTTTCGCACTCTTGGTTTTCCTACTCCTGGCATTGGTCTCCCTTCGCTTGCTAGAACTGTAGTGGCTCTTCCTCAACCTCACCACTTGACGTTAGCTCTGCTTGTCGGAACAGGCAACGTGGCTTGTTCATGTACAGTGACAGGATGCCGGTCGGCCCGTGGCGGTGCTTGCTGACCATCACGTCCGCGATGTTCGGGCGTTCTGTATTCTCGTTGTACATCTCGTCACGGTAGATCATCATTACCACGTCCGCCTCTTGCTCGATGCTGCCAGACTCCCGCAGATCGGACAGCGTGGGCCTCTTGTCGGTGCGGGCTTCAACACCACGGCTCAGCTGGCTGACTGCGATAACCGGGATATTCAGTTCGCGGGCAAGCGCCTTGAGCGCTTGGGAGATCAGAGTGACCTCGATCTGTCGGTTCTCGCGCCGTTCGGTGCGCATAAGCTGGAGATAGTCCAGCACGATCATGTCCAGTCCATACTCCGCGTGCAAGCGCCGTGCTTTACTCCGGAGTTCGTTTGTAGCCAGTGCCGGCGTGTCATCGATCCAGAGGTTCCACTCGCTGACATTGGACAGGGCCGTCATCAGCTGTCCCCACAACTCGGATGGGACGTTGCCCATGCGGAGCGTGCGGCTATCGAAGTCACCCTCTGCTGCTACGATGCGCTCCATCGTCTGCTCGGCACTCATCTCCAGACTGAAAAACGCAACGCGCTGGTTATATCTAGCCGCGTTGCAGGCGAGATTGAGCGACAGAATACTCTTGCCAACCGCAGGCCGGGCGGCGATTACGATAAAGTCGCTACGGTGGAAACCGCCCAGGATGGCGTCAATGTCACCAAAGCCGGACGGGATGCCTCGAAGCTCGCCCGCGTGCTTGGCCAACCACTCTTGGTGGTCGTAGAATCGGCTGGCCAGGAACTTGACGGGACGCAGTGCGCGGCGGTCGCGAGCTTGCGTCACGGCAAAGAGAGCCGCCTCCGAGTCATCGATCGCGCCGTCAATCTCGCCCTCTTCGTCATAGGCCGCTTGCGCAATTTTCCCTGCTGCCTGGATCAAGCGTCGACGCGTGGCCGTGGTAGCGATCAGCTTGGCGTACGTCTCTGCATGGATCGATGTGGGAACCCTCGTGATCAGTTCGGTGACGTAGGCGGGACCACCGACCTCGTCCAGCTGACCCTGTTCCTCTAGCTTGCTGCATACCGTCAGATAGTCGATGGCATCCCGCTTGCCGTGAAGCTCAGCGATTGCCTCGTAGACCCATCGGTGCTTTTCAACGTAAAAGTCCTCTGGCTTGACCACGGTGGCCACGGTGATGTAGCAATCCGCATCGATCACGATGCTGCCGAGAAGCGCCTCTTCGGCCTCTCTGTTGTGCGGGGGTAGCTTTTGGAGCGCACTCATTCTTCTGGCTCCGGCCCTGGTATGCTTTTCGGTTCGACACTCTTCGCCGCTGCCAGTTGGGCGATGTAGTCAGCCACAGCCGGCAACTGGACGCGGTCTGTGCGGTCTCTTGTGAGCAAGGAAGCGTAGATTCTGAGGAAGTGGGCGCGGTCGGCCATCGCAGAATCGCTCTCACAGAGAGCTTGCCAGCCCCCCAAGGCATCGACCGACTGTTGGACGATGCGGTGCGCAAACTGCGGCTGGCCCCAGGAACCGACACGGCGGATCTCCTGATGAATCTCCGCCCAAGCCTCTGCGGCACCTGGAAGCTCGTCCGCCTCTTGCACAATGTCCAGGGCGGCGGTGCGGAGTTGGCTGGCCGATGGAAACCACTCGCTCTCGGCTCCCACCTTGAGCGTAGCGGCTTGGAGCAAACTGGGATCTAGGTCGCTCAGTACGGCGTGGTACGCCTCGAACATCCTCTCCCAATCTACCGTTGACTGCTGGCGGTGCGGGAACTGGGCGCTCAGAAGAGTAAGCGCCTCTATGGTCTGCTCTAGCGTTGCCATGGCTCCCCCTGGCTCAGAAACCAGCCGTCTCCACGGCGGCGGCCTGGGCCTGTTCCTGCTCGGTGCGTTTTTGGAGTAACGCTTGGGCGGCCTGCTGGGCGGCCGTGAAACCGCCAGCCTTCGTGGGCGGCTGTTGCTCGTTGTAGAACTGTTCTACCTGCTCACTAGTCGGTAGTTCATCGGAGGCCAGACTGAAGCGATCCTGCATGGCTGCCAGTTCGCCGGCGAGCGCGTGCATGGTGCGCTTGAGGCTGTTGGGGCTGGTGACGTTGAAACGGTACGCCTTCCCGTGGCGCCGACGCGCGTAGAACACCTCCAGTCCCCACAGTGCGTGGGCCATAACGGTCTCGCGGTCGTAGGTTTCGCCCATATCTTCCATGGCGTTGCCGAACGGCACGATGCAGTCAACGGCTGCCTTGAGCCAACCGCGCACGTCACCGATACGCTTGCGTGGTGGAACGATTTGGAACTTCTCACGGAAGTCCTGTAACCACTCGAGCACGTCCACAGCTACCAGTCCATACGGTTGGCTGTAGCCCTTGAGTGCATCGGAGTAGATACTCAGCCATGGCGGGGCCGTGCTGGCTGGCACGTGCATCTCCGCGGACGCGCCAGGTGCGCCGACCTCGGCTTTTTCGGCATCGGTGAGTTCGTCCATCTTCGTCTCGCCGCGGATGCGCGTCTGGACCATGAACTCTTCCTCTTGCTCGGGGGTCATGATCACAGCCCTCCTGCCATCAGCAGGAAAACCGTTCGGCTGTTCCTCTTCTGCCGACTCCTCGGGCGGCGCGTCTGCGCCGCTTGGGGTTTCTTCTTCTAAGCTGGTTCTACTTACAGATGGTTCTTCTTCTTGGTCTGGATCAGCCACATCTGGCTGATCCGCATCTGGCTGATCCACATCTGGATATGCGGATCTGGCTGGTAGCTCCTCCTCGGTCCAGGAACCGGTTTTGCTCCACTGGGTAAAATGCTTGACCTCGGCATCGGGCAAATCGTGGTAGGCGCTTTGGAGACGATACGGCGTCCAACGTGTGAACCAGACGCCAACGTCATAGATGGGGTTTTCGGTCTCCCGGCTGGCCATGATTTGCAAATCGGCGTATTCTTTCTTGAGCGCACCGACACGGTGCTTCATATCCGCGAACTGGCAATGCTCAAGGCGGTAGCCAACCTCACAATGGGCCAGGAACAGCATGTACCCACTGGGCTTTTCCTGTTTGGGGTCGAACTCGACAAGATGCTCGAATGGCGGGGGGCCATGGGCGGAATCGGGGAAAATGAGGTATGCGCTCCTGCCCCAACGCTGACTACCAGGTTCCCGGACGCGGTAGTGAGCCAGGATGCGCTTGCCGTCAAGGCGGACGCTCCTCAAGTGGGCCAGGGCTGAACTGAGCGCCGTATTCCCTAAGCCGGTGTCGCCCTTGATCCTATCGCGTGATGGCCAGGACCAGCCGGAGTCATTGGTACGGAGCGCGATGGCGAGAAACACGCCGAGCGAACTGAATGTTTTCCCGGTGTTGAACTCGTGGAGCTTGTCGCGGAGCGCGACACTGACCTTGCAGTAAACGTCATCCTTGCCTAGCGAACGGCTCTGATAGATCGTGATCACGTGCCCTCCCTGTCTGTGGTTTATGTGGCTCCCCTTGCCCGTGGCGGGGGTACAGCCCCGCCACGGGCCGAACAAAGGAAGAAGTGCCTTCGTGCCGTGTTGTGGGCCACACGAACACTAGGCACGTATCTAACGTGATTTGCTACGATCTGATTGAGCTGGATGGCGCGTTTGTCGCGTTTATGGCGCGTTTATGGCACGCTTGCGGGGGAAACGAAAGCTGCCCAGCACCTTGCGATGCTGGGCAACCCTCACAGAGAAGAAGAGCGTATCAGTAGGCCGCGGACTCGGCCACCGCGCTCACCTATCTATCTAACGCAAAAACTCAGAATTGATTGAGCGCTGGAACAAAAAAGCGCCGCTCATGGCGGCGCTCTCTTGGCTGTGAGTCTAGGCCCATTCGATTCTGACCGGGGCCATGGCCTCTTTCAGTTGGCGGAGCGCCTGGGCGGAGTACGTGCAAGCGGTGCCCTTTGGGATTCCTAGATGTCGGGCGATCTGGCTGACCGTTTCGCCCATCCAGAAACGGCGCAGGATGATGGTCTGGCGAATCATGCCTCTCTCGTCATCCTCATCACTCACCAGGTTGCGGATCGCGTCCTTCAAGGCGGCGATAACGGCCTCGCCATACTTGCGCCTGAGATAGCCAATGTCGGGTGAGTCATCCCCGGCGATCACCTCATGCAGCGGGCGGCCGGCGCCATCCTTGCCCTCTCTCGAATCATCCAGGGCGATGTTGGCGTGGCGCCTGTCCAGCTGGTCCTTGGCGTTTCGACGTCGAATGTCGAGAGCCTTGAACTTGGCACCGTTCACGATGTAGCTCGGGGTCTGAGTGAACACTTGCGGCTTGGTGGCGTGAAGCTCGACCAGGGCGGCGAGCATATCCGCTACTGCGTCCTCGTAATCCTCTGGGCCACGGCAGACGACCGTGGCAGCTGATCTGACGCGCTTGTACAACTCGGCGTAGTCCTGGGGGTCGTAGAGGTTCCATACTTTGGCTTGCCGTCCGCTTTGCATCGTTCCCTCCTTCTCTATGGTGGGTATATTATACACATTTCGTGCAAATTGTCAAGCGGGGCAAGGGCCGACGCAGCTGACTAACGGCGCATGATCGCGTTGCGAACACGGTTGGTCCAGCGGCGCATGACACCCATTTGCTGGGGTGTTGGGGGAGCGAATAGCCGCTCTATCGCCTCTACGTGTTCGGGCGATGGTTCGGTTGGCGACCACTCGCGTTGGTCAACTGGCCAAGCCTCGTGGTCAGCCGACTGTTGGTGGCGAGCGGGCGGGATTGGCCACGGCTCGGTAGGATAGGGCTCGGGACGGTCGGTGTCATGGTTCGCTGATGTCATCACGCAACTCCCTGAATAGTCTAAGGGACAGGGGGCCAAGCTCGTCCTCGTAGCGTTCGAGATAGTCCAACACGGCATTGAGGCAGCGGTCGCGCTCGAAGGCTACGCCGGCGGCGATGTAGATCAGCTTGTCCATCACCAGATCCTTCTGTTCCGGAGTAAGCTCACTCATCGCCGCCAAGATCGGGTACATCCGCGGCCAGGGTCTCCGCGAGATCCGAAGCGATAGCCTTCTGGGCGCGGTAAAGACGGTTGGCCATCTCGTCCATTTGCTCTGCTGTGATTGGTTCGGGTAGCGGCAGCAAGCAGCCGATCACGTTTGCGAAGTTCTGAAGCGCGATAAGGTTGCCGCGGATCATCTCTCTGAACACATCCCCGATGCGGCGATGTACGTCACTCATGGCCCATACGGAGAAACGCACTGGATGATCAGCGGCGCCGTTGGCGTTGATCGCCTCGGCCAGTGTGCGGGTGTCTGCCTCTACGCGCTCGGTGGGGACGGGGAAAATAAAGGGAACCAGGGCCGCGGCGGGTCGTTGGCGGTTGAGGATGAACGCTATGCGGCTGGTCTGGGTGGTTGCCCGAAGGCGCTGGCGGTACTCGGTCGCCGTTAGGACTTCGTAGTTGGGCTGGTCCGTCATACTCCCTCCTTGACGGTAGTATAGCACACTTCCGGCGGTTCTGCAAGCCTTACACGTTGGGTGTAGTCCTTGACATCTGAGCCGAACTGTGCTATACTGGCGGCATATTATCTCAACGGGGGGTGAAAGTCATGTTTCAGTACGTCACGAGAAAACGCGTTGTGCTGGTTGTGTTCTTGGCGGTCATCGTCTTGCTGGTTGGGGCGGTGACCGTCTACGCGCAGGCCGCGCCTCCAGAGTTCGCCACGCTTGAGGGGTTCCTCTTCGCTATGTCGGGACCGATGGCGGCAATTCCTATCGGCATTGTAATCGGTCTCGTCATGGAGTACATTCCAAAGCCTTTTGAGAACATGCGGCCACTCACTAAACGAATTATCTTTTTCCTCATCGCGCTGGCAGTGCCCCTGCTCTTCGCATTACTAACGGCGGCAGTCGGCTATGCGCCTTGGACGGTAGAATGGTTCTGGCGGGCTGTCGTTGCGGGTGGCGTAGCTGGCTCCACGGGGACTCTTACTCACGGTTTTGTTTCCAACGGGTTCCGTAACGGCACCTAACGGCACCTAGAAAACAAGAACCAGTCCGATAACACCGCGTCCCCTGTGGAGCGTCTGTCCTAGCGGCTACCGCTGGCCTACGGCTGCCCTCGTCAGGGCATCGCCACTAGCGTCCGCTTGCGGGGTTCTCGGGTCGTCACCTACGCTAAGTGCTCGGCCTGGCCCCTGGCGAGTACATTATACCATATCTGGCTCAGCTTGTCAACCCTATGTGGTTCCGATGGGAATTGCATAGAAAAGAGGGCCTGGGCGTTCCCTAGCCAGGTGGGGGGGACGCAAAAAGCCGCGCCAATACCTGACGCGGCTTTTTTCTGTGCTGTGTGCAAAACGTTACAAAAAACTTGACTGTTCGACTACAGGCGGCGGCTTGTAGCCAATGGGGAACAGTTCGCCCTCGTACTCGAAGCGGTCAGCGTGTTGCTCCAGAAGCATATCTACGATGATGCTCCGATGACAATGATCGTAGTCGCGACAGGCACACAACAGCACAACGTCAGGCTGGTTCATCAGATCCAGTTTCGCGACTCCTTTCACAAAGTCCTTCAGACGCACGTTGTGCATCCCGCGCAAGCGATAGTTGACGTTGCCGAACTCTCTAATGTGGACGTAGCGCTCCTTGAGTGCCGATGCCAAAGTCGGCCCGCGCCATTGGGGATTGCGGGAACGTGGCGAAAGACGCACGTCGACAACAACGGCGTCTATCTCCTCGACCTTAGCGACTAGGGTTGCCAGCGTCCAGGCTCCGATGTAGCCGGCTGTATGGACTCTCACATGATCACCTCCTCTTCTGGATCGATAGTGGCGAACAACTTCGCGGCCGCGAGGTGGGTGTCCATCGTCCGTGTCAGTTGTGCTCCAAAATCCTCTAGGGCCACCTTGAGCGCATCGACATCGGCGGGACTGGACAGGCAGATTGTATGACCCTCGCCGGCACAGTCGATCAGTTCGCACTCCTTGAGCAAGCCATTCTCGACCGTGCCGTGAAAACCTACGTTCCAGGTCTGCCCATCCACCTTGACCTCGGCCACAAGAAGCGTTCGTGTCCTTGTGTGCGCCATATTCTACTCCGTTTCGGCCTTTTGTGCCAGGTAGTCGGCCTTGATCTGCGGAAAGTCTTCGCGGATCTTGTCCTTGGACGTTACGCCGGAGACGCCGGTATTGCGTCCATTGGCCAGGAGTCGCCAGCAAACGCAGCCGCCAGCGGCTCCTGACAAGCTCAACGTGAATCGGGTTGCGGCGTCTACTGCCATGCGAGATTCGCCTCCGCCTGAGCCTCGGCCCAACTGCCGCGCAGGTCGATGGCGCCGAAGACTTCGTCAAGGCGGTCCGCCTCGGCCATCACCCGCTCTTCGAGTTCGTCGACCTCGCCACAACTGAGCGTGGGCTCGCTGAGGACCTCGAAGGCGTGGCGCTTGTGATGCTCCATCCAGCTCCCGCCGCAGTACAGACAGTTGACGATCTGCTCTGCGCCTTCCTCGGTGATCTCCACGCTGTCGCCCTCCACATCCGTTGCTGCGCACCAGGGACAGTGACTGCCGCCATGCTCGCGCCAGGACTTTTGGCTTTCCATCTTCGCGAAACCATCCTCGTCTATGTGCTCTGTGTCAGTGCTCATGTTGTCTCCTCTCTTTGGCTTGGTGGGTGCACTCAACATAGCCGGGACCGCTCCACCAGCCACCTTCATCGTCCCACCAGATATGCTCGCACAAATCACCACTAGTAGGTAAGTGGTCATCACATTCCTGACAGTACACTACTTCCCCTTGGTGCATTTCCAGGCGTTCGCACAATGCCTCAAACGTAGTGACGCCCGGTGGCAAGTGCTCCAGACCAGCGCTAGGCTCCTGCACTGTATCTCTCGGCATCCCACCCGATAGGTGCCAGAACAACTGCCCATGTTTCTGTGACCATTCGACATCGTAGAGGTCACAATACGTCTCCGTACAGACGATGACCTCGAACGGCCTACCATCTCGCCACTCCATAGCGACAATGACCGCCTCTTCCTCTCGTTTCTTTCCGTGCTCTGTGTCAGCGCTCATGTTCCCTCCTCGTTTGTGGGCGTTACCAGCACGCCCTTGATCGTCCACTTGATCGGGTGATCCTGGGGGTCCCAGGTCGTCCAGCCACACGCCTCGCAGGTCAGTGACGTGAGCGTTTTGAACGCCAAGTCGCCCTTTTCGACATCGAATCGGAAAGTGTCGTCTTGGTTCCAGCCAACCTTGAAACCTGTGTACGTGAGGTCGGCATCACCGACCAGATGCTGTCCGCACCTAGGGCATAGCAGCATATCCTTGTCGTCAACGCTGATCGTTTCTGGTGGGGCGAACTGTTCATCAGTGGTCATACGCGGCCCTCACAGTGCGAGATCAGGGCTAGACGGCCCTCGTCATCCACGTGGTAGCCAAGCTCTCGCAACTCTGCCACAGCCTCGGCCAGCGTGTCGTATGTTCCGACCGCGGCCCATGACCCCATCTCAAAGGGATTCGGTAGGTCGGCGGAATAGAACTCGTCCTCGTCTTCTGCCGCGGTCTCGGCTTCCGCCTGGGCGGCCTCAAGGTCGCGTTGCACGAACTTGAGAATCAGCCCGGCATCTTGCATCACCTCGCGCAAGTCCTGGCTGCCTAGGGCCATATCCCTAGAGCCTTCAAACAACTCACGCATAGCGTAACCGATTCTTTCCAGCGGGGGCTCCTTTACTGGCACATTGTCGCTCATGCTCGCTCCTTTCACTCGTAGATAAACCCGTCACGCCCTTCGATACGAACGCTGGGTGGTGAGTCATTCGACCATCCGCAGTCACAGTACAGTCGGGTCAGTTCCGAGTCGATGATCCGGGCTCCACCGAAAATCACATCGTACTTCCAGCATTCAGTGGCTGAGTCCCAGCCGATCCTGAATCGATCAAAAGCGACTTTCGCTACTCCCTCGACTGGTTCACCGCACTCGGGACAGACAGCCTGTTCGCGGTCATTCAGCTGTAGCAGTTCTCCTGGCGGGAACGGATCGGCCTCGCTCTCTCCATCCTCTGCATCCAACATGAAAACCTCATCCAACATGCGCGTTCTCCTCTCTACGCTTTCCCGGCCAGAATCTTGACGGTCTGGCTCTCGAGCGGTGCCATCTTGGCGTAGTTGGCACCAAGTAGCTTGCTCCAAAAGTCCATCAGAACCAGGGCGGCATCGGGGTCGGCGGTGAGCAGTTCAACGATGTACTCGTCCAGGACGCGAGCCAGGCCACCCATCTTGCGGGGCAATTCCGGCAAGTCGTTGCGGCGCGGTAGAATCTCTTCGAGCTTGCCACCGTTGGCCTGGACGATGGTCATCACTTGGGGCGACAAGAGCGCCGTCATATCGAACATCGATGCCTGTTGCTGCTGGATCAGAAGCTCTGTGCAGTACGCCTTGAACGTGTCCACGTTCGGACGACTGTTCATCTTGCCAAGCCAGGTGAGCACCATCTGTTGGCGGTCGGAGTTCAGTCCCGACATGGCCTCACCGAACGCGATGGGCAAATCTCCCTGATTGACCATCCGCTGAATCGGTTCGGTAAGCTCAAGCAACTTGAGCCGACCGCTCACGATGCCCTCGCTCACGTTGGACCGCCTCGCTGTCTCGGTCTTGGACCAGCCGTGCTTGTCCATGCGTTTCCTGTACGCCTTGGCCTCTTCGATGGGCAACAGATCCGCCCTCGCGATGTTCTCGGCCAGCATCACGCCGTCTGTATCCTCGTCCGACATAGGGACGATGAACGCGGCGATTCGTTGCCATTTGAGCACGATGGAAACGGCTCGGAAACGGCGCTCGCCGGCGACAATCTCGTACATATAGATCGTTGACGCGCCGCACGCGGGACAGTCCACCCAGGTCTGATCGTCCAGAATGGCGCGGCGAGTGTTGCACTCTGGACAGAAAGACAGGGGGCGGACGGTGATAGGCTGGATCAAGCCCTGATCCGCGATGCTCTCCGCAAGCGCCTGTAGCGCTTGGGTCTCGAACTCCTGACGGTCGTTGTCGCCAGCGATGATCTCCGCGCAGGGCACATGGTTGACTTTCTTTGCGTTAGGCTGCATCCGGTCTCCCTTCTCTGTGGTATGAGTGTATAACGTGCTGGCGGGTAGGGCGATTGGGTACTACTCGTGGCTATCGGGCAAGATCCACTTGGACCAGCCTATTGCGTTCGGCTGATTGTCTGCGTGGTTCTCGATCCACAACTGAACCATTCCGATGGCGATTGGAAACGTGTAGTCACCTACCTTGAGGGCCTCTGGGATTCCGAGCGTGGCGTGGTTGAGGTCGAATGCCTGGGTTCTGATACGGCTCAACTCCTGCTCGGCCCTTCGCTTGGCTAGGTGGTGCTCTTCCCACTCCCTGTGCCACTGCTTGAGCAGAGCGAGATTGTGCGCCTGCTGCCGCTTGTACAGCGACTCCATCGCGGTGGCTGGCCCGCACTTCTTGCATGGATGCACGTTGTGGTCGTAATCGTGGGCAAGAACTGGGCCAGGGATGCGGAACTGGTCATCTTTCGGTAGCGGCTGGTCGCACTTCACGCGGCTCTCTGACCAGACGGGGAGCCCTTTCTCATCACGGGCAACTGCCACGGCGTGGTACGTGCGGAGCCGGCGCCCAAGGATCAGGACGCAGTTCGCGCCTTCCAGGGTGGCGAGCGATTCCGCTAAAGGTCGACGCTCGAGATTCGGAATGGCGACTTTCATAGCATCTGCGCACTGGCCGCACACATCCACGGTGGACTCTCCATCGTTGACGGTGTAGACGGCGATGCGTTGGCACTTCCTGATACCACATCTCTTGTTCACTTCTCTCTCTCCCTGCCTACGATCCACGTGCCGACCAGGATGCCGATTAGGGCGATGGCGGCGCCAACGATCAAGGCGACTATCACTTCCATTGTACACGCTCCCTTCTGTGTTGTACCTAATCAAACGACCCAACCGCGTGGGCGATTGGGTCATGGTTGCGGTTGCTATGGTAACGGTATGGCTCAAAAATAGTACGTCAGGTCCGGCAATTCGTACTCTTCGCCCGACTTCAGCGCTGGCATCGGCTCAGGCTCGGGCATCTCTTCCTCTCTGATGGTTCCGTTGCTGAACGTCAGAAGCATGGAATCGACCTTGACCGTATCGCCCGTGAGAACGTCATGGGCAACATGGAACGCACCGGAAACGATGATGCGGCCCTGACCGCGGACGGGCGAATCTACAATGGCCCAGTGGGTGATGTGGCCCCATGCGGCGGTGGCTTGCAGGAAAGCGGTCGGCGCCGTCTCTGCAAACCCCGTGTCCGGTGCCGTCACCCATTCGATGGCGGCGCGGCAATAGGAGCCGTGGGACCAGCACTCGCTCTCTTCGAGTCCGTACTCGGCAGGATCAGTGGTGCAAAGGGCTAGATACATAGCTTCTCTCTTCGACAGTGGTGGCGTGCGTTTGGGGCGCGGTCCACTCATTCCTTCTCCAGCGGCGCGGGCTTGCCCACGTAGAAGCTGATGCCGACAGACGGATGGACTCGGTTTCGCTGGTCGCACTCTGGACAGACAACGGTGAACGGGTGTATCTCGTTGTTCCAGGTTTCGTACCACATCTGGATCATCTCGTCTGTCATGGTTGCGCCACAACCGCGGCACGCCTGGACGGTCAGCAGATGCTTGCGGATCTGGCCCACGGCTATCGTGTTGCGTCCGCGGCCTAGCCGCAGACGCTTACCCGTCTTCTTTGCCGCCACTCGCTGCCTCCTCGGCCTGTTGTGCGATCCAGTCAAAGTGAGCCATAGCCTCATCGGCCAGGGCATGGCGTGCGTGGAACGTGCTGGTGCCGGCTCGCTTGAGCAGGCTCTGGACGAACGTCTTGAACCTCACCCGCGAACAGAGAACCGCGCCATCCAGAGGAAGCTCCAGCACGCGCTCGGGACCGTACACATCGCCCGTGAGCGGGCCGTGGAACCGGAACTGAGCCACCGCGGTCACCTGGATCATCTTGGTCTCGTCCTTCTTCGTAGTCATCTCCCTGCCACCCTCCTGATTCCGAACACGATACTGAGAAGCGGTTCAACCCCGTTGTGATTGCCACAATGCGGACACTCGATCAAAAAACGCCTACATCCTTTCTGCCACTTCTCATGCCAGATAGCTTCGATGGGCTCGTACAAGCTCTTGTGACACCAGTCGCACTCAGGGTCGGTGACCAAATGTTTCTCTCGAATATCTTCCTTCGACAGAACCATTCCCGACTTGAGGATGATAACTGCTAACTGAGACTCGTCTCCTTTGACCTCGTCCTTGTCAGCCACGGCCTTCCTCCTTCGCCTGTTCCTCGATCAGATGCGCCTTGTTCTGCTGAAAACGCCGGATGGCCTCGCAGCGGAGCCGCGAGCGCTCTGCTGGTGTCAGATTCGGAGCCGTATCCAGAACCTGGCCTACAAAGTCCGAAACCTTGTCCTCGGCGTCTACGGTTCGCGTTTTCACCACGCAGGCCACGTTGTCCAGCCACTCCTGCGGCGTGTTGTCCTCGTCATACAGCTCGAACGACACGGTCGCCTCGATTGTCCATTCCATCTCTCACTCTCCTTTGGTGTGATGGGGCCGATGTCCCCCCAGGAACATCGGCCCCGGCTCCCTCACAGAGTACAGCCATTCTAGCGCATACGCGGACTCCTTTCCCCGCTAGGTCATAGAGGGGTCTACCGACTCTTTCTCATAGTCGGTACAGTTGAGGATGGGATGGTTCCAGTTGGCGCCTGGATGGAGCCAACCCGCGAATCCCTTCTCGCAAAAGCTCAGGCCGGACACATGGTTGTAGCGGTACATGCAACTCCAGCACTGTTCAGCGGGGATCAAGCTGCGGATTATCTGGCCCTGTGCTATCGTAGCGGCCAGTACCACGGCGACTACCTCGCCGCGTTGCGTCAGCAGATCGGACAGCCGGAAACGTAACTCCTCGACCACGTCCATGCACCGACTACAATGCCGGCCGGGCCATTCGTGTTGCCCTGGCTCGAACGGGACGCCGCAAAGGGTGCGGTCTCCGCCAAAAAACGCGTGGCGCACCATCATGCTCATGGGAAAGTGCCACCGCACGTTGTTGAGGACCTCGTTCAAGCCCTCAACGTCCAGGTTGAGCAGAAAGTCACGGTGCTGTAGACGGGAGTAGCGGTCAACGCACATCTGACAGCGCTCGCGTCCTTCTTCGGTGTCATCGTCATCCCAAATGAGCGTTTTTTGGCAAAGCGGGCGGCGTTCGGACAGCCAGCCGTGGGCGAGCCGACCGGATGGAAAGGATGGGCGCCAAGGCGTGTCGAGAAGCTCCGCGACCTCGTTGGCATCGAGTGAATCGATCTCGGACAGTGATAGCGTCATTGCTCACTCTCCATCCGCTACGGGCTCCAGCCAAGGGGCCGGGGACACGCCGCTGAGTTCGGCGTCTCTCGCGACCAGATCCATGATAGCCTGGACGTGCTGAAAGTCGAGCGGGCGATTCAGCGTAAGCGTGGGCCTGTCCGTGTTCGGATGCTCGACGTGGGCAACGCCCGTGAACCACTCGCCGGCTGGTGAGACAATGTCGATGTACGAGTACGGGACTGAGCCGCTGTTCCTCAGCTGAACGGTGCTGCCGTCCCTCAACTTCTTTTCCATGCTTGCTACCCTCCATGTATTCGGTTGCATCGTTTCCACCTCGAAGCGCCATATTGCGATAAGTCGGGGGTCCTTCATCAGCTTGAGCCAGATCAGAGGGCGCTCCCACCACCTTAGTCCGCGGTCACTGTACAGACACGCGTGGGTTACAACACCCCAAGGCTGCATTGAGACGGTGGGCCATTCCGCATCGTCAGCCGATTGTCTATCCGTCATGGCCCTCGGCCTGTTCGGGTTCGGTCTTTATGACCACGTAGTCGGGGATGGTCTGGGGCTGGTCGGGTACGATGACGTTGCCCCAACCCAGTTCGCGCAAGACGTTCTCGATGGCCGCGGCGATGATGCCGCGCTGCTCGAGATACTCCTTGACGTAGCTCCAGGCGGTGTGAATCTGGAACCACATGCCATCTGGGCGGAGCGCCATAAAGCAAACCGGCTTGCGCCGGTTGGTGGTGACGCGCTTGGTCTGCCAGCCCGTATCACTGACAAGCGTACTGCCACCCTCTGGACCTCTGACAAGTGTCCTGTGGCCCAAGACCTGTTTTTCGTAGCGCCGCGGGAAAAGCAAGAGGCGGAACACGACCTTCCGAAACAGCCTGAACTCAACGCAGCGTGTGCCAGGGATGGCATTGTGAGGATGCTCCTTGAGTTCCTCGATGCTGAACGTGGCCGTGCCACTCGCAAGACAGTGGTCGGGGATGCGATCTTCTGGTAATTCGTGCATAGGCTCCCTCCATCGAACAAGGATTGTACCCTATCTAACGCATGAATCGAGTAAACGATTGTCACTATGTCAGGGCACATCTCGGGGCGAGTTCAGTGCCACTCCTTTGGGAACGGCATAGGCTCTTACGGCGATCGCGTTTTGTGACAGACATCGGTAACAGGCACGCCTACAAACGGCGCTCGCGGTAAGCGTGACAGCATAACACTCGGTCGACTCCAAACACCAGCACATTCGCCTAGGTGTATGGGCGCGGCAATATCATGCCTCCGCAATAGCTCTGAGCGACTCCAAACACCACGCTTGCGCGTCAGGTGTGCGGCCTCGGCGGCGGCGCTCGCCCTCCCCCTCTCGGGCAAAAAAACGCGCAGACGCGCGACGGAAACCGTAAAGACCGGCCAGAGCGAGCGCGGGCAAAACAAAAGGCCAGGGCGGATGCCCTGGCCTTCTCGCGCCCTCGCCTCAGTCGGCGGGGACGGTCTCGACACGGATCTCTGCTTGCACTGGACCGACATCGTCGGGGTCCAGCAGTCGGATGACTGCATCTGCCTGTTCTCTCGGCACGATGATCTTGATCGGTGCTATGCCATGCAGCAGCACCACTATGCGGTCGACCGTCTCGCCCTCCGCTATCACCTCTTGCTGGACGATGAACGGCTCTTCCTCTGACTCGGGGTACGGACTCTGGACTGGCTCCAGCAGCAGCCCGCCGCCCGCCATCGGGATCGCGTCTGGCGGCTCTGCTGGTCTCCAGTCGGGATTGTAGTACCAGACTTGCTCTCCAGGTTCCGGCTCGAGCGGCGCCTCGCGTTGTGCCTCTCGGTAGCCCTTCCAGACGCTCAGCAGGAACAGAGCGACCACCAGGGCAAAGGCTGCGGGGAGCCACGGGAACCTGTCGAACCAGCCGTACTGCCAGCCGGCGCTGATGAACGTTAGGATCACGATCACCACGAACAGCGCCACGGCCAAGCCCGGCACTCCTGAGCGGCTGCGATGGGACTCGCGTTCACTCGCCATCTGTTCCTGACGAAGCATCTCTTCGTACTCCTCACTAGTCATAGACGCACGCCTCCGCCCATTTTGCGCTCTCTCTGTATAAGAGCAGAAGCGTCCTGAGCATGGCGGCGAACACGACCAGCGAGACCGTGCGTTCGGCACCCTCCACCGCGACCGACAGTGCTACCGCGGCCGCGATGACCAGTGCGTACAGCACTAGCTTTCCGACTCCACTCCACTTGCGACTTGTCATGTTTCTCCCTCCCTCTGTGATTACTCGGCGCTCCGCGCCAACCGTGTCCATTATACACAAAACGTGCAGAACGGCAAGCGGCGACTCGTCTTGCGCCGGCACCCGAAAAGGGACCGCCACCCCTTGACAGGGTAGCCGTCCCGGTTCGGATCTCTCACGTTTCGTGCTCCTGCCGGAGCCAGTTGGCGTAGCTGGCCTCTATGTCGGCCCACTCGAAGTCGTCCAGGTTGATCTCGTACTCCGCCGACATCTTTCGACCGTACTCTTCGACGCGCCGGCGCCATTCCTCTTCGCTGATGAACGTCAGCTCGGCCGCGTGCTGTAGCTGGTTGTGGGCGACCATCTCGTCCGCATCGTCCATCTCGGGATCTACAGCCGCGTAGAACACGCCAGTCACAAAGTCGCCTTGCCACTTCGTGTGGCCCCAGATGGGACGCGGCGCGTTGTAGACGATCCAGCCATCGGGCGCCTCGGCGGGGCGCTCACCCCTCACCTCTCTCTTGAGAAACTCTCTCATGTCGCACTCTCCTTCGGAACCGTCACCTTGAACGTGACGTGCGCCTCGGCCTCGACCTCGATCTCCAGGCCGCACTCGTAGCATTCGATCGTGAACGTGCCCTCGGTGTAGGCGTAGTGCGCGTAGCCATTGGTGATGGCCTCGAGCAGATCCGCGCCACAGGCGCACAGGTCCGTGTCGTCATGCTCATGCCCTTCCATCGTACCCTCCCTCTCTGTGATACTCAACGCCCGTGGTAGCGGGCGCTGGCACCCGAAAACGGGCCTATCAGTCTAACGTTGAACTGACACGCCCGATTCCGGATCTCTCCTAGCTGTAGCTGGCCAGCTTGATGGCCTTGGCCTCGTTGGTCTGCTCGTTGCTCACGAGCATCCAACCGCCCAGCACTGGCGATGCGAGCAGAGTCACGTAGTCCCACCGCATCCACTCATCGAGCACGGCCAGCAACTTGTTGGCGGAGACGGTGACGGAACCGACACGCTCCGTGAAACACTCGTAGAAGCATCGCCCGATGTACCTCACGTCACCCTCCGGCCCCGTCACGGCCAGCTGATGCGGACGCGTGGCCTCCAGCTGGACGTGGCTCGAACTGGCCGCGTCTGCAAGAGCAGCGACCAGCGCTTTCTGGCGAACACGTACTTTCATCATCACACACCTCCCTCTCTGTACTCGGCGCGTGAACCAGGGGCGCCGGCACCCGAAAAGGGACCGCTGGCCTAGGCCAACCGTCCCGTTTTCGGATCTCTCAGTCACGCATCAGCATGACGCGCTCGCCTTTGATCGCGTTCCCGTAGCCGCCAGAGGACACCAACACCTGGCGGTCGCCGGCATCGCTGCCTAGCAAGCTGACATCGATGTGCTCAGTCGGCTTGCACTGGCCGACAAAGTCGGCAAGCTCCGATACGTCCGCGCTGCACGCACCCTCCACTTCGATGCGCACGGTGCATTCAGTCGAGAACTTGTGCGACAAGCTCATCTCGTCATCGAGAAACGTCATCGTCAGCTTTGCCCGTCCGTTGCCAACGTACTCCGCGCTGAGCGTGACCCGCTCCAGGAACGGCACGGTACGGCGGGCATCCGCCAGCATACGGAACAGGTAGTTCTGTCTCACTGTGAACAGCATATCTCCCTCCCTCTCTGTACTCGGCGCGTTGCGCCGGCACCCGAAAAGGGACCGCCAGCTAGGCTGACCGTCCCGTTTCGGGTCTCTCTAAGCGTCCTCTTCCTCGCCCGTTGGCACGTAGCCAAGGAACTGGACGCGAGTGACGGACGGCTCCACAGCCGCCCAGACTGTCACATCGTCCTCGTCCAGAAGCTCCAGGATGCGGCCCACGGATGCCTGGGTGACGTTCTCGAACTCCGTCACGGCGCGGGGCTGGTCAACGTGGACGCCCTCGTGGACGCAGGGCGGTGGTGTCCGGCTGTAGCAGCGCGGCGGCACCAGCTGCTCGCGGCCATCGTAGTCGTTGTAGTCAACGTGGACGTAGCGGGGCGCGTTGTTGCCGCACACGCGGCCCTTGGCGACTTCCGGCTTGAGCATTCCCTCGGCGCAGATGCTCCAGCCGTTCTTGACCAGCACGCGAAGCAAGCGGCGCACGCTGGCGGGTGTCGGGCTCACCTTGGCGGCCCACTCCTCGTCTGACACCTTGAACTGGTGCCGGAGCATTCCGGTCTCGGTCGACTCCAGCGCATGGCGGACGTAGCGGCGCTCACCCGCGCCCCAGCCCAGGTTGATCGTTCGATACCTCTTACCCATGATACCCTCCCTCTCTGTTACTCAGCGTCAGCAGATCGGACGCTGGCACCCGAAAAGGGACCGCTGCCGGTGGCAACCGTCCCATCTCGGGTCTCTCGTCTAGCCCTCCCACTCGAAGAATCGGTAGTCGGGCTCCTGCTCGAATCTGGCCGCCCAGATCCCGTACTGTTTCAGATGCGCCTTGTAGTTCTCGTCCGCCTCCACGAACTTCTTCTCGCGGGTCGCATCGTCCGGCTGTGCGAGAATCTCGTAAGCGCCCAGCGAGAGACCGTACAGCGTGCCGTGGTCAGCGCTGTACACGGTGATGCTGGACGCGTCCGCTGCGTGTGCGTAGAACCGCTTGCCGACCACCACAGCCGTCACCTCGTAGCCCAGCTTGTGGGCGAACCGCACCGTGTCGCCTTGCTTGACCTTGCGGTACTCGCGTGGCGGCGGATCGGGTTCGTCCTGGTCGCAGAACACACACCCATCGTGGCTGTCCAGCAGATTGTAGCACGTGTCGCACTCGTCTGGTCCAGCCTCGCCACTCCAGTCGCCGCTCTCGATGGCATCGTTGGTGGTGGTGACGTGATCGATCACGCGCTGCACGATCTCGGGCGCCGTGTCCGGCTCCAGATGGCTGACCGCCGTCATCAAGATGACCTCGGCGGCGCGTAGCACTTCATCGGGATCTGTGATGGCGCCCTGTTCCGTCTCGATGACCAGCGTCAGCTTGGACATCTCGTGACTCCACTTCATCTCCATGACTGTTCCCTCCCTCTCTGTTACTCAGCGCCTAAGCCGCTGGCGCTGGCACCCGAAAAGGGACCGCTGCCGGTGGCAACCGTCCCGTTTCGGGTCTCTCCTACTACTCCGCATCTGGCAAGGTGCGGAGCGTGCTCGCATCGATGCGGGCCACATACTTCGGATGGCCATTGCCGATGCTCACCATGACGCGCTCTTCGCCCTTCTCGTACAGCGCCAGTGTCACGTACTGGTCGGGTGCGTGGTGACGAACCACGTTGCCCAGCTCGTGCAAGCTGACCAGGACAGCGCCAGGACTGTCAACGTGTACGGTGTCGTAGCACTCTTCGATAGTGTGCATCATGCCGATACCATCCACGTTGCCGCCCGCGTCCTCCACGAACAGATCCAGCCTCACCAGATGTAGGTCTTGCGGGTGCATGGCGTGCAGACGGATCGTGTCCATCCACGGCGCCCTGACGCGGCAATTCGACAGCAGCCGCATCAAGACGTACTGCTTCACATGGAAAACCATATCTCCCTCCCTCTCTGTACTCGGCGCGTGTTGCGCCGGCACCCGAAAAGGGACCGCGGCCACTGGCCACCGTCCCGTTTCGGATCTCTCTAGTCGCCCTTGTACGCCTCTGCCTCGCGTATCATCAGCTCGGTTTCGGCCTCGATTGTGCGGAGGATGCGCTCAGCCTTGGCCTCATCGCCAGCTTTGAGCGCGGTGTGCAGCTTGCCCCAGTTCTCGGGGCGCGGTCTGTATCTCGGATCGAATGCCATCTCAGCCCTCCTTCGGTGTGAGTCGTCCAGGCCAGCCAAAGCCGGCATCAACGACCATGATCGGCACCTGCGTTTCCTCGACTTGACCGACACGCTCTTCCGCCTCTTCCGGGACGTACACGTTGGCCAACCCATACTTCGTTGGCTGCTCGTAGTCGTCTACGAAAAGACCGAAGAACCGCGTCTCCTCGCCTCGCGGGAACACAGCGCTGCCATCGCTGATCAAGATGACTTGCTGGAACACGTCCGCGTGCCGTCCCGTTGGCTTGAGCGCCAGCACGGTTCCATACCCCAAGTCCGCCGTTTCCATATTGCCCTCCCTCTCTGTTACTCAGCGCCTAAGCCGCTGGCGCTGGCACCCGAAAAGGGACCACAGCCCAGGCCGGGCCATCGTCCCATCTCGGGTCTCTCTACCAGCCGCCCACTCGCAGCCTCAGCGCCAGGTACTGGCCGCGGAGGTCGGGCGGGATCGGCACGCGGAATAGCGACTTCCGCATCGTGGCCATGCAGTACTCGAGCAGCAGCTGGCGCTCCGTCGACGTCATCTTAGCGTAGTACTTGCGGCCGAACGACAGGTTGATCTTGCCGTCCTTTTGCTGTCTCGCTGACCAGAACTGCGCCTTTTCCTTGATCTTGATCCGTCCGATGAGCAGTTCTGTCTGCGGTTTGGGTGCGATGAACGATGTCTGTGCGGTGGTTGGCTCTTCCACTTTCGGCTCTTCCCACGGCGGCTTGCTGTCCAGCGTGAGACCAGCCATCGTCAGGCACCGATCCAGATCGTAGCGTTCCAGCAGAGCACGGTACTCGGCCATGAACACTTCGTTGTGGATGCTGCCCCGCGTCCGCCCGTTCGGCACCTCATACTGAAGCGCGTGGGCGCACTCGTGGAGCAGGACCTGCCGGAGTGCGTGCCAGCCAGGCTCTGAGCGCTCGTTGACCTCGCGCATTGCCCTGGCCACCGTCTTGTACTCCCTGGCTCCGCAGTACCACTGCCGCTGGACGTTGGACCAGCTGAACAGCAGCTGGCTCGTCCCGTTCCGGCGTCGGTGTAGACTGGTCTTGCGGTTCCGCATGACGCTTGGCCAGTGCTTGATCTCGTAGGTCTCCAGAATCTTCTCGGAGACCAGATACAGGAACCGGACGCCCGCGTCCCTCTTGAGCATCTCGCGTCTACCCATGATACCCTCCCTCTCTGTGATGTACTCGGCGCAGTGCGCCGGCACCCGAAAAGGGACCGCGGCCATTGGCCACCGTCCCATCTCGGGTCTCTCTAGGCGCTGTACACCCTGGCGCTCTTGGCGTACAAGCGCACCTCGTAGAACTGGGGAAGCAACTCTCGCTCGAACTCCACTTGGAACTGGTAGAACCCGTCCACCACGCCCAAGAACTCCACGGCCGCGACCTTCCGGATGACAGCCTCACCGTAGACTCTGTACATTCGAGCCAGCTTCGTCCGCAACACCCGCTCCGCCCGTTTCAACTCCTCAGCCATGATACTCCCTCCCTCTCTGTCACTCAGCGCCTAAGCCGCTGGCGCTGGCACCCGAAAAGGGACCGCTGCCGGTGGCAACCGTCCCGTTTCGGGTCTCTCTCTACTCCGCGTTCCGCGCCGCATCGAAGGCCAGCGCCTTCCGCTGGACGACCTCGTCCAGCAGCCAGGACTGGATCGTGATCTCGGCATCGTTGCCATGACTCGGCACTTCCACCTCGCGGCCATCGGGCGGCGGTAGCAGATAGCGCTGGATGCGGTCGGTGGTGTCGGTGTCGTGGCGCGTCACGTGTACCATGAACGTTAGGCCACGGCCCTTGCCCAACTCTGAGCCAGGGTACACCTTGGCGAGTCCACGCTCCAGGCTGGCCAGCGTGGGATAGATCCCCTGCCACTCGAACCGCGCTGGACGGTCCCATGCGCTCGTGTGCTCCACCATGACCAGAGCACACCACTCCACAGCGCCGTCCGTCTTGTGCGAGACTCTCACGATAGCAAAGTGTAGCGTCTCCATCATTCCCTCCCTCTCTGTACTCGGCGCGTGTTGCGCCGGCACCCGAAAAGGGACCGCAGCCGCTGGCCACCGTCCCGTTTCGGATCTCTCTACTCGACTGTCTCGACCGTCCGTGTCCCGCCGTAGACGTAGACGCCCCGAACCATCTCGGCGGCTACCTTGTGTACGCGCTTGCGCCCGTCGACGACTTCCAGGAACAGCGTGCGCCCCATCAGCCCGCGGCACTCCGTGCCAACGTTGATCCGCTCCACTTCCATCGGCTCGTAGTCCCGCCCGACACGTAGCAGAGCACCGCCGTCACGCTCACGCCGGAGCGCCTTGGCGGCCAGCCGGAGCGCCTTCTCGTTGATCTCGTCGCCGTCCTTCTCCGCGACCTTGAACACTCTCCGCATGATACCCTCCCTCTCTGTTGTCCAGCGCCTAAGCCCCAGGCGCCGGCACCCGAAAAGGGACCGTTGGGACCATGACTCTGCGGCACCCCAACCGCCCCGTTTCGGGTCTCTCTGTGCTACTGTCCCGCCGCCGATGCTAGAACTCGGCTGGCTGAATCTGGTACAGCGGCCCCACTCGGCCATGCTGTAGCAGCTGCCGGGCGAACCGATCCAGGTGCGCGTGTGCCTTGCAGACCTCGCACTCGATGTAGTTCAAGCCCACGTGGATGCGCTTGTGCCCCGTCCGCTGAAAGTGCGCTGAGCGTGCGTCCAGAAGCACGCGGCGCCCCCGATTATAGCGGAGACTTGGCTTGCCGTTTCCGGCCATGATACACCCTCCCTCTCTGTTGTCCAGCGCCTAAGCCCCAGGCGCCGGCACCCGAAAAGGGACCGCGGCCATTGGCCACCGTCCCGATTCGGATCTCTCGTGTTACTCTTTCGGTTCTACGCGACAACCCATGTCGCGCCACTCGAGCGCGATTGCCACGCGCCCCGGCCGGTTCAACGTGTCCCACGCTCTGTCCTGAGCCTCAAGCTCCGTGCGCCCCATGACCGTTGTGATGCGCCGCTTGCCGCCGCCAGCCAGCGGAGTGTAGACGCTCCACAGCTTGATCTCGGTGTCGCCCTGATCGCGCCCGATGCAGAACGCGTGCTCATTGAACCCCGCGTCCACGCCCAGCTCGAACATCGCAAGCTCCGTGCGCTCGACCGCCTTCTCGTATTCCGTCATACTGCCCTCCCTCTCTGTTACTCAGCGCCTAAGCCGCTGGCGCTGGCACCCGAAAAGGGACCGCGACCACCATAGGCCAACCGTCCCGTTTCGGGTCTCTCTGTATTCGGTTGTACTGGCGCCTATTCCGGCGCTGTGATGCAGGCCATGACCTCTTCCCGGCTCACCGGATCGAGATCGTAGTTGACCTTGACGAACAGCACCATCCCCGTCACCCAGAACTGTAGCGACGGTTTGGGCATCCAGACGTGCGTGTCAACGTCTCCGTTCTCGTGCCACGTGGTGACGGCCCGCCCCATCACGTTGTGCGCGTGGTGCGGCGAGGCGCTCGCGAACCGTGTGCGGTCGGCGTTGGCGAACCACAGCGCCTGCTCGCCGTCTGTGGTGTACAAGAACTTTGCGATGGTCGCCGCCCGTGGCCACCGGGCGCTTTGCAGCATCTGTCGACGGACTTCCGTTTCGGCCAGGTCGGCGTTGACCGCCGACTCCAGCAGCTGCTGCACCTTGCGCAGCCAGCCGCCTGGCTCCACTCGGTGTACGCCGATGACCTCGCCGTCCGCGATGCTGTAGTCGGTCACCACGTCCACATCTGCACTCTCGTGGTGGACCTTGCAGCAGACGACAACCCGCCTGTCCCAGCGAGCTTTCGGCATCAGCTCTTCCAGGGCGGCATCGCACGCGTCAGCTGTCGGGTACAACTGGCTGCACTCCCCGGCATAGTCGCCAAGCGTGTACGACCACCTCCCGATGTGCGGCGCGTCCGGCCACGTGGTTTCCATCAGGGCCAGGTGAACTACTTCCCTCTTGCTCTCCATCATTCACTCTCCCTCTCTGTACTCGGCGTCAGCAGATCGGACGCCGGCACCCGAAAAGGGACCGCTGGCCACCGTTGGCCAACCGCCCCGTTTCGGGTCTCTCGCTATTCGGTTGTGATTCCGTTGGGAACGGTAGGGATGAACAGTCCTATCCGCCTCTCGCGCCACTCCAGCCCAATCCCCATTCCGTCCATTCCAACTCGCCCCACTCCTCGCCGTCTTCCGGTTCGTTGGCCAGATACTCGGCGCAGTACTCGGCTGTGGACTCAGCCTCACAAGCCACCCCAGCCTCAGCTGGGAACTCGACAGCCAGAAGCTCCAGGAACGACCGCGCCTCTTCCACCAAGGACGGCGTTGTGTTCTCGTACCCCAGGTCCCGGTTCAACGCCGACTCCAGCACGTCCTGACCAGCCGAACCCAGCTTGCCATACCGCTTGCAGATGTCCAATACCGTATCCATGCTGAGATTCACGTTACTCCCTCCCTCTCTGTACTCAACGGCTAACCCTAAGCCGCTGGCACCCGAAAAGGGACCAACCGGACCGTCCCGGCTCGCCCCCATTCGGGTCTCTCGCTATTCGGTTGTGCGCCAGTCTAGCTGGCGGGCGACTGGAACGGCTCCAGGTCGGCTATTGTGTGCCATCGCTTTTGGCCCCAGCACAGCCCGGTGATGCACGGCTCGCTGTCCGCGTTGTAGGCCACCTGGACGCGTGCGCTGTTGGCCATCCCGGCCAGGAACCCCAGCAGCTTGCTGCTGTCCAGAGCCATGCGACCAACCGACAGCACGATCTGGCTGCGCTCGATCCGGCGCTCCGTCACGATCCCCGGATTGTAGTCCAGGTCCCGGATTATCACTGGCGCCTTGCCGATGTGCGTAGCCAGGATCGACACGCTCCGCGACACGTTGGCCAGCAACGCTCGCCGGAATATGCCAACTTCCAACTCGAAACACAGTCCACTGATTCCGTGCGGCATGATACCCTCCCTCTCTGTTGTCCAGCGCCTAAGCCCCAGGCGCCGGCACCCGAAAAGGGACCGCGGCCACCATCGGCCAACCGCCCCGTTTCGGGTCTCTCGCTATTCGGTTGTGATGTCGGCTGGCACCACGCTCACATCGTGCCAGTGCTCACCATGGGGACAGCCGGAGCACTCCCAGCCAATCAACGCGCCCTCGCCATCGTCCACCAGCTTGACCGCCTTGTCGCCACGCAGTCCGCGGAGCGTGTCCAGCGCGGAAGCCCGGTGTATCACGCTCCGGCCCGCCGCGTAGACGATCACGCCGACCAGCGTCCGCGTTGTGGTGAACGCGTTGTTGGTGTCAAGCTCTGTCACCGACAGCGTTCCGTCACCGCGAGCCTTGACGCTGAGATTCTCACCCTCGCTGGATACCAGCGTTGCTTTGAGCCGACAAACCGTAGTCTCGACGTCCATCATTCACTCTCCCTCTCTGTACTCGGCGCCCGAACCAGGGGCGCCGGCACCCGAAAAGGGGCCACTGGGAATGAAGCCCAGCCGCCCCGATTCGGGTCTCTCGTGAGTATTCGGTTGTTGTGTTGCTATGCGCCCAGCTTGGCGCTGTCCAGGGCACGCGCTGCCCACCCACAGCGACAGCTTGCGCACCTTCCGCGGGTTCCAGAACTGGCGGTAGTCGTACAGCCGGTTCAACTCCGACTGGTCCAGCGTCTCGCGGCGCTCGATGTACTTGAACACCACGGCCACCACGTCACCAGGATGCCAGTCCACCCGGATTGTCCGGTTCCGTCCCGGCTCCGTCACCTTGTAGCCGTTCCGGCGAGCCAGGTGCTCGATGTGACTGCGCCAGTTGTACGGCGTATCCACGCCCTCGATCCGCGTGCCATAGCCGCCGACCACAGCGCCGTCCGGATAGAACGTCATCCAGAAGACGTTGTGGACCACGTTCCACGCGCTCCGCTCGCGTGGCCAGATTGCCAGCTTGCGACCGTCCAGATGGTCACCACAGCGCTCGAACCACAGCGCCGATGTCGGAACGTCCCGCGTGGTCTCCATCTTGTAGAACTCCTCGTCGCTGTGTGGAAACGGCGGCAGCGCGTCCAGATACAGCTCGTCCGTCTTGTGCATCGCCATTGCAATCCCTCCCTCTCTGTGATGAGACCCAGCGGCCAGCCGGGACAACCCCGGTTGGGTGACTGGCTCTCTCACCCGAAAAGGGACCAACCGGAACATCCCGGTTCGCCCCAATTCGGGTCTCTCGCTATTCGGTTGTGGTGATGCGTGCTACTTGCCAGCCAGAGCGGCTTTCATCGCGCCGAACGCCCACTCGGCCTGAGCCAGCTTGAGCCAGATCCCCTTGCCCCAGCGCTCGCCCTCTTTCCGGATGCTGATACCATCCATCCCCTTGAACTCGAAGCGCCGCACGACCAGGTTGGTTGTGCCCTTGGCGGCGCGATCGATGGGAAGCGCCTCTTCCGCGCTCTCGCCAGCCAGGACCAGGCCAAGCGCCTTGACGGCGAACTCCGCCTGTCCAGGGATGCAGAGAAAAGCACCCTTTTTGGTTGGCTTGCCATTGTAGAACTTCCGGACATCGAGCCCGTCCTGGCCCTTGTAACCCCTGACCAGCACGCGCAACTCCGCCGTGGCACCCAATTCCAAGCTATCCATGATATGCCCTCCCTCTCTGTACTCGGCGTCAGCAGATCGGACGCCGGCACCCGAAAAGGGACCACGTGGAATAAGGCCACGCCGTCCCAATTCGGGTCTCTCGCGAGTATTCGGTTGTTGTGCTAGACGAGCACCACCAGGCGCTCGCTGTACTCCACGTCCCGCACCTTCTCCACGCGGAACTCCAGATGCGTGCCAGATCCGGTCACGGTGTAAACGCAATTGGCCAGCTCGCCGTCAACCGACAGCGTGCCCTCGGCCACACCGTATGCCAGCTGGACCATGACCAGCTTGCCGACCAGCCGGAGCAAACGCCCCGAGTGAAAACGCGCCATGTACGATACTGCTGCCATGATATGCCCTCCCTCTCTGTACTCGACGCCCGAACCAGGGGCGCCGGCACCCGAAAAGGGACCACGTGGAATAAGGCCACGCCGTCCCAATTCGGGTCTCTCGCGAGTATTCGGTTGTTGTGTTCTAGCGGATGCAAAGCCAGCCGCCGCTATAGCTGTCCGGCTCGCAGTCCCCGACCCACGTGATCCGTGTCCTCACCCAATGGCGACCGTCCCACACGTGGACGCGGTGGCCCGTGATGCGCACGTTGATCGCGACTTCGATGCCGATGTGCCGCGTTGGCAAGCGGAAGGCTGCCTTGTCCCAATCGGTGCATTCCAGCAGCGTCTCACCGCCCCAATGGGGTCGCGGCGTTTTGACCGTTCGGGCATTCCAGCCGTCCGGCGCCAAGAACATCCCGGCCATTGGCTGGAGAGTTGGACCATGTTCGACTGGCACCCAATAGGTTTCCACATCGCAATAGCTGTACATCGTTCCCTCCCTCTGTGGTGATGAGAACCAGGCCAGCCGGGACGACCCCGGTTGGTGGTTGGCTCTCTCACCCGAAAAGGGACCAACCGGACCGTCCCGGTTCGCCCCAATTCGGGTCTCTCGTTTTCTGTTGTGATGCTCAGCTTGCGTTACGCCAGCACGATACCAGCCAGGTGCTCGACCCCGATTGGCTCACCCATCTGGATACCGATCTCGTCATCGTCCAGCGGGTCGCCAATTCGCCAGTCACCAGGTTCGCCGGCCGCTGGAAAACCGCGGCCATCGTCCCCGGCTGTGGTTGGCGGGCACGTGGGATATTCCAGCGCCACGCTCGCGTATAGCGGGATTCCGCATGCCATGACACTCTCCCTCTCTGTGGTTGTGAGTCGGCGTAGAAAAGCTGGACCGATTCCAGCCTAGCGCGGCCTGAGCCGACTACCGACTCTCTCACCCGAAAAGGGACCGCCAGCTGTGGCCAGCTGACCGCCCCGTGCTATCGACTCCAAACGTGGGAAAAGATGCGCCAGATGTGCGCTCACGCGCTCCGCGGTTGGTGTAGAATCTAGCGCCGTTTTGGCTGGCGGCTCCAAACGCCAGCCCGATTCCACCAGGTGTAAGTCCCTCACGCTCGCGCTATGGGTTGGAACCAGCTCCAAGGGTTGTGGTTGGAAACCGACCAGGTTGGCCAAAAAAGGGACCGTTGACCTAGGAACCGGAACGATTGACCCAAAAATCGGTCAACCCGGTTGTTTTTGGTTGGTTGGTCTCACCAAAAAAGGGTCAATTGACCGGAAATGTGCGGGATTTTTTGCACGGTGTAACCCGTTTTTGTGTTGTGGGTGCGTTCAACCGAATTGACGCGGATTCCCCGCGTGCGGTTGGGTCCCGACCGGAAAAAGGGTCAAGGGTTCCCGCGTGCGGTTGGGTTCCCGACCGGAAAAAGGGTCAAGGGTCCCGCGTGCGGTTGGGTCCCGACCGGAAAAAGGGTCAAGGGTCCCGCGTGCGGTTGGGTCCCGTTGGTCAACCCGTCAACGGTTCCCGCGGTTGGGTTGGTGGATCGTGGTTGGTTGGGTTGGGTCTCTCACCACAAAAGGGACCGTTGGCCTAGGCCAACCGTCCCGATTGTGGGTCTCTCGGTTCTATTCTATTGTGGGTCTTGGTGGTTGGTCAACCCGCGGAACGATGGAAAAATAGCGTATCCGGCACGGGTTTCAACCGATGCGGGTTTTCCGCGTCAACGGTTGCGGGTTCGGTCCCGTTCCTTTTGGGACCGTCAATCGCGGAACGATGGAAAAATAGCGTATCCGGCACCGGTTTCATTTTTGGACCGTCTCACTCTCCCTTTTTGTGATGAAACCCGACCGAACCGACCCACAATAGGACGGTTCCGCGGTTGGGTCTCTCACCACAAAAGGGACCGTTGGCCTAGGCCAACCGTCCCGATTGTGGGTCTCTCGGTTCTATTCTATTGTGGGTGCGTGCTATGGTGAAATGTCGAACCAAAACGGGTCTTGTATAGGTTTCCATCGGGATTGACGTACAATACCCGCGGAAACGGTTCCCTCTCCATCGGAACGGAACGCGACAATACAACCCGAACCGGGTTTTTCCACGTTTGAATAGGTCAAAAATGTATCCAACTCCATACAATCGATTGTGACGTTTTCCGCACTCTCCAAAACGGAAACCGGGATAGTCCACGCACCGAACGCGGGACGTTTTTGACCTATTCTTGCGTAGGGAATTATAACCAACTCTCCCCAATACTTGACGTTCCACTGTACGTGGTCCCAATCGTCCAACTCGTCACCATAGAACGTTTCCGCGAGTATATCACGATCCACGAAAAACAACATTGTATCACTCTCCCTTTTTGTGATGAAACCCGACCGAACCGACCCACAATAGGACGGCTCCGCGGTTGGGTCTCTCACCACAAAAGGGACCGTTGGCCTAGGCCAACCGTCCCGATTGTGGGTCTCTCGGTTCTATTCTATTGTCAGTGATGCGGGTTATATCGAAACGTCACCACAATCAGTATACCAACCGTCGCCAAGATAGGCGACAATCATCCCGTATTTTCGACAAACCCGAAACAACCGTTTCACTGACGCGTCAGTGATGGGTTTTCGTGGTTGGTAGTCAGTGATCCACGTGTCATCTAGGTTTGCGGTCAACCGATTGTCCCTATAGGAATATACCGCACGTTGACCACCGGAACCATATTCCCTATTCCAATAGGGTTTGTTTCCACCACTATACCACGTCCAATCCGCAACCTTGAATCCGGTTTCATGGTTCCACGTGAGACATAACCACGTTTCATCCCGCATCATACCACGCCTATCACCCGTCGACCGTTCCCGGTTTTTTTGACGTTTCCCGTTCACGTCCCGCATCACTGGACGGTTCCGGAAAACAACCGTCAATTGTACGTCAACCAACAACATTGTATCACTCTCCCTTTTTGTGATGAAACCCGACCGAACCGACCCACAATAGGACGGTTCCGCGGTTGGGTCTCTCACCACAAAAGGGACGGTTGGCCTAGGCCAACCGTCCCGATTGTGGGTCTCTCGGTTCTATTCTATTGTGGATCGTGCGTTTTGACGTCAATATGGTTCCGATGGGTCAACCACAATTCAACCTTTTCCGCGTTTTGCATTAGAAAACGCGTCACACGGTCAATACTGGAATAGGTCAATTGACCGTTTCTTGTATAATCGGGACCACCAAAACCCGCGAGAAAAACGGGTTGCGATTGACCGTCAATCACGTCCCAACGGTCATATACAAGATAATGGTTCCCATCGTGGTATAGTCGAACCAAGATACCAACCCGTTGACACGTCCCAATAGCATCGGGATTGTAGTCGAACCTCACTCTCCCTTTTTGTGATGAAACCCGACCGAACCGACCCACAATAGGACGGTTCCGCGGTTGGGTCTCTCACCACAAAAGGGACCGTTGGCCTAGGCCAACCGTCCCGATTGTGGGTCTCTCGGTTCTATTCTATTGTGGGTCTTGGTGGTTGGTCAATACGTTTCCGCGGAAACGTCCACGTCAAAACAACCGTCAGAAGCATACCCTATTCCATCGTGAGTGGAAAAAAGGGTTACAATCCCGCAACCGACCCAACCGTCCAGACAATCCAACAAACCCAACCGATCCACGTCAACCCAACCGGGAACGTCCACGTTGACGGCTGGACTATACCGGTTGACGGTTCCGGTTGCGGGTATCCGATGGATTGTCAACCACGCACGTTCCCGCGACAATTCCACAATCTCCAGTGGAACCAACGATTGTAGAATAGGGTTGGGTTCCGCACGCACGCGGATTGACACGGTTTCAATACTGGCAACCAACTCCCTCAAAACCGTTTCGTCAATCTCACAATACAACCTATAATCTGACATTGTATCACTCTCCCTTTTTGTGATGAAACCCGACCGAACCGACCCACAATAGGACGGTTCCGCGGTTGGGTCTCTCACCACAAAAGGGACCGTTGGCAATTGCCAACCGTCCCGATTGTGGGTCTCTCGGTTCTATTCTATTGTGGGTCTTGGTGGTTGGTCTATCGCATCATACCAACCAACTCCAGACAAACCGCAACCACCAACAACACGAACGCACCCAGAAGAATCTGAAACGCGGGTTGCATATTGACCAACATTTCCACCAACTCCATTGTATCACTCTCCCTTTTTGTGATGAAACCCGACCGAACCGACCCACAATAGGACGGTTCCGCGGTTGGGTCTCTCACCACAAAAGGGACCGTTGGCAATTCCCGCGAAACGCGGAAAAGGCCAACCGTCCCGATTGTGATTCAAGGGAGAGACCCTAGTTATGAGAGAATTATACCCGTCAAGGTCCCGGTTCGGGAAAAATGCCGCACGTGAGTTGACGAGTGTTCCGGCTGATTGTCCCGATTTTTTTGTGATTTTTGCCTATCACCACCGTTTTTGTGGGTGCGGGTTTGTTGGTTTGTTTTCCGCGACTGGGAACGCGTTTCCGCGTTTTGGGTTCCACTGACGTTGGAGAGGTGCGGGTATTCTAGCTATAGAAACTGACTAGGGAGAGGGAGAGGTATAATCCAACCGTTTAGGGTTCCGGTTCGGGTTCGGGTTGGTAGGGATTAGGTTATATTCTCGGTTTCTGGACCGTTGGAAATGTACGGTTGACGTGGTGCGGGTTGGGTTGGTGGTTGCGGTGGTTGCGGTTGGTGGTCTTTTCCGGTTCCGGTTCGGTCAACGGTCCCGCGTGATAGTGGTTCGGGTTGGGTGATAGTGGTTCGGGTTGGGATGGAGTAGGGAGAGGGTCAAGGGTTCGGTTGGTGCGTCCCGTTGGCCTATAGGTTACGCGAGAATTATACCACCAACCCGGCTGATACTCCAAAAACGCGTTGGGACCGTTTTTCAATCGGTTTTGATATGGTTTGCCTAGGGTTTGCTATGGGTTTCACACGGTTTCAATAACTTGACCCATAACTAGCGGGAAAAAAACTGGTCTGACTGTATGGATCTATACGGTTTGAGCTGGGTTGCTATCGTTTCACACGGTTTCAATGCCAACCAGGGACCGTGATCGGTTTCTCACGGTTTCTCGCGGTTTCTGGGTGAGAGGTCCGCGGGTTGCGTTTCTCACGGTTTCTCACGGTTTCAACCTGGTTGACGGTTTCACACGGTTTCTCACGGTTTCAGGCGACGGCAGAAGATGAAAAACGGTTCACTGGGTTTCACACGGTTTCACACGGTTTGCTTTTTGGGTGTTTTGGTGGTTACGTTTCACACGGTTTCTCTCTCTCACGTTTCACACGGTTTCTCACGGTTTGGACCGGGGTGTTTTGGTTCTCACGTTTCACACGGTTTCTACTACTAACGTTTCACACGGTTTCACACGGTTTGTTTTCGCGGGTTTTGGTGGTTCGGTTTGACCGGGTTTGGTTCTCACACGGTTTCTCACGATTCTACTATGGTTTGCTATGGGTTTCACACGGTTTCTAGGGGTCTAGGTTCACACGGTTTCTCACGGTTTCTCGCGGTTCGGTTTTGGAGTGTTTTGGTTCTCACGTTTCACACGGTTTCACTCTCTCACGTTTCACACGGTTTCACACGGTTTGTTTTCGCGGGTTTTGGCGCTCACGTTTCACACGGTTTCTCTCTCTCACGTTTCACACGGTTTCTCACGGTTTGCTTTCACACGGTTTCACTGTCGACGGTTCTCTCGGTTCTATACGGTTTCACTCAAATTAGGCCGATTGACCCTATTAGGTTGACGGTTCGTGACGGTTGGCAAGGCTACTCTCACGCGGTCACACGTGGATTGACGGTTGGTGACGGGTTTGGGCGAGTTGGTGCTCGGGTTGCCGGGTTCTCTCGGTTCCTGCCTCTTTTGTTGCGTTGCTGGCTTGACCTGTCGTTATCCCACTGTTCCTGAGCTGGTCTCACGGTTTCGCGGCCGGCCACTCGATTGCTCGCGGGGCCTGTCGCTTTCTCACCGTCCCGCTCGGTTTGCTACCAGTTCACACGATTGCTCACGGTTTGCTACCTGGTCACTGGAGACCTGTCGCTTGTTGCTGGTCTCACTCACCCTCACTCACTCTCACTCACCATCACACTATAGTTGACGATATACACGCGTATCGTTGCCGGCCACTCGATTGCTCGCGGTTCCTGTGGGTTTGGGGCGTGGTCTCTCGGTTTCTCGCGTGGTTTGCGGGTTTCTCCGGCCGCCTGTCGCTTGCTGCTGGTTGCTCTTGGGGTCTCTGGTTTCTTTGCGGTTGCTATCGGAATTGCAGAGGTTCAACCGTGGTCACTCGATAGCTGCGCCGGCCTAGTGATTGCACTGGGTTACTGTTGGTTTGCTATGAGTCCTGCCGATTGCGCACGCGGTCACTGGGTTACTGTCGCCGGCTACTGGTTGCTCCTGCTTCCTGTCGATATGCACGTATACTACACGATTGCTATCGATTCCAACCGGGTTCACACGATAGCTGTGCCGGCCTATCGATTCCGCACGGTTTCCAGGGAGATCCGGCCGTCTGCTGTGCTTTCTGTCGCTTTCTCCCGGTTTGCTGCCATTCTTGCCATTCTCTCACGGTTTCCGGGCATACTGTCGCCGGCCACTCGGTTTCTCCCGGTTCACTGTGCTTCTATGTGGTTTCTCACGGGTTCGGTGAGTTACTCACGGGTTGCTCTATTCTCTCCCGTTTTCCTACGGTTCCTGTCACTATGCTACCAGTTCTCACGGTTCCTCACGGTTGCCGGCCTGGTCTCTCGGTTTGCTGGGCTTCTATGCGGTTTCCTACGATTTCTCACGGGTTCGATGAGGAAGAGAGGCTTTCAACGGGGTTCATGCGGTTTCTGTCGGTCTCTACCCTATCTATAGCCGGCTACACGATTCCACTCGGGTTTCTACGGTTTCAACACGTTTCTCCGGCTTTGCTACGGTTGCCCCTGGTTCTATACGGTTTGCGATGGTTTCAGAGCTGATCACGCGGTTTGATCGCGCTTCTATGGGTTTCATCACGTTTGCTACGGTTTCCTACACTTTCACTCGATTTGCTCACAGTTCACTCGGTTTGCTCACGGTTCACCGGGTTCCCCTCGGGTTCTGTCGAGTTCATCCGGCTTCTGTGGAGTTCAAGCGAGTTCACTCGGTTTCGCGCATTTTTTGGTGGATTCTGTGCGTTTCTCGCCATTTGGGTCATTTCGACCACGCACTGGATTTTTGAGTTTGCCTCTTTACATAAGCCCGCCGTACTCAGAGGGGGCGTCGGCCTTTTTTGCGTCTCCGACCGCGCAGCGATTTTTTGGGTTTTCGCCCTGTGGGTGACACAGCGGGCGTGCCTGGGGGTGAGGCCCTACCCAGAATCGGCTTGACCCGGATTTCGGTTGACCCGAAAACCCGTTGTGCGCGTTGGGTGCTTGGCCCTTTGCCCTTCCTATGGGAACCGTGGGTGTGTGTGTGTTAGCGTCTGAGGGGTGCTGTGAACGCTTCTTCTATCGGGAGTCCGAGCCTGTACAGGCGGTAGTAGAGCGTGTTGTAGTTGATGCCGAGCGTTTCTGCCCACTCGCGGAGTGTCTTATTCTGGCCCGCGTAGTTGATTTGTCGGCCGTATTTGCGGACGCGGGTTGTGACGGTCTGTTCCTCTGTCCATCCTGCCGCCCGTCGACGTCGGAGCCTACGTTGCTTGATGCCTGTCTCGTACTCCCATTCCTGGTACGTCATGTTGCGTCCATCGAATCGCATACGCTTCACGACTTTTTCAGGTGGGGTGGAGAGCGTGCGATTGACAGACCAGCCCCTACGCAGGCGGTGAGCGAGCACGGAATAGGTGGTGTTCAACCGCTTGGCCCATTCTTCTAGCGTATGCGTCTTGCCATTGTACGTGATGGGGTCGCCGTACACCTTATCCCTTGGTGACATCGTGCCTCCTTTGTGCCATCTTATCACAAATCGTGCCATCCGTCAACCATCTGTGTATACCTTTGCGATTGCCAAGGGAACCGTGTAGAAGTTGACAAATCGGGAAGGATGCGGTATACTGGTGGTCCAGGGATCGTCTAACGCCCCGCCAGTCTTTGACTGTGGCTGTAGGTTTCGCCGTAAGAGGCGACTAAGCGATGGCAAGGCCCTAGGCCGAGGACAGCCCCCTCTCAAGGGGAAGATGTAGGTTCGACTCCTACTCCCTGGTCCTGAGTGTTCGCCGGGTAGCGGCTGGGCACGGTGGCAAGCAGAGGCCCCGCTGTGGGGCTTTCTTTCGTGAGGAGGCCGAATGACATTAGAACTCGCGGTTGCGCTCTTGATGCGTGGCTTCCTTGCCTGGGCCGTGCTGTCCGTGCTGCTCTGGGTAGGTGTGTGGGTGGAGTCCTGGCATAATGGGTAGCATCTATGTCCAATCCTGACATACTGTTCAAAGGCATCCCGCGAGGGCGCACGCGAGGCTACACCAGCCAGATGGTCAAAGCCTATCGCCCCAACCGGGTGATTCTGCCTTGCTGTGGCACGTTCAGCCTGGCGGTGAGCGCGGTCGCCGGCGGAGCTACGCCGGAGAGCATCTACGCATCGGACATATCTGTCTACTCTCACGCCTTGGGTCATGCGTTAGTGGGCAGAGATTACCGATTAGAGCCGAAGCACGAGGCCGCCGATGTGGTTCTACCGTGGCTGGACGAGGGGCCGTTGGGTAAGACGGCGGCGATCATGTTCCTATTGAGGGTGCTCCAGTACGAGCGCAAGACCAAGAAGGCGTGGCACATCCAGAACCAGCAGGAATTGCTGAGAAACGTGGGAAGCTACGTCCCTCAACTGATTGAGCAGTTGAAGACCATGGCGGCGCAGCTGGACGGCATCAACTACGAGACACAGGATATGTGGGAAGTGATTGACGAGCCGCGGAGTGACGCTTCCACTGCTATCCTGCTCAACCCGCCTAGGTACACGGGCGGCTATGACAAGATGTTCGAGGGCATCGAGGCGATCTTTGACTGGGACGAACCAGAGGTGGCCCAGTTTGTCGAGCGTGACTAGAAGGGGCTGATGGACTATCTCGCCGCATCCGAGGCGCTTGTGCTCATGTACTACGCTTCCAAGGGAGAAGACCCTTCCCCCACGTGGGGGCCGCCCTGGCGGTCGGTGTTCGCTGACAGGCCCGGAAACACGCGGCTGACATCGCTCAACTGGATCGTGTCCAACAAGACACTACTCCCGCACGTCATGGTGCGCACCAAGCTGCATGAAGGGAGATCGAGCTTTCCCCTCTTTCACGCTCCTGTGAAGGAGGGGATGGAACTCCGGGCGAAGATGATCTCCCAACAGGAGGGTGACTACTACCGGGATCTGTTCGTTCATCGGTTGCCTGGAGGTGGGGCGGAAAACTACTGCGCGGTGCTCCTGGATGGGCATTTGCTGGGTATCGTGGGAGCGCACATGCAGAGTTACCGCACCGGGAGTGGTGTTCTCGCCGGCACGCCCACGAGCGAACTGCCGGCCAAGATTGTGTTTGCGTTCACGGCGCCGCAGGAGTTGGAGCCGCGCCTGCACAAACTGACCCTGATGAGCATGTGTAGCGCCTGGTTCTGGGAGGACGTGTTCGGCGCGTTGGGTTGGTTCCAGATCCGGGGTGTGCCGGAGATGATCCAGAGTACCATGCTCACCCCACACCCAGAGAATAAGACCGCTCGAGGGACAGGCATGACAATGCGGAGCCGCGAGCGACAATCAGATGGGGAGTACAAGCTGGTCTACGAGGCGCACGTTGCAGACCGTACGAGGGAGGAGACCCTAGCCCTATGGTATCAGAAGTTCAAGCAGAGGCCGAAGCAGGAGACACCGAAGAAGTCGAGGCGCGGGAGGAAGCGCAGGGGCCGCAAGAAGCGCAAGCCACAGACGCAGCCGGCGTAAGCCCCGAGGATGTAGACGGCTTCGAGTCGATCATGCGGGGGGTGATCAACCCCGAGATGCTTCACGGCGACCGCGAACAGATCAACTCCATGCTCAAGGAATTGAGCAAGATGGTGCTCCCTGAGCATTTGAGTCTGTTCGTGGCGAACATCAGCGAGTTGATCGAACAGGATGTGAACCCGCGCTCCATGACCAAGAAAACGTTCGACCAGCTGGTCGACAATATCTCCACCGTGGGTGGTCTGGAGTCGGTGCCGTTGTGCGTACGGACGGATAAGGGGATCGAGATAGTCAGCGGGAACCACCGCGTCCGCGCAGGCCGGGCGGCTGGCGTGAAGGTGGTGCTTGTGCTGCTCTACGAGGACTTGAGCAAGAGCGCCATGTACTCCAAGCAGCTGAGCCACAACACTATCGCCGGCTCGGATGATCCCGAACTGGTGGCCAGGGTGTTCGGGGCGATCACCGATGTGGCCGAGCAGTTTGCGGCCTACGTTGACCCGCGCATCATCGATCTGATACCGGACCCGGTCAAGTTCAATCCGCCAGACGTGAACCTTCTTGGCAATTCCCGCGTTGTGCTGCTGATGTTCCTTTCATCCCAGCACGATGATTTCGTGGCCGCCGCCGAGGCCATTGTACCGAGTGTCGATGTGGATCGCATGTACATGGCGAACCGTGACTTTTACGATTCCTGGCGGAAGGCCCTGCAAACCGTCCGGGATGAGTGTGAGATTTTTTCGATCCCGACCGCCGTGGTTGAGATGGCCAGACTGGCCATGGAGCGCCTAGCCCAGATCCGGCTGGAGAAGGGCGAGCTTGAAGAACATGACGTGGATGAGCCGATGAGGGAGCCGCTTGCGCTACCCACCTAGTCGCTTGAGGGAGCCGGAAAGCGAACCTACTACATGAAAACCGACGAAGAGATCGCTGCCATAGATACCGTTGAACAGCCCTGGAACGCCCTGGAACGGATGCGCGAGGAAGTGAACCTCTGGGGCGCTACACCTTCCGAACTTGCCGAACTTGCCGATGAAGACATCGACGAAGAGGACGGCGAGATGATGGAAGGCGTGGAACACCTCAAGCCCGAGGACGTGCTCGCTGAACTGAACGAGTACGTCCCGGAGCCGGCTGCGATCGACGCGTATCCCCCTGAGCAGACAAAGAAACAGCAAAGCCAGAACCTAGAGTGGGCCGATGTCGGTGGCCAGCAAGCCGAGGACGGCGTGGGCGAGGTACTGTCCCGCGTGCGCCAGTTCACCGAGGCCGAAGGCCGGCTGGTTCAGAGACCGCAGAAGGGCATACAAAGTCGCTACTGGAAGAAAGATCCGGTCATCCTGGCGCGTCTGGAACTGGTCAGTGCCTTGATCGTGAGAGGGGCGAAACCGCACCAGATCGCCCAGGCCATTCACTGTGGGCTGAGAACCGCCAAACGCGACATCGCCCGCGTCTTCGTGCTGTGGCAGGACTTGGCGCGTCCGACCATAGATCGGGCCAAGGCCGCGTCAGTGGCCCAGTTCCGGGCGGTACAGCAAGCGGGCTGGCTGGCTTTCGATAAATCCACTCCGAAAAACATGCAGGCCCTACGGGTCGTCATGGAGGCCGAGGAACAGATCCTTGCCCTCTTGGGTATCCAGCTGAGAGGCGCCCACGTCAATATCTTGGCCCAGCAGCAGGTCAACGTCAACGATCCCGCTGCCCAGTACGCCAAGATGAGCGAGGGCGAGCTTGATCAACTGATTGGAAACCTTATGGTGGCCGTAGATCCCGCCCAAGGCGTAGCACAGCTCATGGCCGGGAACAATGGCTCAAACCAGGGGACGGATCTCCGGGACAGCGATGTAGTGGAAGGGGAAGTCAGCGCCGTGGAGACAGCCGAGGCCGCCGAATGAGCGAGATTCGCGAACTACTGGGAGCCGCGCCTGCGGCCGGGTCAGGGCTCGAAGAACTGCTCGGCACGGGGCATCCAACGCCAGGCGAGGGCGCTGCAAACCGACTCGATAAGATTCGGCTGGCTGCCGCGCTGGCCCAGCAATTGCAGAGACGGCAAGGGCAGATCAGCACCAGGGCGGGAGAGGCGATAGACGAGGCGCCGCTGGGGCTGCTTGCCTGGACCATGCGCCATCGCCAGTTCCTCATCCCGGACCGCCCGCTGGACTTTGTGAAACACCCCTATCTGGTGGCCCTGTACGGCGACACGTCCGAACACATGACTGTGCGCAAAGCCGCCCAGATGGGAGCCAGCGAGCTTCTCATCAGCTATGCCATGCACGCGTGCGATGTCCGGAAAGCGACCGTCCTGTACGTGTTCCCCACCGACACCCACGTTTCGGATTTCAGCGTTGCCCGCATCGGTCCGGCTATCGAGGCTTCACCCTACCTTCAGCGGCTGATCGTCTCCGGAGGAGATCAGACATCTTCCGAGGCCGCGCGTCGAAAAGCAGCAGACCGCGTTACCCTGAAAAGGGTGGGAGACCGTTTCTGGTACTTGCGCGGTGCCCGCGTGAAAAAGGATGGCGGGGCTCCGCAATTGAAGTCGGTGGACGCCGACGTCGTGCTCTTGGACGAGGTTGATGAGATGGACCAGCGGGCCATCCCCATTGCCGAGAAACGGCTGGGGGCCGACTCGCTGGGCGAGATGCGAGCCGTGAGCACGCCCACGTACCCCGGCATGGGGATCGAGCAACTATGGGTGCTCACCAATCAGATGTACTGGTTTATCCGCTGTGACCACTGTGGCAAACGCCAGTACCTCACACTGGACCACTTCGTTGTCGAGTACGATGCGCTCGAGCGCCCGATTATCTGGAATGGGATGGACGAGGACAAGGCCGTTGCCCATTGTCAGAAGTGTGATGGTGTGATGGACAGGCTGGGGCCGGGCGAGTGGATAGCTGAGTTTCCCCACATCAAGCGCCACGGCTACCACCTCACCAAACTGTACAGTGCCCGCCAGGACCCTCTCGAGATCATCGAGCGCTTGCGGGTCATCAACGAGACCCAACGCAAAGAGTGTGTCAATCAGGACTTGGGCCTTCCCTACCAGCCGAGAGGCGGTAGGATGACGAATCAACTCCTGGATCTATTGCGCCGCGATTACGCCTTTGGTGTGATGCCGACCGAAGAGACCACCATGGGCGTTGACGTGGGGAACGTGCTCCATTTCGTGGTGCGCGGCCCCAAGGACTACCTCACCGGAGAAAAACCGCTCCGGATGGCCGGCGTTGTGGACAGCTTCGAGGCCATAGCAGCGGAGATCATACGCTGGAACTGTAAGCGCGTGGTCGTGGACGCCATGCCCGAGACCAAGAAGGCCAGAGAGCTTCAAGCCAAGTTTGAACCGGGGCTTGTGTGGCTGGCCTACTACAGCAGCAGCCCGGCGTCCAGTCGGCGCCCGGATATGTACCTGTGGCGGCCCGAGCAGGGCGAGATCAACATAGATCGCACCCGCGGGCTTGACCGCATGTATGAGGGCTTCTATACCAAGAGCCACACGCTGCCGGCCCACATGCGCGATGTGCCGGGCTACTATGACCAGATTTGCCACATGGTGCGGGTCGTTGAGGAGCGCCAACACACCCAACTGGCCGTCTACGTGGGCACCGCCGCCGACCACTACGCCCATGCCGAAGGCTATCAGAGAGCCGCCGAAGAGGCCCCGCGAGTGGCTCGGATCAGCAGCCAGGCTGTACCCCGTTGGCAAATGGAAGCCATGATGCGATAGGGAGGTACAATGCAGGACGAGGGTCAGGAAACAGACACGATGACCATGTCTTTCCACGAGGCCGCACAAGCCTTTGAGGTGGAACTGGGCTGGCCGCCGCCGCTCGAACCTGGAGAGTATGGGAGTACTGATGATACCGTCCGGTGGGAAGAGAACCAAGAAGGCCAGATGCTCTGCCGTAAGGAGCAGAACTTGCACCTGTGGGCGGTGAGCGAGCCATTCCGAGGACAGAAGTGCATTTGCGGCGAAGTCGAGTGGGGCGTAGTGAGCGAGGCCGCAGACGCCGCGCACATCTTGATGCAGCTCGCAGAAGCGTGGGAGGAGCAAGCCGCGGATCTCACTAGGCTGGCACAACGCGCGTCGATGGGAGCGGAACAGGCGCGGGTGAGTGCGGCCAAGTTGTCTAGGGCAGCCTTCGCAGGAGAGTGAACGATGAAGAAAGTCATTGCTGTACTGGCGTTGCTCGTTTTGCTGGCGGCCACGGTCCCCGCAGACGTGGCCGCGTACAAACCGGGGTGGAATCGCGCCGGCACCATCCGCAGAGGACAAGTCGCGGTCGTGCGCCGTGGTGCGGAGAAGGTCAAGATTACGGTTCGTCCGCTGCTGGGGCCTAGAGTCCGCGTCACCTACCGCAAGTATCGAAAGTATTGGATTCACGGCCTACCGATATGGCTGTTCTTGGGTAAGAGGTCGAAAACGTTCTGGTACACTGGCCAGCTAACCGGGATCTACGTCACACCGTACATTTGGGTGCAGTGCTTGCCGCGTTCGTGTTCAGTTGGGACAGTCGCGCTGTATCTACGAGGGGGTTGGACCCGAAGGCGATGAGCGTAACGTGGTCGGATGATTGGGCTGATAAGCTCGTGAAAGATCCTAGAAGGTGGCCATCCTGGCCCTGGCAGCCAGTCGTGACGGCCGATGAGCACGTCCAGTATGTCTTTGACGGGCCAGAATACCGCGAGCGCACCGATTTCAACACAGGGGATTCGACCGGCATGAATTGCACGCCCATGTGCCAGAATGGCATCCACTACTTCCAGCGGGCGATGCCGGGCGACTACTGCGAGTGCGGCGAAACGGTCTGGTGCGATGATGGCAGCGAGTGGAAATGGACGGTGCCCGCCGAGTGGCCAGTCACGCCCGAAGAGACGCCTGAGCAGCTGGCCTTGCGCTGCAAGGCACTGGAACAACAGGTGGCCGATTTGCAAGCACGCTTGCGGTCCGTAGAGAATCAGCTGGAGTACTGAACCGATTTGGTTGAAAATGGAGTTTTCAACCATGGCAGTATAAGTTTCGGTATACCGTGACTTGACTCCCTATACGAGATGTGGTATACTGTTCACGCGGGAGCCACTAGAGTCACGTTGTAGCAGAGCACCGTGTTGCCATCCTGGAAGGATGGAGAGGGGACTATCGTGCAGGACGCGATTTGTGGCTACCCGCCCCAAACCGAGGATACCCCAATCAAAGGGGCTGGTCGTCAGTCTGTTCCCAAACCGCGGGGGGAGATGGCCAGCCCCGCTGCTGTTTTCGTGAACGGCCATCCGTGGCTGCTCAACCTATGCTGGTTGGGCGGGCACGCGCCGTTCGAGTACAATCCCCCTGCCGTTCCTATAGGAAGCGCAGAGAACCAAGGCTGATGCCGTATCGTAGAGTCGGCAAGTGCGTCAAGGTCAAGAAAGGCGGGAAGTGGCGGACGCTGAAGTGCCACCCATCCGTCACGAAGGCCAAGAAGCACCACACGGCTCTCAATATAAACGTTGGCTCGCACTCATCGAGGCGACGCAGGAAGCGCCGGAAGCGGGCAAAACGATCCCGCAGGCGCCGATAAGGAGGCAGATGTATGCCAGACCCAAACAGCGAGCAAATGGAAGTGCGGAAGATCGCTCGGGGCAAAGAAATCTCCGAGGTGCGAGGATCACTGAATCACACGCTGAGAAGTGTGGAGCGAGCTTTCCGTGTCCAGTTCGAGGAGTGGCTGAACCAGGACTGGGGGCGATGGGTCCACGAAGTCTTCGAGGATTACGTCATCGTCTTCTGCCGTTGCCTACCCATCGAGTCATTTTGGAAGGTGGGTTTTGAGGCGGAAGATGACACCTTTGTCTTTGTTGAAACAGAGGATTGGGAAGTAGTCGAACTGGCCTACAAGGCCCGACCTCTGGCGGAGAGGCTGCTCCGTGAAGAGAAGGACCAGGCCACGCGGTTTGCCGAACTATCGGGTACGGTCGAACTCGTGGAGAGTGATGGGGCCAGTCCAGACGGCCCCTGGGCGATTCGTGGCATCGGCATCACAGCCGACAAAGTGACCAGCAACGGTACGCTGTACAAGCGTAGGATTTTGGCCGAGGCGGTCGCTATAGTCCAAGATCATCTGGGAGAAAGCGCGGGACAGGGCCGCGTTCAGCAGTTGCTTGGCGAAGTCGAGCATCCGAGCATGAAGCCCACGAGGCGACCATTTCTCAATGAGGTGGTGGTCAACTGGGAAGAGTGCTTGTTCGATGGGAAGCAGGTGACCGTTGAGGGCAAGCTGCTGGGGACGCAGGCCGGGCACGATCTCCGTGCCCAGATGAAAGGTGGCGTGAAACCTGGCATCAGCCAGCGCGGATACGGCACCTCCGTCAGCGAAGAGCAGAAAAGCGGAGAAGTTATCGAGGTGGTGGAGGCACTCATCATCACCGGTTACGATCTCGTACTGGAACCGAGTGACACCCAGGCGGCTGTCACTTACGCAGAAAGTCAGACATCCCAAGAGGAGGGAATTGCAGCTATGCCACCGAAGAAAGGCCAGGAACAGACACCGAAAGAACCAGAGGCCCCGGAAGGCGCGGTGCCCGTCACCGAACTGACCACGGCCGAGATCGCGGCCCAGCGACCCGACTTGGTCGAGTCGATTGTGGCCCAGAGCGACCGCGAGCGCGAGCTTGCCCGCATGGAAGCCGAGCGCGAGATCGAGGAAGAGCAGGCGGATCGCCAGCGAATCATCGATGAAGCCCAGGCTTCCCTGCGCAAGCAGCTGGATCTGGGAGAGACCGATTCCCTGGAAAACGCGCTCCAGGAGCAGGCCGAGAGGCTGGCCCAGCTGGAGACCGAGTCATCTGCCCGAGAGGTGGCGGAGTACGTGGAGAGCGAGATCAAGGGCATCGCCAACTACCCCGAGTGGGTGCGGACGCAGGTCCAGGAAGAGGTCATGGCCGGCGAGCCCAAGAGCATCGACGAAGCCAAGACACTCATCAAGGCCCGCAGATCCTTTGCGGACCAGATGCTGTCCCAGCTGAAGCGACAAGCGATGGGCGATCCCACCGTGATCGAGGTCCTTGGTCCCGTGATCGAGGGCGTGACCGGTGCCCCGGCGTTCACCAAGCCCGCCATGCTGCTTGTCGAGTCGTGCGTGAGGCACGGCTACTTCGAGGATCGCAGCAAGGAAGACGCGAGCAACCCGCTCAATAGCCGCTTCGCCCAGCAGTACATGGCGGCCTTCGACCAGCGCTACAAGCACCATCTGGTGCAGGAGGCGCGGCTCTTCGAGGAGGCTGAGCAGGTTTCCGACCTCAACCTTCCCTACACCGTGATGCGAGCCATCGTTGCCGAGGCGGTTCCCGATCTCGTTGCAACGAGCATCTTCGATGTCCAGATGACCAGCGATGCCGACACGCGGGTCTACTACGAGGCGTATGCCGGCGAGACGGGTGAAACCGTTGCCGTCACCGATGAGACTGTCACATCGGCCGAGGGCGACTGGTTTGACCTCGCGAATCAGGCGATTGTGCCTGGGACGTGGGTTCTCGAGCCTGGCGGCGGCGGCACGCCGTTCGTCGAGGGCGATGACTACGTGGTGGATGCCCGGAACGGCAAGCTCTGGACCATCACCGCGGCCAATGGCGGCACCATTGGGGATTCGACCGACCTGGACCTGGACTACTCCTACCGGGCCATCCGCAAGGGTGAGCTTGGCGAGATCGAACGAGGCAAGGGGACGCTCGACTTCGTGCTGCTCTCCATGGCTGCCGACAGGCTGGCCATGCAGATCAGCCGCGAGGCCGTGGTTCTGTCCCGCGCCGCGCTCGGCTATGACGCCACCGCCCGCACCATCGCCATGATGACCCGCCGGTGCCAGAGGTACGTCGACGCGCAACTGATCGACATGGCCATCGCGGCCGCCCTCCAGGTGCCCGCGAACGCCGGCCTTGCCTGGGATTCCTCGAGCGAGACCATCGATGTCCTGATCGAACGGCTGGGGACAGCCAAGGTCCGCATCATCAACCGCTACTACGACCCCACCTTCATCCTCATGTCCGCCACCCAGGCCGAAGTCGCGTCCAACTGGGACAACTTCACCGCCGCTGGCACTCGCGCCGATGCGATGCTCAACGCCAACGGCTTCATCGGCAGGATCAAGGGCCTGCCGCTCATTCAGTCCACCGAGATGCGCGATGGGTATGCCGTGGTTGGCAACCGCGAAATCGTGCATCACCGAGTCTTGCAGCCCTGGCAGCTGTTCGGCCCCTACGGGACGACAGCCAATGCGAAGCTGGTGGCCGCGGAGCAGTACTACGTGGAAGAGTTCAACGGATCGGATTCCCCGGTTCCGGAGAAGGCTGCCCACGTGGTGCTGTCCTAGTGACGGACCGTTGCCGGGATAGGGATGGATGGCATACAAACCCATAGCCGCACTGGCTCGCTGGAGTCTCCTGCATGACCTGTACGGATTCGGTTCTCCAGCAGCCAGTGGTGGCCGATAGAGGAACCGGGTCTAGTGGATCTCTATCGGGCATGTGTCAAACTCCTATTCCCACGAACGAAAGTTTGTTGGGGTGATCGCTCACCGCCCGCCTAACCAACGGGCACATCACCCCCCCAAATCTGCGTCCGTCCCTTCCCGGCTTTTATGAGACCAGGAGGCAATTGCAATGGCTCGTACAAAACACGTTCACGTACCAGCCGGTTCCAAAACCGGCGAGGTTGTAGCAAAGGCCGCGGGGGCCAGGGGCGATGGGCAGCTTCCCCTCGTCTTCTATATGGAGGTGGCAGCGGGCGTTGCTGCCAATGTGACCCTGACTTCCCGGTTCAAGGCCCGCGTGTTCCGTGTCGATGCCATCCATACTGGCGGCGCCGGCGAGGCTTCCGATACCCTGACACTCCAGAACGGCGATACCAACGCCATCACGGATGACATGGACTGGTCGGGAGCCGACAACGTTGTTGTGTCAGCTGGGACCATCGATGACGCCTATGCGGATGTCGATGTGGGTGATGTTCTGACCCTAGTCCCGGTGGACTTTGACACAGGCAGCGATCTGGGAGCCGGTCGCGTCTACATCTACGCCATGCCGCTCACGTAAGCATCGCTTGTATGAGGCGTGAGGTAGTCTAGCTGTCTTGAGGCTAAGGAGGTAGATGTAATGGCTCGAAAGAAACACGTCCATGTTCCAGCGGGTTCAAAAACCGGCGAGGTAGAAAGAAAGGCGTCAGGGGCCAGAGGCGATGGCCAGTTGCCGCTATGCTTCTATATGGAGGTAGCATCGGGCGCTGCTGCCGATGTGACCCTGACTTGTGCGTTCAAGTGTCGGATCTTCCGCGTCGATGCCATCCACACCGGAGGGGCTGGAGAGCTGTCCGATACGTTGCAGCTCAAAAACGGCGCGAACGCCATCACCGATGCGTTTGACTGGTCAGGCGCTGACAATGTGCTCGTGTCAGCCGGAACTATCGATGATGCCTATGCGGATGTCGATGTTGGCGATGTCCTGACCCTTACGCCCGTTGATAACGACACGGGCGATGACGTAGGCGCTGGCCGCGTCTACATCTACGCCATGCCTATCACGTAGTTCCTCCCCTAGTGGGGAATTAGTGCGAGCCGGCGACCGAAAGGTCGTCACACTACCACACCGTCACAGGCAGTCCAGACGGTCGCCGGCTCACTTCGCACATCGGGAGGGACCGTGCGGTATGTCGATAGATGGCCCTGGAGTGCTGTGACGAGCTTGAGAAGCGGGCCGAACAAGCCCGCCTTTCAGTGCGTCCCAGTGCAAAATCCTTTCATTCTCTGTAAGGTATAGGCCGGGTGCCATAGGGCACGCGGCCCTGTCGCGTTGGTCGCCTAGCGAGGGAGCCAGTCGTTTGTTTCAGCTAGGAGGTACACGGTGGCCAAGAAAAAGAAGAAGTGGATTCAAGGTGCCGTAAAGAAACCAGGGGCCTTCACGGCGTACTGTAAGCGGCAGGGCTACGGAGGCGTGACCAACGCCTGCATCGCGAAAGGTCTCAAGAGCCGGAGCCGGAAGACCCGGCAAAGAGCGTCCTTCGCCAAGAAGATGAGGAAGATTGGCAAGAGACGCAAACGCAAGAGGAAGCGCTGAGCTTCCAACGCGATTTTCAGGTAGCTTCCATCATAAGAGGGAGGACTAGACAATGGGAAGCCTTTCAGACTACGCAGAACTTGAGTTGCTCGACCATGTGTGCAACGCGGCGTACAGCCCCGTTGCCACAGTGTATGTGGCGCTCTGTACCGCAGACCCAACGGATGCGGGTACGGGCGCCTCGATGAGCGAGTGCGCCGACTCGGGCTCCTACGCCCGAACCGCCATTACGTTTGCCGCTGCGGCCAGCCGTGCCGTGGACCAGACGGGCGCGGTGACGTTCCCCGAGGCCACGGGCTCCTGGGGAACCGTTACCCACTGGGCGATTGTGGACGCCAGTGCGCATGGGACTGGAAACATGCTCGCCCACGGACAGTTCGCGTCCGGCAAGTCGATCGTCAGCGGGAACACGCCATCCATCGCCTCCGGCGAGATCGATGTCACCTTCAGCGCCGGCGAAATCTCCGACAGCCTGTGCATCGACCTTCTGGATCTGATGTTCCGCAACCAGGCGTACGCGGCGCCCGACACCTACGTGGCCTTGATCATCACGAACCCGGTCACGGACGGTATGACGGGTTCCACGATCACCGAGCCCAGTGGTGGCTCGTACGCCAGGGAGCAAGTGACTCCGAATGGCGGAGCCGCACCGGATTGGAACAATGCCGCTGCTGGATTGGTGGACAACAACGATGACATCACCTTCACCACCGCCACCGCCAACTGGGGAACCATCATAGCCGTGGCCATCTGTTCGGCCGTGACGGCCGGGGATCTCCTTTTCTATGACAACGGCATGACCGATCAGGCCGTTGACAACGGGGACACTGCAAAGTTCCCCGCGGGGGATCTCGACATCACCATGTCCTAGTTCCGACAAGGAGGCTGGGCATGGATACACATCAATTGGTAGGCGCAAGTCCTTGGACTGGCCAGGGTTTTCCAATGCGGTAAGCCCTGGCCGATGCGCCATGCCTTCCTGGGGGGGATAAAGGTATGGCTATAAGGCATGTGGGCGCCACTCGGTCGCACCGAGGAGAAAAAGCCTAAAAAACCGAAGAAGCCCAAGAAACCGAAGAAAATGGCATTTGCTTACCAAGGAGAACGAGGAGGCGCAGGATTTAGGTCCACCGGCACTACTTCTGCTGTCGATGTAACAGCAGACATAGCGGTCGGAGACCTTGCGATCGTTGTTCTCGTCACCGACAACAACACAACCACCAGCGGTGCCAGTACGGATCACACGCAGGTCCAGGATGACCAGTCCAACGCCTACACAAAACTCGTAGAGTGGACGCGGTCATCTGGCTCTGCCAACGATGGCGTGACCGTCAGCCTCTGGATGAGCGAACTGACAACCGCGCTGACCACCGCGGCCAGCGATACCGTCACGGGTACGCACCACAGCTGCTACGCACGGGCGATCGGCGTCTGGGAGTTCTCCACGGCTGGAAGCGTTACCGAAGAGGCTGATACTGGCTCCAATGGTAGCGGAACCAGTGTAAGCACGACCATCAGCAGTCTAACCGAGCGCGACTACTTGATGCTGCACGTGACGGGCATCCAGAACAAGACGAACGTCACGGTCTCCGCAGATGCCGATTACACCAACCTAGGGACACCGATCGGGTCGGGCACAGCAGGCGCCGGCGAATCCAACGTGGCCGTTCAGCTGGAGTACCGACTGGCCACGGCCCTAACAGGCGACACGGTCACGGGTACGATCTCCTCTTCTTCTGAGTGGGTAGGCGCGATCACTGCGCTGTACGAGGATGTTGGGCAGGATGTCAACTTCTCAGCGGTCTGTGCAGCTGTTTCGACTACGCCTACCACCGTAGCCCTGGCGGTGCAGCGCGAGTACGTGGCTGTCATCACCGCAGCTTCGACCACGCCCGACACCGTGCCCCTGGCGGTCACTAGGGAGTTCGTGGCTGCCATCGATGCGGCTGCGACTACACCCGACACGGTGCCATTGGCAGTTAGCCGGGAGATGGTCGCATCGTTGGAGGCTGCATCGACTACGCCCGACACCGTAGCCCTGACCGCCGTGATCGAACTGGCCGCTACACTGGATGCAGCGTCAACCACACCCGATAACGTTGGTCTCACGGCCACCATTGAGTTTGCGGCTTCATTAGACGCAGTCTCAACAACGCCTGATACCGCATCGCTCGATCGGCAACCGAGTTTCGATGACGCGGTGATTTTGGCCGCATCCACAACACCCGACACCGCCGAACTGACGATCATAAAGACCTTCGCAGCCCTCGCCGCTGCCGCGACTACAACCCCAGACGTTGTAGTCCTGGACGTGTTCTGCGAACTGGATGCCACGCTGGCGGCCGTTTCAACCACACCCGATACGGTGCCGCTGGCCGTCACTCGCGAGTACGCGGCTACCATCGACACCGCCAGCACGACACCCGACACCGTGGAACTGGACGTGTTCGTGGAGATGGATGCGATCCTGGCGTCCGTTTCCACCACTCCCGATGCCGTTACCTTGGCAATTACAAGGAAACTCGCGGCCGCCATCGATACGGCCACGACCACGCCGGACACGGTCTCTCTCGACAGACAACCGAGTTTCGATGATGCACTGATTTTGGCCGCATCCACCACACCCGATGCGTTTGAACTGACTGTGTCCAGGAAGCTCGCGGCTTCCATCGATACGGCTTCCACCACGCCCGACACGGTCGAGCTGACGATCATAAAGACCTTCGCGGCCCTGGCCGCTGCCGCGAGCACCACACCGGACGTTGTAGTCCTGGATGTGTTCTGCGAACTGGATGCGATCCTGGCGGCTGTATCAACCACGCCCGACACGGTGCCGCTGGCCGTCACTCGCGAGTACGCGGCTACCATCGACACCGCCAGCACGACACCGGACAGCGTAGTCCTGGATGTGTTCTGCGAACTGGCCGCATCAGCGGTAGCCGCATCGACCACACCGGATACCGTTGCGCTCGACCGACAACCGAGCTTGGTTGCGTCCATCGACACGGCCACGACCACGCCGGACACGGTGCCATTGGCAGTTAGCCGGGAGATGGTCGCGTCCCTGGATGCGGTGTCAACCACACCCGACACGTTTGAACTGGCTGTGTCCAGGAAGTACTCCGCTGCCATCGATACGGCTTCCACCACGCCCGACACCGTGGAACTGGACGTGGAGGCTGATATTCTTTTCGCGGCCACCATTGCCGCGGTTTCCACCACGCCCGACACCGTAGACATGACTGCCGTCATGAAGATGACGGCTTCCCTGGACGCAGTCTCAACAACGCCTGATACTGCATCGCTCGACCGACAACCGAGTTTCGATGATGCGCTGATTTTGGCCGCATCCACCACGCCCGACAACATTTCGCTGGACATCATCAAGTCATTCGCGGCGGCTCTGGATAGCGCGACCACAACGCCCGACACGGTGCCATTGGCAGTTAGCCGGGAGATGGTCGCATCGCTGGAGGCTGCATCGACTACGCCCGACACAGTAGACATGACCGCCGTCATGGCGATGACGGCGTCCTTGGATGCGGTTTCGACAACGCCCGATGCGATCCTGGGGCTGGTGCTGCCGATAGCCGCGGCGGTTGGTGTTGACAGCAGCACGCCCGATACGGTAGTGCTGGCGGTTACTAGAGCCTATGTCGCAGCGATAGCCACGGGGTCCATCACTCCCGATACTGCCATGCTGGGGATCATCTTCCGCATGGCGGCTATCATTGCCGCTCAGTCGACCACGCCGACAGCTAATCTGGACCTAGCAACGAACCTAGCCGCAGTGCTGAGCGCTGTCTCGAGCACGCCCGATGACGTGGTTCTCACCGTGGGGGAGGCAAACTTTGCAGCCCTGATACACGCCGCGAGCGTGACGCCTGATACTGTTCCGCTCTTATTGATGAACGTGGCCGATTATTTCCTTGTGCCGGCTGAACTTCGCGTCTTCGATGTGCCGGCTGAGATCCGTGTGTTTGAAGTGAGGTAGACCCATGGCCCTGCCGATTGTTCCAAAAGACCCGGATGCGGAACTGCCCTATGGTTTCAATTGGGAGACCTGGCTGGGTAGCGACACGCTCAGTGGAAGCACCTGGATAATGCCTTCCGGTCTGAATGAGGAGTCATCGACCTACAGCGATACGGCGACCGCGATTTGGATCAGCGGTGGGACAGCTGGGCAGGTGTACCGAGTGACCAATCGCGTAACCTTCACGGGCGGCGGTGGAGACGATCGCTCGTTCTTGGTGGACTGTAAAGAGAGGTAGGGGAATGATGCCTCCTGAGTATGTTTTAGTCCGGAGTAAGTTGCGCAATTGGTTCCTTCCTTCAGGGCCGCCCTGTTTGGAAGTGAGCACGCACGCCAGTCGCCAACTCGCGCTCCTGCGAGTGCTCGTTCATTGGTCAGTTGTCTTCTCGGTGGGCATTCTCATCGTGACCGTGGTGCGCTTTGGGAGTGGCGCTGAGACGTGGCAGGAGGCGAGGCTTTTGCTGGCTGCGGGGGCGCTGCAACTAATCGTGTTGGTGTGCCTTTTGGTGAGTGGTCTGCGGTATCCTACTAGCGCGGTGATTTTCCTCGCCACGTTACTGGCCATGTCAATAATGGTACTTCACGATGCGGAGGCTGTGAGTTCGGGCAGGTATCTGATCTACTTTATGGTCGCGTTGATTGTGGCTGGCGCAGTGCTACCCCCCAAGGCTATCTTGCCTGTACTGGCGTTTCAGACGGTGCTGATCTTTCTGGCCGAGTGGTTCTTGGGAGGAGCGCAGTTGCTGTACACGATTCTTACCTACTACTTCGTAGCCGTGGCGATGTACCTAACTGACGTTTGTATGCACCAGATGGTTGAAAAGCTCATTGAAGCAAACAGGGTAAGAATGGAGGCAATCAACGGCGTTGCCCATGGCTACGAAAGGATCGTGGAGGCCAATGACAGAGCACCAAGACACGGACCAGTTTCAGGACCTGAGAGACCTCCTCCAAGCCACGGAACGAAAGGTGCAATTGGAGACCGAACGCCGTGCGGATTTTCGGATCTTGCGCGAGATGCTCGACCAAGTACTTGAACTACAACTCAGACAATGTACCATCACCGAGCGGCTCGAGGCGGCACTGACGATTATCGCCCAGTACCTAGCGGCGCTGGCGGATGACGACAAGAAGCAGATGAGCAGCCTAGCATCACAGGCACGCGACATCTCAGTCAGCGTGGGCGGAACCCACGTGGCCGATATGGACGTAGAGGGCGACCTGTCCGGAAACATAGCCGGGAGAGACGTAACCGAGTAACACAAAACACAGGAGGGGGCCAAGATGGGCGTTACAATCGATTCACTGGATGTCGGGGGAGACTTGTCTGGGAACATTGTAGGGCGGGATCTGAACATCAGAGGCCGGGCGGAATATCCGATGCCACAGTACGCGGATGCCTGGAGCACTGCCAAGAAGATGGCCAAGACGCCAGCGCAGACACGGGTGCTCGAGGAGCTTTGCATGGCCATTCAGCACAACAGAGAAGAAGAGGCCGAAAAGCTGACGGACAAGCTGGCCGCTCTTGCACCAGACATTTTGCAGTTTTTGGGGAGCGTGCTCCCCGCTATCTTCGTGGCCGCAACAACCGGTGGCGGCTAGAATTACGGGGGCAGGACCGAGCCGAGAAGTAAGTAGGGGCTCGCTATTGAACAGGAGGGTGACATGGAAAGGCCAAGACAAACCGTTGCCGTTGGTGTGACGCCTGGAGAACTAACGTTGCACCGGGACAGCATTTCTACAGCCGATGTAGGGACGCCAGTTTACACGGCGTTCTGGGCAAATCCCGGCTTTCAGAAGGTCGGTCGCGTTGTTGCGAGCATCGACTTCACCGGGGGGACAACGCCGACTTGTACCCTCACCGTGTGGCTCAAGCCGATGGATGCCCAAACCCCCATCGTCCAGTGGCAGATCCTTGAGTGGGACGGCAGTAGCGATCTGCTCGAAGGGGATTATGTGTGGGATCTAGACGTGAACGGATGGGATGTCTTTGTGAATATCGACAACGTGCTGGGCTCGCCCACTTCTTTCGATGTCGATGTTTGGGTAGCAGGCATCTAATAAGGAGACGCTATGGGAGCAGCAGATGACGTAACCAGAACTAACGATTCATCGGGTGATGATTTTCTTACCTACCTAACCGGTGGGGGGAAGATGATCCAGCCCCTTGTGCTGGTCGACAGTGACGGCAACGAACTCAAAGGCCAGGCAGCCATGGCCAGTTCGCTCCCGACCGTCATCGCCAGCGACCAGACCGATGTGCCTGTCGCCACGCCCGGCAAAGGGTTTGAGATGACGCCAACGCTTGACACAGGAGCGTATGCAGTCGGAGATGTCCTGTTCGCGACAGTGACTCTCACCGATGCTGTGAGGGCCAATGGCGGAACCGCCGCCCTGCATTCCATCAGTGTTCTCGACAAAGGCAAGGTCAGTGGCGACTTTGATCTAATCCTGCTTGCCAGCAACGTCAATGTCGGCGCGGCCAATGCTGCCCTATCAATGAGTGACGCCGAAGCTGTCGATGTGCTCCATTACATCCAAATAGTAGGGGACGATTACATCGACATCGGTGATCAGACCTACGTTCCACTGCCCAACGTTGGCATGGGAATGATGGCAGACAGCGCCGTTGACAACCTCTACCTAGCTGGAGTGAGCCAGGGCACCGAGACGTATGCAGCAGACGGTCTCGTTATCCGGCTCTACTTCATGCAGGACCACGGATAGAAACCGTGCCATTGCGCACAGGGCCTAGGCGGGCATTGCTGGATCCCGGCGAGGAAGAGGACTATGCTTTTCCTCCCGTGCCGCATGTCCGCGCCTATCACGACACTACTGTTGAAATCGTGAAAAACACGATGACAACCGTTGCACTCAACAGTGAGCGTGGCACAGATCCGTACAACATGCACGATCTGGTGACGAACAATCACCGACTGACCATGCCCGAAACTGGTCGGTACTTCCTTTGGGCTAACAACGACTGGGAGGAAGTTAGTAGCAACACTAGGTACTCGCACATCCAAACTGGCGACCCTACCCTGATTGCGAGGCTACGAACCAGGGGGGGATCACACTGTTCACGCCAGCAGTTCAGTCGTATCTATCCCTTCACCCAAGATGAGTACGCCTATTATCAGGTGTTCCAGAACGCTACAACGAACATCGATCTCGAGTCTACGGCTCAGCAGGGGCCTGAGTTTGCGGCCGTGAAACTCGTGGGGGGCATCGGTGCAGGTGCGTGGCACGGAAGTAACCAGGCAGCTGGGGCGGGGGTGTGGGGACCGACTGCCCTCAATGTCTCTGAATGGGACACCGATGGTATCCATGATCCAGTAACCAACAATTCAAGGTTGACAGCGCAAACGGCAGGCTTCTACCTAGTCATAGGGAATGCGGAGTTTCAAAACGATTATTGGTCATCTCGTTACTTGGGGGTTCGGCTGAATGGTACTACCTTCCTGGCCGTACACCATCAGCCGGCCGCCTATTGGGATGCCACCACATTCTCTGTGCCCACGATCTACTATCTGGGTGTTGGCGACTATGTGGAACTGATGAACATGGAGACATCTGGCCCCGGCAATCCTCTAGTCATGTCCATAGGTTATGCTACTCCAGCCTTTATGATGGAGAAGCTGGGGAATGTTGGATGCAGGGCGTACCACAATGCACAGCAGGCCGTACAGCATAATTCTTGGGAACCTGTCGAACTCAACAGCGAGAGATGGGATTGGGCTGCCGCTCCCTTCCATGATACAGCCACCAACAACAGTCGCATGTATGCGCCTTATGATGGCACGTACATCATCACTTTTTCCGGTCACTGGGCCTATGTGCTGACCGGGCTCCGGCGATACCAGATAAGGCTCGGGGGCTCTACTGTCATCTCACAACTCGACACAACGCCTGCCGGCTACGGGTATGGTGCGCTCGCCACACAGTACGAAATGACAGCGGGCCAGTACATAGAGGCGTGGACGTACCAGAGCGCTGGTTCGCAGATGAACATGCTGACCAATGGAAACTACGGCCCAGAGTTGGCCATGCACTTGATTCACGGTTGAGCAAAGCGACATGAAGAGTGAAACGCGAAGGAACGATGCCACTACTGACAGGTCCTAGACGGGCACTACTGTACGCCGAGGAAGAAGCTGCTGGCGGCGGGCAGGTTGAGGTCGGTAGCTTCCAGGAACCGTCCTCGACTGGCGACCAGGCCATATCAACTCTTGGATTCAAACCGCAGGTTATCCTGTGTATTGGTAGCGCCGTGTCTACACTTGGCTCTGCTGTGAATCACCATGTCAACTCAATAGGCATGGCTTGTCGTAGTACGAGTGAGACAATCTATCAATCTGGGCAGTCATGGTCCTTTGAGCATGGTGCTGCAATAGGAGCGGCGGACTCGCGAGCTGGCCTAACTGCTACTTATTGCTTCTACACATTCTACTGGGATGGTACAAACCGTAGCCGCGGCAAGATCAAGTCCTTCGATAATAATGGTTTCACTATCACTTGGGACACTATAAGTGGCAACAACGAATACTTTGGCTACCTAGCGTTTAGAAGCTCGGATATAGCAGAGAGATTCATAAAACAGTATCTATCCCGCGGGAGTGTAGGCACCCTTGGGATCACGGGTGTTGGATTCCAGCCAGAAAACATCCTGCTCAACCTAGGTGGTGGCATCTACAATTCTACCACTGGTACACGAACAACGATGTACGCTTCAGTCGGTTTTGAGGCCGGTAGCGGTGGCCATTGGTCTGTTTCAGAGTGCAACAATCACCAGGTTAGTCCGTGGGGTCCGAGAGGGAACAGCCGCAATTCCACATGGTCATTTGCGTGTATGGCCAGTCCTACTCCAGCTCCTGGTACGAGAGCACTTATCAACTGCAATACGCTTGACAGTGATGGATTTACCATCAATGAGACAATAAGCCCTGGTTACGCCTACGGTTATCATGCGCTCTGTCTTGACGGCGGACCAGCGAATATCAAGGGAGCCGTTTGGTCCACCGGCGGTGGTTTCCCAAGTACATGGCAAGTAACTGGTGTCGGATTCCAACCGGACTTTGTGATCTTCGGAGGTCATTACGGTGCTCGTGATATACACTGGAACGGTCAAGGGCAGATGGGCCTCGGATTCATGGATGCGAATGGTAATCAATTCGCTACTAATGCTGCCGGGAGTAATGGCATAGGACCATCGGTTGGTTCCAGGATCGCTCATACTAACAGATGTTTCCAGATAATGTCGCCAGCAGGTGTTTCACAGCAAGCGTTTTCATTCAAGTCGATGGATGAGGATGGATTTACCTTGAACTGCTATATCACTACCGCTACATCGAGCGCTCCGTTTTACTACGCGGCAGTAAAGGTGGCTGACTGATATGAGCGAAAGGAGGCTGTGGTCGTTATGGATGTCTGACCTACATCTCGGGAGCGCGTTTTCCATCTGGCCTCCCGGAATGGTTGGGTCCAATGGCGTGACTCTGAATCTCAACAAGGGACAGCAATACGTGCTGGCCAACACGAAAATCATTGAGGATGCCGTTCGTCGTATTACGGGCGGAACCCTCCACGTTCTCGGTGTGGTGGGCGACTCTGTGGATGGAAAGCAAAAGAAGGACGATGGCGAGTACATCATAGAGAGGGACACGACCTATCAGGCCGAAGCGGCGTATCAGATCATCGAGCCGTTTGCTAACATGGCTGATGTAGTCTATGTGTTTCGGGGGTCAGGGTATCACGTTGGCCCCAATGGCGAGGCTGAAGAGTGGGTAGCTCAGCAGCTAGGCGCCACGCCCGATCCGTTTGGCCGGCACACCTGGGAATGGTTGCCGGAATTGAACATCGAGGGCATCATAGCCGATGTAGGGCATCACCAGAGCGTTACCATCGTGAACCGCACCATGCCACTCGAGCGCGAGATACGGTTCGCGTGGCAGGTGACGGAACTCAAGTCGATGCCGCACATCATCATCCGGGCGCACGCTCACCTAGGTAGCTTCATCGAAGTGGATGGACGGTGTGCGTTGGCTCTGCCTCCGATGCAACTCCAGACGTCTTTTGCTCGCTCGAGTCGGTGGCCGAATCGATACCTAACCCAATGGCTGGGGATGGTGCTCATCGAACTGCTACCCGACCGATTGGGAACCATGAGGCAGCCCTTCAATGTCCACTGGCTGCGCTTCCGGCATCCCAAACTGGCAAGGGAGACGTACACTGAGGCAGCGAAAGGAAGGAAAAAGTGGATGCAGTCCCTGTGGAACCGGATTTCACCGTAGTCGATTTACTAGGCGACATTCGTCGAAGGCATGAGATAGAGGTAGGCAGAGCCGGGGCAGCTGAACCAGACAAGGATGGAATCTACACCACAAAGGAACTCTCGAAGAGACTGGAAATGAGCGTTGATAGGGTAAGGGAGGAACTTCACTGGTACGATGAGCAGGATAGGCTACAGCAGGTGAAAAAGAGCATCAAGGTGCTGGGCAGCCGGCGAACGATGAAAGTTGATGCGTACCGCTTGCTCCCGCCGCCCGATGAACAACAAGACCAGGGCCAAGAGGAACAGCAAGGGTAAGAACAGGAACAGAACCATGAGGAAGAACAACAAGACCAACCGTTGGGACGTGCAGCGTGGGGTTTATGCGTTTCCCATGGGAAAGGCAAGGAGGGAGCTGAAATGAAGTTTATGCTGAAGGGCCATGACGGCCACCAGGCAATCCAGGAAGTCACTGAGGCCAAGTTCCGGTCAGTGTTCGGAGAGTTCGAGATTTTCCCGATCCCTGGAGGCGGTGAGGGCTACCGCATTATCTCGCTGGAAGACTCGGGATACAATTCGTGGTCCGGGGTTGAGGTCATCGTTGACGGCGCAGCAGAGAACGAGATCACCGCTGCCCAATACTGGGAAGGCGCACCGCTGCGGGGGCCGGAGCATCTGCCACTGGATGGGCTCCCGCCCGAAACCGAGATTGAGCCACGAGCGGACCTAGACGGGTCCAACCACGAGGGGCATTGTCACTTCACGTGGGGAGGGGGCTCGTACTACTACAGTCCAAGCCATCCAGAACGAGACGATGATGATCCAGCGTATGGACCGCATACGATCTGGCTGTGCGGCGTGCGTTGCGAGGTGATCAACGGAATTGGGATGCTTGTTGATACCAACCACAGGCACTTTATGATCAGATACGCATGGACCACCGAGCCAGATCCAGATCCCGACCCAGATCCCGACCCGCCAGAGTACCAGGACTACCGAGTGTCTGGCTTTGCCGGCGAGGAGAAAACGCACGAGTGGCAGAATGACCAGTTTGGGCGGTTTGAAGTGGAGCCGCAGTCAGAAAGCCGCTTCAAGGTGTCAGAGGTGCTGGCCATGGAGGCGAATGGACACCAGAAGCCGTATCCGCTTACGGTGCTGGTTCAGGGCCAGGACTGCGTGGGGATTCCTGGTATCCAGGTAAGAGCCAAGTACATGAACACAGGTGAGAAAGTGACGGTGGAAACCGATCCGTCCGGGGTGGCCTGCTTTAGAATGGACGACCTCTGGAAGTACGCGCTAGGCAGCCAGCCGCCCGTGCGTGTGTGGATTCGCAGAGAGCCGTCTGGCCATTCCGATGTGGCCGTAACTGGTTGGGTAGAGGCTGCCGATGGCGAAGAGTTTGGCGACCGCTGGTTCAACCTAGCCTTCGTGGAAAGGGAGGCTGACCCAGACCCTGACCCAGACCCTGATCCCGAACCGGAGCCGGGCGAGTGCGACTGCGCGGTGGCCATAGAGGCCATGAGGCGTGACTTTGGCGCGATGCAGGCAACGCTGGCGGCCCTTGCAGCCAAGCTCGAGGGCGGCAAGATTCTTGGAGAACAGGCGACCACCGACATTCTCGCGAGGCTGGATCGCATCATCGAACTGCTGGAGGACTGAGGGTATGCCATCTGAGATCCTCTACCCAGTAGGCTGCAAGCCGCCTTGGCCACACAGCAACCGCGGCGTGCATCTGCTGGCCAGCCCGTATCACTGGGGCTGGCTGGGAGACGAAGAGAAGCGGAGCCAGTGGCTGCCGCGTCTCAGGGCGATGCACATCACGTGGGTACTGATGGGTACGAGCGGGATGTCAGCGCTCGAAGAGTTCGATGGGCTGACAGCCGCCGAATGGGTACTCCAGAACCAGATGGTGCCCGTCTTCCGCGACTTTGATGTGCTGAATGGATGGTTTCGGAACGAGGCGTTCGTCCAGGAAGTAGTGCCGATCTTCAAGCGTTACCAGATGAGGCCGATTGTCATCGATGGAAACGAAATCTTCGATGACCGGGAATGGAGGCAGGACACGGCGCCTGACAATGCCGCCGAGCACTTCATGGAGCGCTGGAAAGCGTCATCGCAACTGATCCTGAAACACGGTGGGATACCGGGCTTCCCAGACCCGCTGGGTGAGTGGCCATGGTTCTTCAATGAGATGCGGGATCTGCGCTGGATGTGGGAAGAAGGCTTGGCGTGCTTCACGGGCCATTTCTACGGGAAGGCTCGCCCGCAAGACTATCCAGAGGACGGCGTAAGCCTACACGGCTGGCCGATGACTCAGGATGGGCTGAGAGACGCGCTTGACGACTACTACGACAACCCAGCCTTCAACGATGTGCCGCTGGACCGCATGAATAGGTATCGCACGCACCTAGCCGACCCGGACAAGACGTTTCTGGATGACAGTACTTGCTTTGGCGCCTGGCGGAATGTGAGGTACTATGCCCAGGAGATTCTGGGCTGTGACATCCCGTTGTGCATGACGGAAGGCGGCTGGGTCCCGCGGGACAGGCCGGGCACAGGGGATGACATCGATGATAGGTGGCCGCAGACCACACCCATCAAGGTGGCTGAAAAGACCTATGCCATGTTTGAGGGCACTGACCACGGGATGTTCGCTCTCACGCCGTGGCTGCTGGCGAACTCCTGGATGGGCGGCACGGGCGGCTGGGAAGATGACAGCTGGTTTGGGGGGAGCTTCCATGACAAGTACGGTTTCGGTAAGCCTGTGACGGGGCTGCTCGCAGCCAACCCGCCGCAGCTGATCGATCCAAATGAACCGGACAGCCCGAAAGCGGAGATACAGCGAGAGGTGATTGCTATCCGTCACCGCGTTGAAACCTGGGACGTGCCATCGCGAGCATCGATGGTTGATTTCTGAGAAGGAGGAAACGATGCCAGAGCAAAAGGTAACAGTACGATTCGTTGGGCAAATGCCGATGGTGGTGAACAGCTACCTACGCTATCCGAACCATCTATACCAGTTCACGCCGAGACAAGAGGCGCGGCTAACGGTGAGCCATCCGGGCTTGTTTGAAAGGTTCTGGCCCACCGTTGAAGAACAGCCTGTGGAGAAGCCGCCCGGCTGGAAGCCACCGCCGAAGCCCAAGCCCAAGCGCAAGCCAGCTCCGCGGAAACGGGCGCCGCGCAAGAAGGCAACGCCGCCACCCGAACCCGAGCCAGAAGCGGAGGAGACCAAGGAAGAGCCGCCGAAGAAGGCCACTCGACGTCGATCGACGCGGTCGCAAGGGGCGGCGGCAAAGAAAGAGGCAGAGAAGCAGGACGAGCCGGCTGAGGATTCGTCCGAATAGTGACGGGAGGGCAGCATGGGCCTAGATTTTGCAACGCTGATTGCACAGCTCAAGCTGGATGTGCCGAAGCGTGGGCGCGTTCCGAATGAGGGACAATACGAACTGTGCGTGAAACGGTCAGTGGCCAAGTATGGCCGTGACCGACCGATGCTCAAGACCACGACCATCGATGTGGTGAGTGGCACAGCGGAGTATGCCATGCCGAGCGACTTTTTCAAGTTGCTTACGGTGCAAGAGTTCTTCGTTGAGGGTCGGACGGTTCTTGTCACCGAGACGGGCCTAATCCCGATAGGCGATACTTGGACTGAGAGGTTCGAGGTCCAGGGTCAGACGCTTGTCATCCAGCCGGAACCGGTGTATGATTGGAGTGAACGGGAAGTGAGGTATCTGTCTGTTCACGTCCTAACGACTGTTGACAGCAATCTGGTGTATGCGAATCTCACCGATGCTGATGAGGAAATCTTCTCACAGATGGCCCAGGCGTATGCCTTGACCATCATCGCCAATCAGATGGCATCCGATGCCACCAAGCACACCATTCAAGGAGTCAGCGAGAACACCACTGACCCAGTGAAGGTGGTGAGAGAACAGATCGAGCACCTTACAAAAAGGTACAAGGCGGACATGACCAGCGATACGAGTTACGGAGGAGCCTTCGGCCACAGCTTTGAAGCGTGGGAGTTGGAGGGCCTCTACTAAGAGGGACTAGGATATGGCGCTAACGGACCGAATCGCAGCCTTCTTCCGGCGTAGGCAATCGGATGACGACCCCGAGACAACCATAGATGCCCACGCGCAACCCGTGCGGCACGATGAACTGTATTCGCGTTTGCAGGCGGAACAGGACCGGAGCAATACAGTTCGCGTGTGTAGGCAGATGTACGATGAAGACCCGCGTTGCTCGGGGATTCTGCGCAAAGTCTCGAGGGACATCACAAAGGGCGGGCTTAGAGTGTCGGTGCCAACCAACAGCGAAATGGAGGAGGAGGGCCAAGCCCTCATCGAGAGGTTGGAGCTCGATACTACCTTGCCGCCCTGGTATCGACTCACGGAGAGGGACGGCGACTCGTTCCTTGAAGTGGGCGTATCTGCCGACAACCTTATCCGGGAGATAAGTCGCAAGCCGACTCTGGAGATGCACCGAGCCAGTAACGAGTTCGACAAGTTTGACGATCCCGAAATGGCTTACTGGTGGGATGCCAATGCCTGGATGTCACTGGGGCCTAACGAGGACTCGATCTGGTTCAGCAGCTGGCAGATTGTCCATGCCCGCGCCAACCACGATGAGGGCAACCGCTATGGTACGCCGATGTTTTCCACGGCCACCGGGCCATGGAAGCGAGTGCGGGAGGGCGAACTGGACATCGCCATCAGACGGAAGGTACGGGCAGGGATGCGCTATCTTCACGTACTGGAGGGCGCCAGTGACACGCAGATCGAAGAGTACCGCCAGCGGAACAAATCGATCTTGCAGGACTCGTTTGCTGCCGTAGCTGACTTCTTCACTCCACACAAGGGCTCTATTACGGCTGTGCAAGGAGATGCCAGCCTAGGCGAGATTGGAGATGTCCGTCACCATATCTCGACATGGTGGCTGTCAAGCCCCGTGCCTATGGGTCTCATGGCGTATGGCGAGGATCTCAACCGTGACATCTTGCAGGAACAGACGGACGAGTATCATTCCGCTCTCGAGTCGCTGTCCTCATGGATGGGCGCTGAGATTGTGGTGCCCTTGCTCCAAAGGCAGTGGCTGCTTTCGGGCATTTGGTACGAGTCCTATCCGTACGAACTGGAATGGGGCACGAAGAAGACCATTTCCGCCCGTGTGTTGCGGGAGGTGAGTATAGCACTCCAAACGCTGCGTGCGCAGAATATGCTATCTCTGGAGACATCCTTGCGCGTGCTGGCCCGATTCATCCCGGATTTCGATCCAACTGCGGAGATCGACCGTATCGAGCAGGAAGCCGCTGAGATGGGAGTGGGCCTACCCGATGAGATAGGCCGACTGAACCAGCCGATCCGGATGCCACGGGTAGGCTGGGCCGCAGAAGAACCCGAGGACGATGACGAGGACGTAGAGGACGAAGAGGACTAAGCGTGGCACCCTTTTACGAGGTCCCGGTTGAGGAATGGGCCGTGTATCAGCAGATGGCCCTTGAAAAACTACACGTGCGGATGACTGGCATCACGCACCAGCTGCTGCTATGGATCTACGAAGAGATCAAGGTGGTGTTGTCGAATCCGAGATACTACGATGAGAAAAAGCGCTTGACCGTGCTCGGCAACCGTTTCGCGGTCGACAAGGCTGGCTCGGCCTGGCTCCTGGCATTTGCACAATGGCGAGTTACCTTTGAGAGAGCGCGGCGAGAGGCCGCGGAGATCGGCCTGGCAACCCTGGCGAGGCTTCACGTTGAAGCCTTTGGAGTCGAAGAATTGGACGAGAGACGTGGCCAGTCGGTCGGCCAATTCATTGAGCAGTTCGGAGGGACGCTGCCGTTTGCAGGCGCGTTGCCCTGGATGGCGGAGGTGGAAGATGTACTGAGGGAGCTTGAGAACCACGTCTATTCGGACGGCTTCACCCTTTCAGGGCGGATCTGGAGATTGGAACAGGGTGGGCGAGCCGCCATCCAGCAAGTCATCGTGAATGGGTTCAGCCGTGGGCTGACGGTCTATGAGATCGCCGCCGAGCTTGAGAACCACTTGGGCGCTTCGTCACGTTGCCCCAGATGGACGGAAGCAAGAATGGCGCTGACGCCGGCTGAAATTGCAGCCGGTGACCCGACCGGCCTCGTAAAAGGCGAGGTGTGCGGTAGCGAAGGCGTGGCCTACAATGCGCTCCGGCTGGCGAGAAACGAGATCCAGCTGGCCCATCAGGCGGCGCTAAGACGGATCTTCGCAGCAATCCCGTGGGTGATTGGGGAGAGGCTCTACCTACACGACCTACACCCGCCAGACATTGACTGCGAGTGCGAGGAAATCGTAGGCTGGCCTAACAGTAGGGTGAGTGAGGTCTTGCCCGTTGGCTCGGTGAGCCTACCGTTGCACATCTTGTGCATGTGCTTTCTCTTGCCGGAACTGATGACTCGCGAGGAGTTCGAGGAAAGGTTCCGGAGATGGCAACTAGGCGAAGAGCCTTGGCCAGAGATGGATCAATACTCTCAACAGATGGGGCTAGTTTTGGAGCCGATCCCGACCGTGCCGCCGCCAGAACCGGACGCGGGCTTTATTCCGAGCGACCGCGGTAGTTGGTGGTGGCTGTTGCTGATCATGCTGGCACTGGCCTATGAGCGTTGGCAGTCGAAAGACAAAGAGCCAAAGGACGAGGCGTTGTCCTTTGAAGCAGGGGACTGGTAGAGGAGCGCACCGTGGTAGAGACAGTTGACGGCACGTTGGAAAACGGGATCATTACAGGCTCGTTCCTGGCAGATGTGGAACAGGCTATCTGTGATGAGGTCAATCGCCTGTGTGCGAGTGGGGGGGAAGCCTACGCTGTCCCTAAGTACCTACAATTGAAGACGTGCCGGCTGGGCAAAGTCATTCCCCAGGCCGAATGGGACGATGACGAGGTTCCAGCCTATGTCATACAGTACCTATTCCGTGAGGACATACCACCTGGCACCCAGACGCGGGGAGGTGACTACGAGTATCTCTGGAACTGTTTCGCCGTTATCCGATACACGCCCGAAAGCATGGGGTATGGGGCGGAACCCACAGAGGCGGAGTTTTACAAGGCGTGCTACGCCAGTACCGAGGTTCTCAAGCAGCGTATCGGGAGGGCAATGCGATCGTTCGCGCCGACTGTACAGTATGAGGATGAGGCCAGTGGTAATCTCGAACTGGGCAGACACAGGTTTGTGCTGTTTCGCGAGGGTACTCTAGCCTGGCGCGGCGAGATCGTCTGGGAAGTCCTGATGAGGACGGAAGACCTCAAATGGTGAGAGGAGCATAGAAATGACAGCAATGAAACGGATCTACTACGCAGGAGAGGGTACGTTCACCCATCCCAGGATAGCCGGGCTCAGCTTCACGAGGCTCGGACATGCTGTTGATGTGGAGGCAGGTCTAGCCGACGAGCTGGTCGAAAGTGGGGCGTTTGCATGGGAGACTCCCGCCGAACCCATCCGCCGCTCATTCGCAGAGGTCGTCGAGCCGACCGAGAGGTCAGACGCATTCGCGGAGGTGGTGCCCGCTGAACCATCCGGGTTGTCCGATGTACCCGGTATCGGTGAGGGCAGAGCCCAGCAGCTTCGCGAGTTCGGTGTGGCCACAGTGGATGACTTGAAAAACCTGAGCGACGACCGCTGCCATGAGATCGCGCTGGAACTCTACGGGGTTTCGGACGAGAGAGTCATGGGCTGGCGAAATGACGCGAAGGAACTCTAAACCAGGAGGAATGAAACATGGCTGACAAGACGCCTTCGGGCAAAACCACAGTAGTCTCCATGGGGCCTCAACTCGATGAGGATACCTATGCGGAGACGCTGTACAAGTTCCGGTTGTACGACTTTGACCACACGCCCAATCCCGTGCGTGGCGATGATGCCGCCGAGATGGGCGAGCAAAAGCTGGACAGGACCGTACCGCCGATTCTGGGCTTTGACGCGGTAGACCTGACCGGTAACGGACGCCTCCGCGCCGGCAATCAAGGGCACTTGCTGGCAGCTTTCGGGATGCAACCGTGGAGCGGTGGCATCCAGTTCTGGGCTGGCGTCAATGACGAGATTTCCGTGACGGATGACGGCGGCGGGCCGGTCACGATCTCTTTGCTTGATGTCATCGATCCGGGGTACTTGACACCACTGGTGGCAGGCACCCCCTACACTCTGACTGAGGTGGCAGCGGCGTTGCAGCTCATGCTCGATGCCGATACGACCCTCACTCAGACCTACACCGTCAGCGTGACCGATGACAAGATCACCATCGCGCACGCCGGGACCACGTTGTCGCTGCACTGGACAACCACGCCCATGATGGCCAATCTGCTGGGGTACGATCACTCGGCCGATGACACGGGCGGCGTCACCTACGAGGCCGATGACGAGCGCTCTGATGGGGATGTCACCGCGAAGCACTGGTTCCGCACTGGCATCAACGATGGCATCGTCATCACCGATAATGGTGGCGGGCCGTTCACCGTGAGCGTCATCGGAGGTACGGGCTCCATCTGCACAGCCCGCTACCCGCTGTCGCCGTTCTCTGTCGGGGCGGCACTCAAGGCGGTGCTCGATAACCAAGGTACGCTGGATGGGGTGTATACCGTCACCTACGACACCAGCACCAACCTGTACACCATCGAGACCGATTCCGTCAGTCTTGACATCGACTGGACGGATGCGGCCTGCACGATCTCCGATGACCTTGGCTTCACCGCGGATGACACGGGCGCCACCACTTACACCGCCGATGACGCGAAAGTCAAGGCGAACAAGCATCTGTTCGTGCCGATCGATGTGGGCGCCGACTTCCCGCACTACACCTTCCGCAACCAGGTCGATCCTGCCGCCTGGCTGGACTTGATCTACAAGGCGAGCCGCCTGTCCAGCCTAACCATCGAGGGTGCCGACAAGGCCGAACTCACCATCAACTTCAGCGGCCAGGCCGTGACCTGGAAACAGGTCGAGGCCGAGACGCTGAACGTCACGGCAGAGCAGACAGGTGTGGTAGCACCCAACACCCTGGATGCCTACGGCCACACCGAACTGGACGGCACCGCCTTCCGCATCGCGGCTTCGAGCATCGAAATGACCTGGGACGTGCAGGTCGAGCCGCAGCAGTGCGAGGGCGAGCCGTACAACATCGAGCCGAACGAGCGCTCGTGCAACGTCACCATCGATGTGTATCTCGGAGCCCGCGAGGGTGAGATTTACAGGGAGATTTTCTTCGGCGCGATTGATGGCAACTCGCCATCGACCACGCCCGTTGAAAAGACGTTGGACCTCTTCTATGCCAGCGGTACGGTCGTGCCCGGCCAAACCGGTAGCACGGAGAGGTTTGCGTTCCGGCTCGAAGCCGATGAGGCCAACCTGATGAACCGCACCACGCCGCAGGCCGCTGGGGACCTCGTCCACGGCGATCTCACCTGTGAGTTGGAGCGGGACAGCACGGGCTGGATGATCGGTCTGGTCAACAACATGGACTTCAAGGCTTACGAATACGTGGCCTAGTGATGAAGTCCTACAACTAAAGAGAGGGAGCCATGAAAGACTTGATTCAGACCGTACGGGTCGAGGTATCTCGACCGTTGATCGGGGACGAGCTGCTCCGGGAGACGGAACTACTCCAGGACCGTAGGGAAAAGCGGCTTCTGGTGGATGAACGTCAGGAGCAGCTCGATGCCCTGATCGCTGAGCGGGATGCACCACCGACCGAACCGAAGGAACCGGAGGACGATCCGAAACTCGATGCGAAAATAGAAAAGGCGCAGGAGCGGCTGAAGGACGCCCAAAAAGAACTGCGGCGCATCGAGAGACTGCAAAAGAAACGGGCGAAGGAGCGCCGAATCGTACTGACCGTGCAGGTCGCAACGTTCGCCGGGCGCATGAGACAGGTTCAGGCCGCGGCTGATGCCCAGCGTTGGGCGAGGCGGAAGCGTCTCGAAAACGCGGGGCTCGATCCAGATGATCCGGAGTTGCCGCTCAATGCCGATCTCAAGGCAGCCCTGACCAGTCCGCAGGCGGAAGCCTGGGCAACGATGTCTGCCGCCGCTACGATCATAGGGGCGGTCGCTCGCGATGATGAGGGCGAACCACTGGTGGAAAACTTCGAGTGGCCGCAAAGGATTCAGGACTGGGTCAACGTGCCGAACTACATCGTAGAGCCTGTTCTCTCTCAGTCGTACGCCTGCAATCCCGATTGGACGCCAGACTGGCTGGCATCCGATGTGGTGGTGGAGACGGCGGACGGCCCAAAAAACTAAGTCCCGCCAGGCTTCGGGAACAGTGGGGGCGAATCGATCCCTACTTGGAAGCCTGGCTGCGGTCGGAACAAACGGACGCTGACGAAGAATATGACCGCGAGGACGAAGAGGATGAGTCAGACTGGCTTACGACACGGCTCAAAATGGTTCGTCCCGATGTCAGCCTAGAACTCTATCGACTTTGCGAGATCCTGGATTGGCGCCATCTCCCTTGGGGTGGTGCGCTGCTGGACCAAGCTGCGTGGTGGTTGCATGACATAGCCATCATAGACCAGCGCAAGCGCCATCTCGAGCGCGAGGTGCAGGCTGTCGAGAAGGCCAGGGATCGCGTGGCAAGGATTCAGGCCGAACTAGCGGCCAAGAAAGAGAACCAATGACGCCAAACTTGGATGAAAGCAGGAAAGTGGATGATGAAGTGGAGACGATTCCCAAGGTTGTAATGCTACAAACGAGCGATGGTCCTTTAGAGGTGTGCTGCGGCGCCGTGCAGCTGGTGGGCCGCGAGGCCAACGTGGAGCCGAGGTACACGTTCTCCTGGGAGAAATGAGATGCCCATAGTTCGCACGCTGGCGATCGACAAGGTGGCCTTGATGGAGGCCGCCCGCGAGTATGCGGATGTGCCGAACAGACTGGGCGCAGACGAGAAGAAACAGATTGCCGACCGGATTAGGTTCGGCTTCTCCCGCACGTTCGAGAGCGAAGGGCCGGCGCCGATGCGCTGGCCAGAACTGGCAGCGCGAACGATTCGGGAGAGGCGCGATGCCGGCTTTCCGGGCGAGCATCCGATCTTGCAGCGAACGCGCAATCTGATGTACTCCTGGACCGATCCAGGGCATTCTGACCATGTCGAGGACTGGGGCACGTTTGCGGGGTTCACGATCCTGGTGGTGGGAAGCGAGCATCCGCATGTGGACTTGCTGACAACCGGGAGCACTTTGCTCCGCCTGCCGCCTCGACCCATGCACTTGTTGGCTGACGAAGACATTGCGCAGATCGATCATGCGATCGTTGAAGCGTTGGAGAGAGCTGCCGCCAAGCTGGATTGATTCAGCATCAGGAGGCCGCAAAGGAGTACCGATGTATGTTGGTCGACTTGGCTCCCTCAGCATTGTGTTCTCCTTTGCGGTTTCTTGCTGCTGAATCCTTGCCGTTCCGAAGGTAACGTTATGGAGATAGGCTAATGCCGGCTGCAAAACACGCATTCGTTCTGACAATTGACCACTCGAGCGCCCAGGCAGAGGCCCAGAAATGGGCGTCTGCCGTTACCGCTGTCATAGAGGCGCAGTCGATCAAGCTGCCTGAACTCCAGATGCCAGAGAATATCTATCAGGTGTTCGAGCAGTTGGAGGCAAGGGCTGCTGAAGTCGGGCCTGCACTCGCAACAGGCGTGCAGGCCGCCGCTTCACAGATTCAGACATCGCTCTCGGGCGCGTTCAAAGGTCTAGGATCTGGTGCTAACATTCAGGCCCCCCTGGTGGCGTACGCTGAGGCCGCCAAGATGGCAAGCAAGTCGTCAAGTGAACTAGCTGGGCACTCCGGGGCTCTGAAGTCCTCTTTCGAGGCAGCGGCGGCCGGTGCAAGGAAACTGGGAACGGAAACCACTTCACAGTCGCGGAGGCTAACGTCCCAGATTGCTCGCTGGGAATCGCTGAGCATGACGCTCCAGGACTGGATTGGCGATGTAACGTCAGTTGCCTCTACCTACGCATCAACGGTCGCGCAGATCCAGACCTCCACCGAGGCGATGCAGGCTGGGTTGGCTGATGCGTTCGCACCGCTGATCGAGAGCGCACTCCAAGCGCATACGCAGGTAGTCGGTGGCTCCTACATTCCCGCCATGGTCGAGGGTGTTATCCACTGGATCGACACGATGAAAACGGCCGAGGAAGGCGCCTTTGATCCCATGATCATGGAGGCCAAGCATCTCAGCGAAGAGATGGTGAAAGCCTTCCGCACGATGAGGTTTCCAGCTGGCGCACGAGGCGAGCAGGGTGAGCCGCTTGGCGGGCGGATGGCCAGCCTCGACCAGCTCAAGCAGTATTTCGAGAAGCGGGGCGTCATCTTCAAGAAAGCGACCGAACAAAACATCCGGTTCACCCGCGCCATGGATGTTCATGTTGACAAATCCAAGATCAAGGGCCTAGTGACGATCGAGGATCTACCCGATGCCAGAGATCCCAAGTCAATCGCGGGTGCAATCGCACGGCATCACAAGGCGATGCAAAAGCAGTTCGACCTAGTCGAAGATGAGCAGACAAGGGCGAAGAAGCTCGCCAAAGAGCAGAAGAAGATTTTCGAGCAATTGACCGTTGCGCCCGAGAAGTGGGCGAAGATGGGCGGCATTGAAAAGTACTCAGCAGGCATCCAGGCGGCACAGCGACGCGCGTGGGGTATGCGTGGCTTTGGCTATCAAATGGCGGGCTACGGGCGCGGGATGATGATGGCCGGTGGTGCCGCACTGGGAGGGCTAGGCGCGACCGCCAAAGAGTACATGGATCTGAATCGTCCGCTCGAAAGGGCCGCCCGGAACCTAGAGGCCAATAGAGAGCAGACCGAGGCGCTGGACTACGCGCTGCGGCAAATGGCCGGCAGTGTGAGTGCCCTCAAGCCAGAAGAGCAGGCGGATCTGCTGTTCAAATGGGCCACGGCCACGGGTGCGCAGGTAAAGAGCCAGGACGACCTAAATCAGATTCTGGTGGACAGCCAGGCCATTCAGCAGCTGACCAAGCTCGGCTTCATCGACCAGTCTCAAGCTGTCGAGATCACCACCGACATCCTCTCCATGTACGGCAAACACACCAGCGAAACGACCGATGTCGTGGCGAAGCTCATCACCGTTGCCGCAAGGTCCAAGGCGGAAGTGGACGACTTGGGACAGGCATTCTCTATGGTCGGTGGATTCGCTGACATGGCGAATGTCTCGTTCGAGGAAACGGCCGCGGTGCTCAATATCCTGGCGGCGTATGGCCAGCGTGGCAGCAGGGCTGGACGTGGCTTGGCCCGCGTGCTGGAGAACCTCATCGCGCCATCGGACAAAGCAAGGGCGGCACTCGATGCGGTTGTGGGGGAAGGCGCCTTCATCGATGCTGAGGGTAAGTTCATCGGTATAGCTGGCGCCGTGCGCGTGCTGGCCGAGGCTACGGGCGAGATGGAGGAAGCGCAGCGCACAGAGTTCCTGGCCACCATCACCACGCAGAACGCCCTGCGTGTGCTGCTCCCGCTCATGGACATGCAGTTGCAGGCTCGCGAGCGGGGCATCGATGCCATTGATGCCGAGATAAACTTGCTGGAGGGCCTCGAGGACGCTGGAACCAGAACTTACGTGTCCATGAGGGAGGCCCAAACCGGGTATGCCATGCACACCCAGTCTGCCATGGAGACCATGAACCAGCAGTGGACGGCGTACACGGAGAGCCTCACGGGCCAGGCCGACATGGCAAAGGCACGCTGGGCAGCGTTCGTGGATACGGTTGGGAAGTCACTTGCCACCGTAATCGTACCAGCCATCAGTGAATACGTGGAGAAGTTCGGAACACTGATCGCCCTTCTGGAGCGGCATCCCGAGCTTGTGCGTGGCGCGGCGGTAGGGGCCGGCGCCATCTTGGCCATCGGTGCAACGGTCACGGCACTGGGTAAAGTGGTGGCCATGGCGGCTGACATCCTCATGTGGAAGGCCGCCAGGGCGATGGTAATCGCCGCCGACAAGAACTTGCTGGCTGCAAAAGGCATGGATGCGGCCGCGACCAAGATGGGTGGCACGAGCTTCTTCACCAAAGGACCGGCTAAGGGTGGCGGTGCTGGTGGGGCAGTGGTGGCAGGCGGCATTGCCGTAATGACGGCTTTGATTGTCGGGAACGTTATTTCATCGCTGGCGACCGAGAAGGACTTGTACGACCTATTCAGTGTCAAGGAAGAGAAGTGGGCCGCTGTCCTGGAGGCCGAGCAGGAAGCGTCCGAGATGGAGCGCACTGAGGCCGAGGTCCTTCTTGAGAAGGCCAAGGAGGAGCGTCTCGCGCTCGAAGCGTATGCTGAGAAGGGCGTAGTCGCTGTTCGCAAGATTTGGGAAGGCGACACTTCGGGGCTCGAGTTTGAGGACGTGCCAGACGAGTACAAGGCGTTTACCGGCAAGGGCGCTGGTGAGTGGCTGATCTCGACCAAGCTGATCGAATCCGATTGGGTGGAAGTCCAAGCGCAGATCGATGCCTTGGAAAATCGGCTCCAAGAACTACAGATTGCGTCTCAAAAAGCGGCTGAGGAGACCCGTGGCGACATCCGGCAGGCGCGAGCCGATGCAGCCTATGCCCAGAACGAGGCAAGGCGAGCGATAAGGGAACAGGCTTTCCAAGCCCGGATGGCTGTCGATTGGGGTCCAGCGCGAGACCCCTACCCCATGGAGTACGAGAACTACCTACTGGAAGAACAGGCAAGGCGCCTCAGAGAACAACGCATCCAAATCGCGGGTGTCAAAGCCGAGATGTGGGAGAAGGAGAAAGCGCTTCTTTCATTGGCCGAAGCTCTCGGCATAAACATAGAGCAGCTCAGGATATTCGGGCGGGAAGTCGGCACAGTACGGCTGGTCTTGGGCGAGTGGGATCTGTCCGAGATCGAGCAAGCCATCAAGATGGTGACGGAGTTCATACCGAGTTCTCGCGAGGTGGCGACTCAGGCGGGGGAGGCTGCCCGTGGTGGGCTGGCGCAATTCCACGGACTGCTCGATATTATGAGCCCCGCCCAGATCGAGGAGGCGCAGAACCGTTACCTCGAAGGGTTGGTCACTCTCTATCAGGAAGTCGAGGGCCAAGACCAGCGTCATATCGACTTCCGAAAGGCCCAGTATGACCAATGGTGGTCTGACTGGATCAGCGGCGAAAAGGAAGCCGTCCGGGAGAGGGAGCGGCTTGCCGAAGAGCACAATGACAAGCTCATCAAGATGCAGGAGAAGATCCGGGACGCCTTCAAAAGCGAAGTGGAGGCTGGCCTAACGCCCACATCGGTCACGGCAGAGGATGTAGCCAAGACGGACATGGGGACGTACGAAGACAAGTGGGATGAGTATGTGCGCCAGCTGCGGGCTGCCATGCAAGGGTCCGCCGAGTGGAAGCACCTACTGCCATCTGACATGGAGATGCGGAACGACCAGAAGGAGATCAACGCCTGGGGCGAGGAGCGCATCCGTCAGTTCTATCAGGGGATGCTACCCGAGCACATCAATTGGGATGCGTTTGCCAGAGACTTTGAGCGGCGGATTGCGGAAAAGATCGGGAAGCAAAACCTCGTCAAGACGGCCATCGAGGAACTGAAGAAGCGCGGCATCACCGCCACGCGCCAGGACGTGATGCAGGCGCTGGGGCTGACCTCTGAGTTCGAGAACGCATTCTTTGGAGGGGCTACACCAGAACAGGCCGGGAAGGATCTGGCACCGAAAATCGAAGAGGCGCTGGGTGGCGTGCAGGTGAAAAAGGAAGCAGTGGACCCGCTGGCGGGTCAACTGAGCGGCCATGTGTCCACGGGGTTCAAGGACGACCTCGAGGACGTGGATTGGGTGCCGATGTTCACGGGCGCGGTCCAGGGTAGTATCGACAAAAAGAAGACGGATCTTGAAAAGCTGGGCGAGCGCATAGGTACTCCGCTGTGGGAGAAGATCGTGGATGTAGGAGCGTCCGGGTTCGTGGATGCCTTCATCGATGCTGCTGGCTCGCTGGAAATCGCGCCTGGAGACTTGGACGACTTGGCCCTTGAGTTTCTGGAAGCGAGTGCTCTGAGCTTCCAGAATGTGATAGGGGGTGTGGGCTGGACCGAGAGCTTCGTCAGCACTCTTCAAGGCGACCTTGAAGAGAAGCAGGAAAGTGTCAGGGGTATCGGTACGAACATGCTGGCCCTGATTTGGGAAGGCTTGTCTGCCCAGATGCAGACGACAGACACGGGAGGAACGGGGCTATCAACAGATGCGGCAGCAGTGGGCGGCTCGATGTTCGAGCAGATGTTTTTTGGTGGACAGGAGCCCGAGACCGTGGCTGAAACCCTTTCGCAGAAAATCGCGGGAGTGATGACGGCCATCCAATTCGGTGGAGAGACCTTGGAACCGCTCGCAGAGAGTATGGTTTCAACGATGACCCACGACATACAGATCAAGCTGGGAGAGTATACCTGGACCGAAATGTTTGCGTCAGCGATGGAAAAGGACCTCGTCAGGAGCAAGGGCGCTGGCCTAAAACGGGTGGGACGCGGCCTAGTCGCTCCTATCTGGACGGGTGTAAAGGAGCGCTTCGGGGAGCATGATCTAATCGATCTCATCGTGATGATAGTCATGGAGAAACTGGCCGAGAGAATGGGAGGGGACTAGAGGAGATGGCATCGCAGTTCAAGATAAATAACCTAACGCCGCCAGCTGGCGGGATTCCCCTAGGGCCGAAGTCCCGCCTAGTCTATCCAGAAGCGACAGGCTCATCGGGCGAGGGGACTCCCTGCGGTGCGGTCGGCTACGAGATGTTTGAGACCAAATGGAGCCCAATGCCCAGAGCGGCTGCCGAGTGGTGGCTGGATATTGTTGGCCGCGAACTATCAGTGGTGGTGAGCGACTTGGTGATTTACGACCCACACACGCCAGGTGGGCCGGCTTGGGTGGATTACACCAGTGGTATCTTGCACCGTCCAGACCATGCGGGTACAACTTGGGGTGGCGCCTATGTGAACTTCGAGATCGTGATAACGCGACTGGTTCGTACATAGAGGATTCAGCGCATGACCCTTCTGATCTTGCTGGACAGTTTTAGTCGACGTGATGATGAATTGACCCGGCTGTCTGCCCCGAGGGTTGATTTCGAGTTCCGATTCTTTGTAGGACCGAAGCACGCGATGGTGAACCTACAAGCCATTCGGACGGGCCAGGATTACACTGTCAATGCGTTGACCACTCTATCGGCGGATGTGGACGAGACTGATACTGAGATTCCAGTGGTGTCCACGACGGGCTTTGAGCTGGGGAGCATCATCATTGCTGGCGATGGCGCTTCCGAGTTCGATGAACTGGTACTCTGGACAGCAAAGACAACCACACTCTTTCAGGGCTTGACACGCCAGGATGAATGGTCGAACTTCTCTAACAATCATACCAGTGGTGCCGAGGTCACCGAGTGGATCGAGGTAACAGACCGAATCACCGACTGCGACCTAAACGTAAGCGAAAATGGCGGGATAGTGGCGTGGTCTGCGAACATGCGGGGGCAACAGTACGATTCATTCTTGTTTGAGAATGACCGGTCGATCTTGGCAAAATGGAGGTTCCGACCGGGCGAGGGCGGCGACCTAGGTAAGTGGACGCCGTGGGAAGTGGCATGGTTGGGCTACCTCAAGAATTGTCGCATCCGGGATGACTCAGACGAAAAGCGCACCTGGAATGGTGCGGTCGTTGGGCTGAACCAATATGTGGCCAATACGGACGTTCCGGGGATGCGCTACGGGCGAGTCAACCTAGCAGCAAACGCTTCAGTCGAAGTGTCGAGCTACCTAGACTATCCAGCCGAGGAGCAAGGCAGTGGCGAGTTCATTGGCACACCGAGCCTTGATGGCGATAACATCGTTGACGAGGATATGGGTACATTGTGGATCAGCGCCGGCACACCAGACGTTACGCCCGAGACGCCAGTAGGCTGCGGACTGGTGATCAACGAAGTGAGCCTGCGACCGTATTGGTGGTTGCCCTGGAAGGACAACATCTGGATTGAACTCTTTGTGTACGGTGGTAGTGCCAAGGTGGGCTCCTATAATCTATCGAACAAGCGTACCACGTTCAAATGGTCCGGCTGGGACCCGATCAATGAGAGGCTGCCGAAGGAAAACTTCTTGGGGCTGAAGTGGGCCGTGGGAAACGGCAAGATCGATGGGAGTGATGAAGGTTCGTTTTGCGTAATATGCTCCAATGGCGCCGCCCACCTGGAGCGTTATGGAACGAGTGACGCTGACCTATTCATTGATTGGCGTTCTTGCATCATCGGCTCCTGGGTGATGGACCCGGATGCCGACTTCCTGGCGCTACGGCATTGGGGCTACGACCATGTGGATGAGGTCTGGTTTGGGAACATCACGCCGTATGGCTACGATGGAGATGGCGGTGGGAACAATTGGACGGGTGGCACGATTCCGACCGATGAGGATACGCTGCCTCGGAACCACACGTTCCGAAAAAGCCCAAGTGGTAAGACAAGCCAGCCGAACAGGGCTAGTGATTGGTTCTGGCCAGAGTCAACGCCAACGCCCGGCTATCAAATGACTGGAGAACCCGAGTGGTTCTGCATTACACTCGACGAGATGGGGATCGAACTTGACGCAGAACTCGCAGTGGACGAGGTCGATGAAATCGTAGTGACTAGCACGTACGGCTTGACCAGATCGGGCGAGGTGAAGATAGACTCCGAGATCATAGCCTATGAGGAACGGGACGACATCAACAATAAGTTGCTTACCCTAACTCGGGCACGACACGGCACGCCGGCTGATGTGCATCCGGAGGGGAGCATCATTGAGCAGTTCGAGAATGAATGGCCGTACAAGACTCACCTTGTGGATGGGTGGGAGATGTTGCGGAAAGCGGTGATGACCGCCGCCACTGACGAGCCTAACGTGATTAGGCGGTTTGAGATATACATCACCAATTGGACCCAACCGGTCATGCCCGATGATCCTAAATGGGACGATGGCGTTGGCCAGGGAGGATGGGTCGACTATTGGGCTAGGCACAACAACGTCCACAACAACAAGACCTTCCGTTGGTCCAAGACCTTTACGCCGCTGCGGGTGCGTAAGGTGCTGGTGCTTTGCCGGGAGATGACCGATGGTGGAAGGGTAAAACTCAACGAGTTCAAGGTTTGGGGGGCCACTGGCGACATTGAAGACCCGGATGATCCCGATAACCCCACGTGGGAAGGCGGGATGTCCGGCACCATTATCAAGGACATCCTGGTTCGACGGTTTGGGCTCGATGAAGACAAGTTCACCATGGAGTCGCTTGGCAGGCAAATCACGGGGGAACTCCGCACCCAGAAGACGCAGGCGGGGAGCCTAATCCGTGAGATGCTGCAAAGCACGGGCTGCTGGCTGGTCTATGAGTTGGATTCGAGAGTCACACACAAGTTCAACCCCTTCTATCCCATCGGTGGTCTAGTCGACATAGACATTGAGTGGGACAGAACGAACGCAAGGCGCGTGGACTTCAATCGTCCCTTCCGCCACAACGTCAGCAATATCATGCTGGAATCGGAAGACCCGATGACTAGCGACCACTACAAGACGAGTTACCCACCAACACCTCTGCCATTCGGTAGCGAGAAGGTTGTGCAAAACCGGATTGTGGGAGCGGGTGAGGAGGCCCTCTCGCTGGCTCAGCTGTTGTTCGATGAGCACAGCGGTCCGATCACTGTTACGTTGGTGCCCGTAGGGCTCGCAGAGTGGGTACGGCCTGGAATGCGTTGTACTCTGACCTGGGACACGGATCTCGAGGGAGAATACTTTGACGGCGCCAACTTCTGCATAACCAGCGTGAACTATTCAATCGGCTTTGAGAAGGTGACAGAGGGTAGAGTTAGGGGCAAGTCGTGGACGGCAAGCGTAGCCATGAGGCGCATGGAATTGACTTACTAGGGATGAGGGGAACAAATGTCTGAAGAAGGAGCGATGGCCAGCGAGGCCACAGATCGGGCAGTAGCAGCGATTTGGCAGGCATTGGATGAACGTTACCAGGAGAGGCGGTACACCACGCACGCAACGGTGTCGAACGTTGTGCGTGACACGCAAGAGCGGATCAAGCATGTGCAGGCGACGATCGATGGCGTGGCCAATCAGGCCGTACTCTTCGACCACGGTATGCCGCTCTATGAAGGCGATGTACTAGAAGTAGAGAACATCGGTGGGAAGGCCGTCACCGGCTGGCGGATGATTCGCCGTATTGCGAGCATCTCGGCAAACCCATACGGCGATGAAGAGGCCACAATCCCGGTGCCGACCAACATAGCCCTGACCACCGACATTCGGCCGGCTGTGGCAGGTGGTGCTATTTTCCCGTGGGTATATGTGAGTTGGTTGTCTCTAGGCTTGGAGTGGGGCGTCTGCAATTACACCGTTGCCGTGCGAGAGAATGACATGGACGACACGTTTCCAGATTTCGTGGTTATAGGGAACGTGGCAACGTCAACGCTGACCCACAGCGTAGGTATTGATGATAGCCAAACCATCATTCCCTGTGGCAGCACGGGAGGAATGCTTTATTCAAACCATTTTGCTTGGTACAAAGGACGCATCAAAATCGAAAGCGAGAAGATCGACTATGCTCGCTATGCAGGGCAAGTGTCAGGCGTCTCCGGAACCGGCACGGCATCAGGTAACTACTTCACCGATTCTGGTGCGGCTTGGGATACGAACCAGTGGCGAGACTATGTGCTGATCGACAGCAACGATGACCTGTTTCTGATAGTCAGCAATACCGCCACGGAGTTGCTCGTTGTAGGTACTCCCGTGAGTGGGACGTATGAGATTTCAGCCTGCTTCTCCGGCTGTACCAGGGGAGCTGGCGGTACAACTGCGGCTTCACATGCCTTCGCACAGGGCGTGCTGGGGATGTCCAACGGTGAACTCGTGGGATACCTTGCTCCGAACACCGATTATAACTTTCGGATCAGGGCTCATAGGCCGGACGGTGCCTTCTCCGTTTGGAGCGAGTGGTCAAGCACCACCACGGGGGTTGACTTGGACCCGCCGACAGCGCCGACAGGGCTGGACGTGATCGATGCCATAAATGGCGTTGTGCTTACTTGGACAGGGCCGGGTATCGTTGCTGTGCCGGATCTCGCCGGCTTTTGGGTCTACGCCGCAGATGATCAGTATGGGAACGGCTCCGAGTTGGTGAAGAAGGTGGGTATTCGCTCCGAGACCTTCTACGATATGTATCCTGGGACAAGTAGGTACTTCAACCTACGGGCGGTCGACAACTGGGACAATGAAAGTGATTTTGCAGAGGCGACTTGGCTGCTGGGGACAGCGCAGACTGGAGTAGGTAACAACCTATGTACCAACTCCGACTTTGAAAGAGACATGGATGGTGATAACTGGCCCGAGCCGTGGCTGAATGATGGGTGGCGCGTGACTTGGGGGGACTACGGGTTTGAGAACAGTAAGGGCCTGCGTTTCAACATGATTTACGACACGGACCGTTACTGCTTCTGGCCATACCCAGGGACATCGCGGAAGATCAGGGTAGAGATTGGAGAATGGTATACTGCCTCGGTCTATTTCTGGAGCGATGAGGACGAAGATGTCATCCGGTATGACGGGAACTTCAATGACGGCTACTTATCACTGAGCATCTGCACCGGCTTGACCGACTACGATGGCTACTATGGCATCTCTTTTGAGACCGACTACAGTAATGTGGTGGTCGAGCACGGTGACAATGGCTGGCGCCGCGTTATCTTCTCTTATCAGATAAAAGAGGAAGATGTGTGGCCTGGGTACTGGGACCGCTATTATCTCCTTGTCAAGTTCAATGTGCGAAACATGCGTGCGCCGCAGGTGGTCCATGCAGACCGTGTTCAGTTAGAGAAAGGACGGTATCCGACCGAGTGGTCGCCTGCGAGCCAACCGCCGTACGGACCTAGCGGAGCAAGGGGCTTGTTGATCGATCCCGAGGGCATCCAGGACCCCGATGGCAACCTTATCATAGACTTTGAGGGTAGGCTACGAGCAGGACTGCCGATCAGCGCTATGTCAGCCGATCCGAACGCGCCGGAGGATAGTCAGGCTGTGATGTGGTTGTCCGATGGGACGGATTCTGGAGATGACGGCGACATCCTTATCACCAGCGTTGACTCAGGAGGGACTCCCGTAACAGACACGCTCTTTGACTATTCGGCCGGTGGTCTGCCTGGTGGTGGGGGTGGAGGCGGCGACACGAAGAGGTATCTATCTTTTGCGGCTTTTGATCAAGTGGGATCAGGCGTCACCGGCGCTACGACTAACCTATTTCTTGCGACTGTGCCAGCTACACTAACGCTGAAGGAGTTCCACATTGCCGTGATGGTGGTGTCCAACAATGGGCCGAGCCACTACTACACTATTCAGCTGAATAGGCAGTCTGGAGGCTCGATCCTGAGCTTGAACACCAGCGCCCTCTCGGCTGACACGTGGTATGTGCTTTCAAGCACTGGTCGCTCGGACAGCTTATCGACTTCCAACCTGATGCTCGTAGTCCACATTGTCAAGACTGGAACGCCTGGCAGTTTCAACGCAGCGTCACCGCAGGCGCTGGTCGAAGAGTAGCGACTTGCTTAGAGTGGCCCGTAGCGGGAGCGATGGAACATGCGCTCGCGCAGTCGGAGGAGTAGGTCTAGGTTGAAGATGCGCCCGGTGGCGGTAGGCTCGCCATCGCGCCAACAGTCGGGCAAGTCAGCAACGAAGGCTGAGCCCGTATCCCAGATATTGTGACGCAAGCAGCCGCCGCAGGCATCGCGGACGCGAACCCAGAGTTCGCGTCCGCTTTTGAATATGATCTTGACGCGGTCTCCGCAGCGGAACAGGCCGGACTGTAGCCACTCGATGGGGGCGGCCATCCAGGCCGATTCCGAGCCATCGCAGACGTAGGTGTGCTGGGGGTAGTCGCAGCCGAGTGGTCGGCCTCCCCATGCGGCTTCTGGATAGAATGTGATTCCACCTGTGAACACAGCAGTCATGGTAACGACAGTCGTCAAAACCATCGCATCCTCCTTCCAGTTATGTGGCTTGGGTGCTGTTACTCGCGATGTGATACTAGGTGCTGGCACGCAGCCCTGGCCCATCGGGCCAGTTCGGGGGAGCTGTCGTGCTGCAAGCAAAATCTGTAGACTTCTTCTGGGGTTGCGTCTTGGCCCATGGCTTCCTCAAGAATTGCAGCCAGTTCAGGATCGTGTTCCTCCAAACGCTCAAAGGCGCCCTCACCTAGTCGATCTCGGAGCCTATCACGCCAGTTGCTTGTTCGTGCCATCGGACACCTCCTGAGTGACCTCAGTATATCCGAGAGCAAGCGGTTTGTCAACTGTCGCCGTGAGCCTTTGCTTCCCAGTGGGTCGCGAGGATCTCGAGGATCTCCTCTGTCCCAACATAGAACTTGAGCCAATTCATCAGCAGCGCACAACACTCGACTATGGCAATGGCTAAGGCTGTGCTCGGCGCCTGCTCGAGTTTGTGGTGAGGACGGGGATGGAGTGCTTGGGCGATCCGTCCGACCTTTTGCATGAGGAGCGCAAAGAACGTGGCGTTGTAATCGGGATCATCATCCTCCACGAGTTGGCCCTGCTGCTGGCGAGCTATCGAAAGCATCCAATACAGCCGAATGTGGAACGTGTTGGGTGGGTCGCTACGGTTCATCATGTTGCGTGCCTCCAAAGGGACGGTATCCGTCCGTTTTCATACACAGACCACTAGAAAGCGCCTGTACGAGAGCCAGCAAGGGCGGAAATAGGGTGAAAACCAGCGGAAAAAAGCTGTACGGGCTTTTAGGAGAGCGTGTTTTTGACGTGTTTCGCATAGTTCACATGGGTTCATGGGGTTTTATGAGGTTCCGATAGTAACGGGATGAAAATATGTCGATGCCATCGACATATCGCCCGGATATGTCGATAAAACCGGGAAACGTGGACATATCGGGGCTCAGACCCATCCGTCAACGTTGTGGCCGCGGCCGATCAGACGAACCCAGTACTTTTCTTCATCGGGTGATGATGAATACCGGAAGCGTTGCTGGAACTCTGCCAGCGTCTGCACTCGGACCTCGCCGTCATCAGGGAAGGTGCAGGGGCCGGTGCCTTCCATGGTAATGATCTGCTCGTCACCCTCACGATGAACAACGTAGACGAAGAAGTTCATAATCTCACTAAATCGGTCACCCACCGCGGGCTCGCGGAAGGCTTGTATCGTAGCTTCGTCATCACTCGGGAATGGCATGGAACCTCCTAGATTATACTCTCTGCTGGATCGGGTGGTGCGTCAAACATCTCGCATTCACTGACATGGTAGAAGCTCTTGCCGTCATTGGCGAGATCGTTCCACTCCGTGCAATCAGGATCTCCACAGTCTATCATGCACGGGTCCAGTTGGTCGGGCTGGTTTGATGGCCAGTCTATGATCGTGGCGTACTCGCCCTCGCTTTGGCCAAAGCCAACGCCGGGACTAAGCCAGACCCTGTCTCCAATCTTGCGTCTCTTGCTCATGCCACCCCCTAATCCAGCCAGTCATCGTAGGCTTTCATCAAGCGCCAGACGAGGTCCATCAATGTGCCGCGGACGGTCTCCCTGGTGGCGGTGGCCCACTCTTCGTACAGTTCGCCAAGCCTCTCCATGACCTTGGTCCAGCTTTCGCTTTCACCGAGATGCTGCTCGAGTGCCTGCTGATGTTCCTCTTTGGTCCACAGTAGTCGGAAGCCGTGAGGTCTGTGTTCATCGGGCGTGAGATAGCCATCCCGCACAAGGAGCTTGCAGGCCCACTCTTGGAGAGAGCGTCGGTTCGGGCTGAGTAGTTCACCGTCATCGTCTTGGCCGATGTAGTACCACAGCAACTGAATCAGCAGGGTTTGATATTCACCTAGAGTCAGCTGTAGGCACGTTGGGCATACGGGAACCGGGGTCTCTTGTTCTTCCACCTTGAGTTCCTTCCAGCCAACGTGGGCAAGGCCGCCTTCTTCTTGAATGCCCGATGACACGCCAAGGGCGGGTGGCAAGCTAACCGTCTCGACTATGCCGTGTGGCCATGCACCTGCGATGGTGAGATCGTCCACGGGTTCTCGCGGGAAACGGCGCGGTGGCGGCGGCAGCGGTAGTTCTCGGTCGAGCCGTTCAAGCAGATGCTGCAACTCGGCCGCCAGTTCTGCGGCACAGTACAGACAGAAGTACCGTAGGGCCATGCGGGCCGCTGGATCTGAATCAATCCGGAGTACGAAGTATTCTGCATCGGGGTCGAGTGGCTCGCCGCTCTCCTTGGCTATAACATACTTGTTATAGAGGCCGCTTGCTTCTTTCTCGTCTGCCTTTATCATCCGTCTCTCCTTTCCTCTTTGTCCTTGTGGTGATCTGCGGCGCGAAGCAGTTCGACCATCAGAAGCTGTCCTTCTGGGGGAGGGGCTAGGAACGTGAAGGCGAGAGTCCCCCATCCATCCTCAAACGTTCCGAACATGCCGTTTAGAATGCCGATCAGTCCGACAGAATAGGCCGCTCCGTCCGAGTGGACTTGGACATCGGGGTGGTCGGCCAATTCTTTGTTGCAGGGTACGCGGTGCAGAGCCAGGGCTTTCATAGCTGCGGGATCTGCGATGATCAGCTGGTTGAGATACGCGGCGACTTGGGCGGGTGTGACACGTTTGCGGATCATGTCATCTCTCCTTCATCGGATGCTAAGCACAGCAAGGCCGGAACCGCGCTCACTAGTTCTGGCGCAGCCAGTTCCGCAGCCGGCCGACCGTTGATCATCAAGTAAGCGAAGAAGGCCGCCCTGGCACCTACGAACTTGAGCTTCACGCAGCACGCCTTGACTTCATGGTAGAGGGCGGTGGCGGCTTGGATTCGGGCGGCGCTCATGTGCTTCGTGTCCCTGGGTGCCAGCACTGGCCAGATCACATTGTAGTAGTCGTTGCCAAAGGAGAATGCCAGAATGTAGGCGGCGCCACGCTTTTCGCTGATGAATCCCTCCCTCTCTACGTCACCACCGGAGTCGGAAATCAGCTTCTTGGCCCTGTCGAGCCAGGTGGCCGGGGCCGTGGTAGACGTTCGCCAGTAGTTCACATCATCAGCCTTGCGGGTGCCAGCGTCATAGAGCTTCTTGATCATCCGTTGCCTCCTCAAAGGGCTCGGTGATGTGCTCTCCGTCTTTCAGAAGTCGGATGGCACGGTACGTGGGAACCAGTTCGCACTGGACTTCATACTTCTTCCATTCGGCTTCTGGTGAATCGGCCCGCACCCACACATCGTAGTCGCCAATCTGCTCGCCATCTCCTGAGTGATCTTCCATGTACTTTTCAGCTGCCGAGTGGGCTAGAGGGGCGCGAACCTCTTCCGATTCATCTGGGTCGTAGTCATCGAACCGGACGTGCCAGACAGGTGGGCACACGTGACGAACCAAGTCCGCGTAGTTACCGCAGATCGAGCAGTTGCTGTAGTCAGACGGCACGGCGTGTTGGTGTTTTCTAATCACTTTTGCCTTTCTTTGTGGCCTCGAGTGCGGCTTCGAGGGCGGGTTGGGCCTTGGCCATTGCATCGGTGAAGTTGTCGAGATTTGCCTGTGACGTAGGCTCTTCGAGAAACGCCTCGCCTGCAACATGCAGATCATCCAGGAGTTCTATAAGTTCTTCATTACGTGCGGCGGAATCCAGCCATCTGTTGAAGGTAGCGCCGCTTTCATCGAAGAACTTGACGAATAGCCTACGGTACTCCTTCGCCTTAGTTTTCCATGCAGCGGCACGGCGGCGCAGCCAGTCTATGTCTCTCATCTGTCGCTCCAGTGTCTGTCTTGTGCAATCCCCATCGTAGAAGTCGCAGGCCAATAGGTAGCAATCCTGGCAATACTCAGGCCGAAAGGGTGGTGGTTCATAGATTTCGGACAGGACGGCTACCGTCTCTTCCATCAATTGACGCTGGGCCTCGCCCTGACTCTGGCCACCAGGAAGGGGGATGTTTGTCCACCATCGGCGCTTGAACTCAATCCAGGCATACAATACCTTCTGGAGCCGTGTGCGCTGTACCCGGAGCTTTGAGGCAGGGTGTTCTGGACAATGCTCGATGTGTTCTTTGAGAACATCCGCCATGGTGGCCGGCACGTCATCTTCCGGTCCGTAGCGGTGGCCACAGTAGATGCAGTTGACGTACATGCCGGCCTGCAAGTCCGCGACCCAGTCCTCGAGCCGACCGACTTCTTCGCACCATGCACAGTGGCTGGTGCCCTCATCGGTTGACTTTATCGCGGCGGCGGGATGTCCGCACAGCTGGGGCTCCCTTAGCCTTGACTCTGTGGCTCTGGCAGAGTCGTGCCATGCCATCCTCGCGGTCTCCTTGATGCTCTGGTAGGCTGTGTAATCCACCTTTTTGAGCAAGGAGAGCTTACTGCCGATGTCCTCCAACCACTTTCCAAAGCCTAGGTCATTTTTCATCACACAACTCCGCTATCCACGTAGCCACGGTGGTCTTTGCCTTGTCGTAGGTGTCGTGGCACTGGCACTCGCAATCGTAGACATCGCAACCACCCGCGGCGCAGTTGTTACACTCACTCGCCTCTCGGTTCAGGACCGTCCGGATGTAGTCTATGGGGATGTATCGAACTTCGTGTAGGCCCATCAGCCGCATCATGCGGGCCACTGATTCGGACTCGCCGGGCTTGGCTTCCGAGAACTTTAGGGCCACCCCGGCGCGGGCTCGTAGTTCCTTTATCTTGATGGGGCCTGGATCTCCCGAGCTTCCGTCAAACACTGTTTCGGGGTAGAGTTCGTCAAACCACTCTTTGAGGAATCCGTCAATAGCCCACCGCAGAAGCTGTACCTGCATTGCGAGATCGGTCTTGCGGGCTATGAGGCCGTCTAATTGTGCCGATAGTTGTTCATTTCTATCGGCATTTCTATACAGCGCACGGCGTACCCGCTCGGAGAGCGGGATGGTGCCGCGCTCATCGTGGGCGGGTATGTGTAAGGAGTCGAGAAGCTCCTCGATCGCCTTTACTTCTGAGCGCACCCAGGTTTCCCAGTCCTGCATACTGTCTCCTCCCTCACGGGCCGCCAGGGCTGCCGAATGCCAGCGACATACACACAAACGAGACGCAGATGATAACGATGGCTACAGCCAGAGGCAGGACGATGAACTGCACGAACGAGCGGATGTCACGCCGCGTCTGCTCGTATTGACTATCCCACCAGTCCTCAATCTTCTGCATCTGTAGGTTCCTCCCTTCCAAGAACCTCGACATGGTGAACATTGATGCGCGGGTTGCGCCGCGCATCGTTCTCCAGTGCCACGTAGTGGGTCACACACAGCCGATGGATCTTGGTCTCCGGCCGCTCCATTGACCTAGCCTTGCTGTGTTGCACGTACGCGAGTACCGCATCCATTTGATCGCATTCATCGCACTTCATGTCCCCCCCTTTTTAGACGATCTGGAAGCCTAGTTTCTTCAAGTCCTGTGGCCATGCCTTGTCTTCCACAAAGGGCCATGTGTCGATTGGCTCTTCGTGAAGCTGGCAATCTCCTTCGCAATCCCAGAAGAAGTACCACACATCTACGTCTAGGTAAGCCTGGGCAACGGGTTTGCCGTTGCAGCGGGAGCATACCTTTTCCGGGGGGGCTGGCATCTCCCATCCTTCCTTGACGGTGGCTGGTGTGTACTGTTTGGCCTTCTCTTCGGCTTGTTGCCTTGCCTCTTGCGCTTTGCGCTTGAAGTCATCGTAGAACCGCTGGAAACCAAGGGCAGAAGCGTCTTTCCAGAGATCGCGTGCCCGCTGTTTCACCCATTCCTCTAGCGCATCGAGAAGCAAGTCAATTGGCTCGTAGTCCCTTCCCTCTTCGAGAACGTCCGGTCCCTCTAACAGCATCGACTCCAGAACCTTGTCCAGATAGGGACGCATGGCCCTCATGTCTTGCTCGAATGCGACAAGGCCCGAGATAGAGGGGCTCCAGCCTTCCATTAGGGGGAACGGAATACGGCTGTTCAAATGGCGGAAGCGGGCTAGGCGTTCGCGGTCTTTCTTATTCATGGGCCTTGTCCCCTTTGCCGTTCCCTTGGGAATGGCGGTGACGTTGGAGCGGTTTGGTGACTGCGTCCTCTTCCGTCCAGCCGAGAATGTCGATGCGGTTCTTGATGGTGGTGATGTGCAGGCCAGTTTCCCGTGCCCACTGGGCTAGGGTTTGCGTCCGGCCTTGGGCGGTGATAAGGCGTTGCACGCGGCCGTCCCCTGTGACGGTTAGTGCCCTCTCAGGGGTCCAGGACAGTACTTCAAGTCTGGCGAGTATGCGGGTGGAAGGGATACCCGTCTGCTTAGACCAGTCTCTGATCGTTTGCGTCTTACCGTTGTGGGTGATGAGTCGGTCGGCTCGAGTTGGCCGCCCTACTGGAGTCGTTAGGGCATCCTCGACCGTCCAGTTGTAAAGGAAGATTCGGTTGTGGATAGTCGAAACGGAGAGCCCTGTCTCTTTGGCCCATTCGATCAGGGGCTTGGTCACGCCATCCCATGTGAGTAGCCGCGGCCCAAGTTTGCGAGCCTTGGTTGTGAGTGCCTTGTCTAGTGGCCAGTCGTAGTGGTCGATGCGGGCGCGGAGCGTGCTCACATTGAGGCCAATCTCGTTTGCCCAGTCAGTTAGGCTTTGGGTGCGGCCTTCGTATGTGAGGTTGCGCGGTGGCCTAGCCATCTCTCGCCTCCTTTCGGGGGGTTACCAGCCGTGCTTCGGTTTTGATGTCCTGGCTAGGATACGCGACATGAAAGGTAATCGTGCAGGGAGGTTCTAAGCCCAGGAGTTGGTTGACGGTCTCTTCGCCTAGCAAGCGGATGAGTGTCTCGTATTCCTCACCGATGGTATCGATGAAGCGGGCATCCCCTTTGGTGAGATAGCATTCATTGAACGCTACACCGTACAGGAATGCCTCGCTGAACACGGGGGCGTCCATCGTGTCTGCCTGTACGCCCGCAAACTGCTTCCCTTGGTTCGGTCTTACTCTCATGGCTCCCTCTATTCTAGCCGCCGCTCCCATTGCATCTTCATCTGGAGCGGATGTGTGTCTACCCGTGGCCGCGATCGACGCGACCAAGAACCGCCTCCTGCTTCCCCTATGCACCTCCAGCCGGCTGCGGTGAGGGACGTGCCCTTCTCTGTGGCCAGTGTGTAGGTGATGAGGCGCTTGTAGCCCATGGAGCGGGCTGCACGCCAGGCGGCGCCGTAGAGCTTGCTGGCGGCGTGCTTGGTGCCATCCGTGCAGCATCGAGTGACCTCCGCTGTCCATCCATCATCGAGCATCCTTGACACGGGTCGTCCGACTACGACCACGCCGACTACTGCTTCGCCATCGTTGACTCCGATTGCGAACTTGGCTCCCTGCGGTGGTAGGTGGTGGCTGTGGTGTAGAGTGATGAAGCGATTGCACTCCCGCAAGGTGATAGGTTGGAGTTCTAGGGCCATTGTCCTTTACGCAGAAGCCCAAGCCTGTCTGCCTCCGTGACCATGGCGGCGTAGTGAGAGCCTTCCAGCTTCCCGGTCTTTATCATTTTCTCTTCGGCAATGGCGTTGACGTTGCTTATGAACTGTCTCAACCAGGCCATCTGCTGGTCGGTGGGTATGCCAAGGTCTCTCTTGTTCCACCGCATGGTTGCCTCATGTGGGGCTGAGAATAGGCGCTTCGTGGGCGATGTCGTGATCGGCGGCCCTTCGGAGCCACAGGTGTTACAGATGATTCTGAAGGTAGAGAGCACAGGACCGTCTTCCAGCCTAATCGGGAAGCTGCGGATCGTTACTTGGTGGCTGCCGCAGAATGGGCAACGCTCTAGCGTTGGAGTGGACATCTCTACCACTCCTTGAGCAGACTGCCTGTTGGTAGCTGGTGGTCGGAGCCGTCAATCACCTCAAGCTCAAACAGTCCTTTGAACTCGTAGCCGTCTTCCAGGAAGTCCTCGGGCTCTTCTTGGCCATCGGTGAAGAGGGCGATGTACTCATCTCCACTATCGTTCGTGAAATGTGCTAGACGTACTGCCATGGTCTCTATCCTTTCTCTGTCTCTCGCTCGGCGGCCTGTTTGGCTGCGAGTTGCTCTTCCCACAGCACCATGTAGGTTTTCTTGATGTCTTCTGGTGGTTCTACCTCGGCCAAGGCGAAGCATTCCCGAATGAAACTGTGAACCTCCACGTAATCGACCGACCAACCGATGGTGCGTCCAGCCTGGGACAGCGTGGACAGGAACTCCCTGGTGAGCTTGGGGATGAGGCGCTCTTTGTTCTTACGGGCTTCTGCATCATACTCTTCATCGGTGAAGGTTGCGCCATATAGTCCGCTAACCATGTGACTTGGTCTCCTTGGCCTTGGCCTCCAGACGGGCAAGGCATTGTTCGTGGTAGGGCTTCCCGTGTTTGAACACCATCTCGCCGCCTCCAAGACTCCAGTCATCGCACTCGGTGCAGTACACGGCATAGCCTGCGTTGTGGATGTTTTCTTGGGTGAGTTCCATGTCATCGAGCTTGGGCTCGCGGCGCACGCGAAGCTCAATGAAGTCTATGCCTTCCTCGGTGTACATCCAAGACTTGATCTTGGCCTGTCCTGGGGTCTCGGCGTGTACGATGTCCGAGTAGTCCCACTGATCGCCAGTAACCGTCACCCACCATGCCTTCATGCGTATTCTCCTTCTCGAAAGAAGCGCCGTAGTTGTGCATCCACCAGACGCTCTATCCTCTCGAGAGTATCTATCGCCTCGCAAGTACGGCAGATGCCAACAAGTTGGCCAGCCAACTGCTCATAAGTACACTGGCAGCTTTGCTGTGAAAGAGACTTGAGTTGTTCAAGCTGTTCAGCCCTTGTGGACATGGCCTTGTGACTCCCAGTAGCCCTGGGCGCGAGAGAGTAGGCGGCGCAGGGTATCAGTTTGCTCTAGGTTCAGGGCGACACGTCCGCTTCGCACCAAGACCTCCACAACCGGGACACTTTGCGAGAAACCGCCCAAATAGGCGTTGACCTCTATGCCGCAGACGTTTTCGATCTCTACGATCTCATCTGGTTTGATAGGCTTCAGGGGCTCATCCATCCGTGGTTTTCTCCTGGACAACCTGAACGGTAACACGGCCAGCCGGACTAACATCCCGGCGTATCTTTTGACACGAGCAACAGCGAACGGCCTCCGACCATGGTTCAAAGTATACATCATCTGAATAGGTGTAGTCTTCCTCTCCTTGTTCATCGTAGTAGAGTTCGACAGTGCCGCTGGCCCTGGCTGTGCGGTACGTGTTTCGCGTGTCGCCGCAATGAGGGCAGAGCGGGATCTTCCCAGTGTCCTTGTCAGTATGATGTCCTGTGGTTGGTATCTTGGTGTCATCTTTCATCGAAACGTCTCGTTTACTGGTCAACGCCGTAGTGCCAGACGTAGATGGCTTGCTGGAATGCGATTGCTTGAAGCTCCCATTCCTCTGAGTCAGAACCACCGACCTCCTCCCATATTCCGTACGGCGGGATGTCATCCAGCGCCTGGGAGAGAGCGTAGTTGTGGGCGTCAGTGACGTTGTCGAAGGTTGGATCTTCTGCGAGAACTACTTCCTGGAGTCGTCCAACAAGAAAAGCCATTAGCCCTCCCCCTCATCCAGAGGCAGGAACCTTGCGATGTCTGCAAAGAGCGCCGGCGCCTCTTTGTAGGCCAGTGCCAGCATGTCGAGTGCCACCCACCGGATTTCCCATTGCGCCGCCTTGTGCAGACGTACCTCGAAGAAGTGGCGTAGGCTTCGGGCGTTCATCGTGACGATGATGCTGGTTGCCGTTGCGTTGGGAAGCACAAAGCGGGCATCCTGTTTAGGGATACCAAGGCGGCGTAGATGACGGTAGGTAGCCGTCACGTGCTGCATGAAGTCGTCCCACACGGCCCTGCTCTCATCGTCCGATGCGATGGTGGCGGGTAGCACGAACTCGGGCCGTGCCATGTCAACGTATCGTTGAGACTCCTGGGAGTAAGATGCGATGCGGTGGCGCACCAACTGGTGGCTGCACGCACGCGAGATACCGGTGATCTCGAACGTCATGGAGAAGTGTTCGATCAAGGACTCGTGGCCTTCTTGTATGCGGGACTGGAGGAAGCTGGCCGTTTTACCCTTCTCGTGTGTGCTGCGGTAGCACAACCGACCAGCCCTCTCGCAGAGGCGCTCGCCTGGATGCTCGGATGTCTTGAGGAACTCCGGTACTTCCGTGAAACCGATAAGCTGAACCTGCATGGGGCCTCCCTTACTTCCGGCGCCGACTGCGTAGCTGAAGACCAATGTAGGCCGCTCCAGCCGCCAACGCAGGCACCATCAAGCCGATTGTTGACGCCTCGGGGACGAAGGGTACATCGGTTGGCGTTGGAGTAGGTGTGACTCGTCTAGTGCTTGTGGGAGTGGGTGTGAGTGTGGGCGTCTTGGAAGGTGTGGGCGTGTTGCTTGCCGTGGGTGTGTTGGTGGGTGTGGGGCTCGGTCCATCGGTAGGCGTAGGGGTAGCCGTGGCTGTGTTGGTTGGTGTTGCGGTAGGCGTAGCTGTAGGGGTATCCGTTGGCGTGGGTGAGTTGGTCGGAGTTGGGGTTGCGGTTGGTGTGTCCGTGGGTGTGGGTGTATTCGTTGCTGTTGGCGTGTTGGTAGGTGTTGGCGTTGGTTCCTCAAGACAGGGGCCATGACTTACACGGAAGTTGCCATCGAACTCTATGTAGATTTCAGCCCAAACCTTGACGAGACGACACGTGAGATTGTCATAGTAGTAGTAGTGCCCTGTGGAGCCGCTTATGCCTGCCAGTGGCACTTCGATAGGACCGCCACAGTCCCAAGTCACAAAGATCGATTCTGGCATCCTCGCCGGATCTGCCTGAGTGATGACAAAGTGCCACTCTGTCGAATCGCACTCATAGTCATCTACATTGGGGGCTTCGATGATCTTCATGCCGTTGGTTAGCGCCTGACCCTCAGTGCCGATGAACAACACCAAGAGCAGGAGGAGGAACGTAACCAGTAGCCTTGTCTTCATTTCAGTCTCCTTGTCGTTAGCTAATGCCTGGAGTCCACACGGGGAACTCTTGACGGCGATACTTGATATGCCAGTCGATGGGGTCGTGGCTAACCTTTCCTCCAGGAACGCGGATCTGCTTGACGAACACCTTTGTCCCGGCCTTGTCGCAGGTGGCTATGATTGCCTCCAACGCTTCCATGGGAAAGAATCGGCGGTTCGGACCGCTCTCGCATCCAATCAGAACTTGATCGATGAGAAGGGGCTCATCATCGGCACAGTCGGGTGATCTACATAGCGGGCAGACCTTATTGTGTTTCCTGTCCCATGAGCGCTCATCGTGGAAGCACTCGTTGCCGCAATGGGCGCAGCGGTGCATCTGTAGATACTCCCAGAGATCGGGCATAGGACCAAGTAGCGGCTCGAGACTGAGATAGCGCAGCGCGGCCGATGTGCGAATGAGTTGGGGCGCCCTTGCCTTGAGCCAGTCGTTATCCTCTGCCGACACACCGACAGCGAGATTCGGAATAGGTCGCCCGTTGAGCATGGTCCGGGGCCGGTTCATAATTCCGCGAAGGCGTTCCGCACGTTTGCTGAGCATCAAGAAGAAATGATCGGGTGAGTCCTTGACCACGTCCAGTGCCTGGTGGATTACCTCGACTTGTACGTTATCGTGCATGATGTCTGCCATCGAGCAAACGAAAGCAGTGCGGGGCGTTCGCCAGTTCTGCGGCTTCCGCAGCGCTTCCATATCCACATTGACCCGTCCGGTCCATCGCACCACGCCGTTGACCTTCTCAACAACCCCATTGTACCTCTCAGGATGGCTGGGGTTGTTGAAGATGCGCCAGCTGTCACGTAACGCGTAACAGTGGGCACAGCCGGGGCTGACCTTGGTGCAGCCAGCTATGAAGTTGTGGGACACACCTTTCGTGCCTGGCCGATGAGTCCACTGGATTCCGGTTTCATGTTTGGGCATACACGCCTCCCTTGGGCCTAGAACCAACCGAGAACAGTAGCACGGACTTGCGGCGGTATCAGATATTCATCGAGCCAGCCAAGCTCATTCAGGGCCAGGATCGCTATCGCCGCGATCAGAAGGATCTGTCCCATTGTCTTGGCCATCGCCTGGAACTTGGTCTCTTTTCTCATTTCCTTCCTCCTGGGTATAGGTGGCCCATGCTATCGGATGGAACACCGAAACGTGACCGAACTTGCCCATGAACGTGTTGCGAACCCATCGCACTTGGTGTTCGTTCTGCCACTCATCCAGTTCGTGGAGTTTGACCTTTTGGAGTATGCACTCAACGCCACCGAGCGTGACGAGCGGTGGACTGGGAAGCGGTCGGTTGAGTCCATCGTACCTAACATCAAACTTAGCCACTCGCCTGCTCGTGTAGATAGGGTAAGAGATGCTTGTCGATTACATCGCGCAGATGCAGCTGGTCACTCCAATCGTTGTCACCAAACTCCAGGCACGCCTTGCGAAGTATTGCGACCGTTGCTTCCCTCTCCGAAACGAGTCGGCCTACCGTGATCAATGGGTCTTCGTTAGAGTCATAGCCAAGACCCGTGAGAATCGCGGAAAGCATCATAGTATGAGCGCTTCGGCTGCCCATGAGGTAGGCGACCTCAAAGTTCTTGTCTTGAGCCATCTGGGCTGTTGCCAACGTCTGCGACATTACACTCGTCTCCTCGGCACATCAAACACTATTCCTACATCTAACGCACTTTCTGTCAAAATGATTGTAGCAAGCCTCCACTGCCAGACGAAAAATCGGAAATCTACCGCAGCCCTTACGGTGTAATTTTGGCCGATAGGGTAAAGGGGGCTTACGTGCTGCGCCTCTTCTTTTGCGGGTACAGGTTTCTACCAAAGCTCTCGCGCGTCGCGAGCGTGTCGTTGTTGAGTCGGTTGATGACTTGCATCATGCTTTCGATCGCTTCATCATCGCTGTGTGGATCGCCTTCCTGGATGTCCTCAAGGGCCTCGACAAGTGCGGCAAGTCCGCTCTTGCGGATGTAGCGGCCCCCAACGACCGCGATCATCTCATCGAGAATCATGCCAAGGGAATCGCGGAACAGGTTTGTCGGGAATTGGAGTACAACCCAACCGAGGGCGCGGGCGGCGTTGTACTTGCGCAAGTCACGCCAGAAGCCGATGCCGCTGGTGTGGCGCCCTGGTGGCGTTTGACCACAGGTACGGCAACGCTTTCCTCTGCGCCGAGCGAACGCGCCGCCCTCTATCTCAAAGCCGACTTTGAGAGAGGGCCACGCAACGTCAATCCGCCATTGGCGTTTGAAGTCGTCTTTGGCAAAGCGGTGCTCAAACTCCGGCTGAGGCAGATGTGATGGCGCGTGCTGTATCCACTTTTCGAGAAAGAGGCGCTGTTGTGTACTCAACTCCACGTTGGACTCCTTTCCGGTGAGAGATTGAGGGCCGGGAGCGTTTTGCACACCCCCCATGTGTTACTGGTTAGATGGCGGTTGTCCCATTGGGGCCGCCAAGGAAGCGTGCTCTGTCGCTCCCGGCCTCGATTTTCTCCTAGATTTGGTGGTAAGGCTAAGTAGTCTTTTTGGCGTATACCTTACGTCTTTTGCACTTTCCAGCAAAGGAGGATCTACGCCAAGACCTCTGACTTTCAGCGCACAACACCCGGTGCTTGTGTCAGGTCTCCCCATGTCACCCAATTCAACACGAGTTGTAATCCGGTAGAAACGACACATGGTATCGACTTAGTCTGTGCCACCGCCGCTAGGCGTTGTCAAGGCTATCACCTCCCTCTCCGCGTCAGAGCGGCGATTTGCATGGTGAACCAGTTACTCCAGAAGCAAGACTGGCTAGTACCGACTCTGGTAAAGGGTCTCGTCTTGCGTTCTGTCACCACTCTGAGCGTTGGCCGATTAGACGCCCGCCACGATGCGGACGTTACACACTAGGTACAAGACGTTCGATAGATCGGCGTGGCCTCTTGCGCCAAGCCGTGGCCTATCTCTGGCATACACTCGTAGGCTTCCCATACAGCGCCGCCGATGAAACAGTACACCGCGGCTCCCTTGACTTGCTTGTCTTGGTGTAGCTGCTCATCGAACCATGTGAGTTCTTGTAGGTAAGGAGCCGGATCGACTATGCTAGTTTCGGGATCTGTGTAGAGTGTGCGCCAGCCTCGGGGTGTTCCGCCTTCTATCAAGCCATCGAGCCCACACTCCGTGATAAGCAGCGGAAGATCGGCCAAGTGCTCGGGGAAGCCCGGCCAGCCCTGTTCTGGACAGCCGCCGTAGTCCAATCTATGTCTCAATATGTACCACTTTGGGTCACGGTTCAGATTGGGCCAGTCGTATTGGTGCTTGGCCAGGGCGCCGCCTTGATTCTTGCACATTTCGAGCGCGTGAAGAAGAGGCGGCCAGAAAGCGCCCAAGTCCGTGGGATGTCCTACGCCGAACGAGAAGATGGCCGGCTTGATCCTGCCGCCTGTGAAGTCGTGGAGCCAGCTCATTACGATCATCTCGAACTCACCAAGTCGCTGGGCCGCCTCAACGCTATTGATCACCGGCTCGTTGAGAGTTTGCATGTAGTCCCAGACATCGATCATCCGCTCCACCATGGGCCGCACCGTGGCGACAAACTCGGCTGCGTATTGTGGCACATCGAGAGGCTGGTTGAAGTCGGGCTGATGGTCGAGCATGATTCTGCCAACGAAGATCGTGTTTGGGCACGATCGCTTGACACGCCTCCAGCCCTCGCTTTGGTCGAGCAACACAACGAGCGGCGGCTTCCAGGTTTCGATGAGTAGGTCAACGTCTTGTGCGGTCCAGTTTACGTGTGCTCCTAGATGCTTGTATCCCATTCGGGCCTCCTAGCTGATCGTCAGATCCACATCGTCTGGCGTGGTGGCAGCGACATCGATTGCGGCAGCGTATTCGCGCTGAACCGCCAGGGCTACGGTGTCCGGCGTGGTGGAAGCGGCCGCCAGTATGGCTGAGAACAGTTCCCAGCAGTCGAGTGCGACAGTGTCGGGTGTGCTGGAAGCTGGGGCCAGTGTGGCAGCGTATTCGCGCTCAACCGCAAGAATCGGTGTGTCCGGCGTGGTGCAAGCGGCCGCGAGTGTAGCCAGCATGTTCCTCGCTACGGGCAGATCCACGGTATCGGGCGTTGTTGAAGCTGCCAGTATCAGCGCATCATCGAAGTGCCGTCCCTTGATGAGATCCGGCGTGTCGGGCGTTGTCGATGCAATGTCCATCGATGCCGCCATCTCGAAGATAAAGCCAAGGACAGCAGCGGGCGTTGTTGAGACGGCAGCAATTGTAGCCGAATACAGCCACATGAAGCCGATAATGCTCGAAGTGGGTGTGGTGGAAACCGCAGTAATGCTCCCCGAGATAGGCGACACAACGCCAAAGACCGATGCCGCGGACGTTGCGCTTATGGCCTGGATGACGGCGCTAAGCCCGAAGATGAAGTCTTCTCGCACACTCGTTCCACAGGCTATGCGGTTGGTCTGTAAAGTGCCCTCTGCGATCCCGCCTCCGTAGACAGGTGTCTGAGCGGCTAGATTGCGACCGTCCACCCAGCGGGCCGCCTTAGTCGGCTCATCGCCACGTCGCCAGCCGGTGAGATAGAGCCTACATCCCCAACACCCGCAGCGGTCGCGCTCGCTTTCCCCTATTCCGTAGGGGCATACGGGCTGCTCATCTTGGGTGCAGGCTTCGTAGAGTGTTCGTTGTGTGTCGCCACCCTCGAACACGGTTCCATAGTGCCCGCAAAAGTGCATTGTGAACTCTGCCATGTCAGTCTCCTTGTGGTATCCTCCGTCCTCGTTTCAGTAGGCTCCCTATCCTTTCTTCCCCTTGTACCAAGGGAAGATGTGACCAAGTCCGTCGACGCAGAATCATGGAAATCGTTGACGTGTGTGCGCCGTATTCCGAAGCAAGATCGGTCTGCGAGATGCAGCCCGTGAGGTACTTGCGCCGTATGGCCTGAACATCACCATTTGTGAACGTTGAGCGCGGGTTGCGCTCTCCCCTTGTGCCGTGCCCGTTGTTTGGCATCATCGGTAGGTGCTTCCAGCAAAGGCCCAGCACGATAGCTGAGATATGGGTTTGGCAGACCCCAAACTCTCTAGCGAGAGTCCGCTGGTCGCTCTCGCCGCTCGCGTAACGCTCGCGGATCTGGGTGACCTGTTCGGGCGACAGCTTGGAGTAGCCCTTGTTGCCAACATCGAAGTCGTGCAAGCACTCCGGAAGCTCTGCCTCTTCCGAGAGGGGCTCCAGATGACGCCAGGTGTGGCGGTTGAGGATGTGGTGGATGGTGGGCTGCGTCACGTGGTATTCGCGTGCTAGTTCTTGCTGGGTGGCCTCCTTGGAACAGTACTTGCGGCGAATCTCAAGCACCTCTTCGGCCGTGAGCTTCGCCCGGTGGTTTCTCGTACCCAAGATGCCTGCATACGCTTGTGTCATCGCACGTTTCCTCCAGTCACTCTGGATTGCTTGTCACGGCGCTTGCGTTCATCGTCAGACGGCTCGTACTTGGGGTTCTTCTGGATCTCCATGAGCCTGTTGAGAACCGTCTTAGCCGACTTGGCATGATGGATGTACCAGGCACGGAACTCATCGTAGAGCATGTGGTACAATTCCTGCTCCTCGGCCGCGGTGAGCTTGTATTGATCTGCCATCCTCGAAGCCACCATCTGGAAGCGAGAGGCCAAGCCTTCAGCCTCAAGACGATACAGGGCCATGAACAGCTTCTTGTTGTCGCGGGTAGGCGGGTAATGGTCCAAGACCCACTTGATGCGGTCGACCGCATCGCCAGCAACAACCATCTCTTCACCTGGAAAAAAGCCGAACTGGACGCTCATCTAGTCCTCCCCTGCCTCCTCTTCTGGAGCGAGTTCGATGTGGAGTAGCGAGTCGCCGGCATAGACACGCGGGCCGTCTTTCTCATCTTCCACGTACATGCCAAACGTCTTGATGTGACGATGTACGCCTTCCAGTGCTTTTTGGACGCTGATAGATTGCACGTGAACGGTGATCCAGGTGACGGTCACGCTGACGATCGATGTTGGATCGTCCGGGTGCGTCAGGACTTTGCGGAACGCGATGCGGAGCTTGAACTCCTTGAACTCTTGGGGCGGCGCCTCTACGCTGGTCTTCTTGGGCTTATCATTTGCCACTTGCTTCCTCCTGTGTTTGGGATTCCGATGGTAATGGCATGTAGCGTGTGGCGCTGACTGTTTCCATTGTCGGTAGTGGCAACTCCAAGCGCCAGAGCCGTTGCCTGCCGCGGGCATGGAAGGGCTCCTTCATCATCTCGATCTCCTCCAACACCCACGCAAATCGGTTGGGGCTGTAATCCCCGAACGCCAATTCCTCTTCCGATAACTCGCCAAGTTTCGCCTGGTCGTTTGTGCTCCAGGTGTCCGTGAGCTTGCAGACGGCCACCACTTTGCCGAGTGGGAGATCGTATGGAGTCCGGTAACCGGCTGAAGACAAAGGAGTCCAAAAGCTCGGATGGCCCGCGAAGTCTATGTGGCGGTCCGTAAGCGCCGCGTGGATGGCCAGCGGGCCGCGGTGTGGCGTGTCCCAGGACCGAGTTTCTACCTGCTTGGCGCCTATGGCAACGAGTGTAGCCCAAGGCTGCCAGAGCGTTATGGCCTTCATCGTTTCTTCAGTCACCAAGTCCTCCCTGCACTGGCATCCCTAGGTCCTCATCGCTGTTCTTGATGCACACGTTATCCGCCTTGCGCCGCTTTGCAAAGGCCACCGCCTGATAGAACTCGAGCGTGACCAATTCTGCATCTCTCTCTTCCGCATCCTTTGCTGCCAGAAAGGGGTCCTGGTACACCATCAGATAGCGCTTCTTCGTGTTGTGGAACACCGCCATCATCGGATTGTCGGAACCATCCGTGAGGATGAAAACCCGTTCGTGGGCGTCGATTCGGTAGTCTCCTTCTGCCATGATTGAAGTCTCTCAGACGGCGCACTCACAGGGCCGATAGATTGCTGGAATGTCCAAGCCATCTAGTGGCTGATTGAGTGTCCAAAGTTGCGTCACACTTTCACCAGTGGCCATGATGCCGACCCTGCGCCCGGCCTTCTGACTGGCCGAATCCTCCAGCGTCATCATCAATTCGATGGTATCGATGGCCAATTCATCACCCCCGCGTGCGCCCCTCAGCGCCTCTACTACGTGAAACGGGCAAATCCGACAACCTGACTTGTCCGGCACCAGCATATCGTGGGCTTCCAAGCCGTCCAGGCAGTCCTGAAGAGTCTCGTCCTCTTCCCACAATGGCGCACGTAACACCCATGTAGGTCTAACGCCGCGCTCGCTCGGTCGCTTGTACTTTTTGGGGATCTGGGCCAAGAAGTCAAAGCTGGATTGCGAGACGCGGTCGGCCTCCGTCTCGGGCATCCAGCAGCCCCGCCGAATAACGCGCCTCGTCTCTTCCGCAGTGAAGCCCACCCAGTTCTCCGTGCAGCCATGCTCAGGCAGCCAGGCGTTACCAGGGCGGGACTTCCAATCAGAACTGCACCACTTTGCCGCGCCCAAAGGAACGACTTGCTTGTCGCGGCAGAACTGCAAGAGCGTGCGCTCCGCAACGTACTTGTCGTAGTACTGCGGGTGCGTCTGGGGCGTAAGCCGAACGTAGTCGATGCCAGCCGGCCCGATCACGTTCTTGACGTACCAGCGCTCTACGCAGTACGTGGATTCGTGTTCGATCCCCGTGTCGAGAAACAAGACCACATCGGGCGGGTTGCCCTCGTGGATGCTTTTGACCAGCAGCCATGTGCTGTTTCTGCCTAAGCCCCAGGATAGCGCGATCAACGTCAGTCCTCCGATTCCAGTAGCCCGAGCCACTTGGCAATCGCTATGAACACATGGTCGAATAGGTCGTCATCATCGGCCTCGAGCGGGGGTGACTCGAAGCGATAGATCACATTCGCATGGTTGCTGTACGCGCCCCATTCCGCTTCGTAGATTTGCTTGGTGAACGATGTCCACAGCAGGAGTACGCTTGATGGGTGATCCTCCGCCCACTTGTGGGCGTCATTGGCCTGGCACCGCGCCATTTCCGTTGCGCCAAACTGTGCGGCGCCATAGTCGAAGATGAGCACGTCACAGGTCTTGTCTTTGACCTCGTGAATGCCTCTGCCTGAAGCCACCAAGACCACAGAAACCGGCTCCCGGCTGGCATCTTGTAGTCGAGCTTCAAACTCTTCTAGTATTTGGGCGCGTTCCTCATCGATGCCATCAGCGTAGACATCGGTGACGATCGCTACCTTCACGGAGTGAGCATCAGTCATGCTTTCAGATCCCTTACACACTAGGCACATCCAGCAAGGGCTTCTGTTGCGGGTCGAATAGTCCTTGCTGCTTGGCCATCTCGAGCAGCCTTGCGTTGATTTCCTCATCGCCGCCGATGGCTCCACCCCAGCAATCAAAGCAGATGGGGATGTCCATCAGCATCACGGTGCGGCCCTCGTGCTCGACAGGCGATGAGTACTCCATGTCGGTTGGATTTTCCGAGCAGAGAGCGCAGGTACGCATAGGAACCTGGGGCGGATCTGGCTTTCGCTTCCTGGCCACTTCGGGTTTCTCCTTCGATTTTTCCACCGTGAGTGAAACGTTGTCCGGCGTGCTGCTCAGCCTCTTGAGACTTGGCAGCCTTACCACTGGTCGATCGGGCCTGGGTTTCCTAGCCATTTGGGTGTCTACTCCATTTGAGCTTGAGTCTGTCAACCATCTGGAAGTACCAGGAATCGGGCGGATCTGAAGTCTTGCCTGGGCAAGCGGTCTGCCTGAAGTCTTTGTGGCGTTTGACGCAGTCGATGGTGAGCGATGGGAACTTGTAGTACAGATAGTCGCATAGGGCTTCGGCCATTTGGATCTGTAGTTCGTGTGGGATGCGTCCGTTCATAAACGAGCCTGCGATACAAACGCCGATACCGAACGTGTTGGCATCCCCGCCCGTGTGCCAGGACCGCGTGCGCACGCGGTTGGTTTGGTAGATTGTGACTACCGGCACGCCATCCACGTAGTCTAGGCCAACGTAGAAGTGGTAAGCGATTCGGCGGTACTTGCGGACGCGTGTGTGATACCAGGCAACGCGCTCTACAGGATGGCTCGGTGGGGCATCGCTGTGGTGAAAGACGATCCACCGGAGCTGGTTCAGAGAACGCCGGCCGTATGGCTTGGCCTTGCGATTGACTGGTAGCTGGTTGCGGACGTTGATGATTTCCGGTATCGTTGGCGGGAAAATCCTGGGAAGCCAGCCCACGGCTTCTACTACGGGCTTCATGTTGCCATTCTCGTAGCGCCATGTGAAGTCTCCCCACTGAGGATCGGGACTGGATGCGATGAACGGCGAGACGCCGCCAAGGTACGGATAGTGCATAAGGGCGGAGTAGTAGTTGGGATACTCGTAGGCCACGACCTCGGGATCGATGCCCTCCGTGCTGTTGCCGACCTCGGTCAGTTCGATGCGCTTGTTGGGGAATCGCTTGTGATAGTTCTTGAATCGCAGACCCCACTGATCAGACCACATATTTTCCTGGTCCACGCCCTGCCAGTACGCGTGTGCGCCTAGGAAGTCGCTCATTTGGATCTGCCTAGCGCAAATATCCAGCCATTGGTAGTCGCGGTGAACGAAACCAGGGACAGCCAAGCCAGGGAAGCCGAACTGGAGATGCGGGAACTCTGACTTCAAGATTGTGAACGCCGTGTCGTACCAGGCGGCAAAGTCCTTGGCAGAGGCGTTGCTTGCGTCCCATCCTTCCGTGCCGTGGGCATGGTTGGGCTCGTTGTGGATTTGGAAGCGCTTGGCAAAGGGCTGGAGCCTAGCGACTTGCGGGATGACTTCAGAGCAGAAGCGCATAGCGCCGGGATGATGTCCCGGCCCAAAGCCGCCCGTATAGAGCCGGATGAGAAACTCCAAGTCCGGGCGGATCGTGCGGATACGCTGGAGGTTCGCCGGCTCAGTGAAGCTCATCACGACCATCTGGTCTATCTTGGCTCGCTCTATGAGTTCAAAGTCGGCTTCCTCGTAGTTTGTGGCATTTCTGCCGTGTACTCCTACTCTCATGATCCTGGCCCGTCATCGTGCCACATGACCGTGACCTCGATCTTTCCATCCTTCCTGTCGGTGCTGAACTCGTGTCCCTCCAGCTCCGGATGGTTCTCGCGGATGATCCTGAATAGGTTCTTCCGCTCGTGGGCGATTCGTTTGGACGCCACCTCGAACGCCGAGTAGGCGCCTTCCAGATTGCTGATCGTGGCCTGGAGAGCCTGGTCGCACTCCTCGCTTACCATGAACGTTTCACCGCTTTTCATGTTGTCTCCTTCCAGCGCTCGCCGCGCTAGGTGGGCTAGATGGGCGTCAACTAACGTCTTCATCGGACCAGCACGCAGATAGTCCAGGGAAGTTGTCGCGAATCCAGCCGATCATCATGTTGCCAGCGCCTTTGAGCCAGGGATAATCTGGACCGTTGACGCCTCCGCCTACGACCCATTCGTGGAAGTACTGGTCTAGGCGGTCGCGAATGCGAAAGACTTGATCCTTGCGGTTCAGTTCCAGCCAAGTGCTGCCGTGGCGCTCGGCGTCCTCTAGGAGTTGCTGGCGCAACGCCTCGCAGAATTGGTCAATGAAGTCAACAACCTGTGGCTCGTCCATCGTTCCTCCTTGTTACGTTTCCTATGGTAATCCTAAGAAGTTCCTACGTTTCGTAACACCTTGTCGGCGGCGAGTATGTGCCTACCGATCCATTCCGCCACAATGGGCACGACTGCATCGCCTAGGGCCTCGAGCCGCTGTCTTCGATACTTGAGGCCGCCTGGCTGGACGATGCGGGGGATGCCTTCTTCCCAGGAGTCTGGCCAGTGGTCGGGGACTGTCCATCCACCAAAGTCAAGTCCGTCCAACCGAGCGGGAATCCCATGAGCGCCTCGACCCAGTCGGCGTTCAGCTGGCCGTTCCTCTCCGCGACCGTGGTCGGGTTTTCTATCGTCACGCGCACTTGGTCGCCCAGGCCGGGCTGCCTGTTGCCATCCAGCCATTTCTTTGGGTTCCTCGCGTTCTTCCAGTCCCTCGCCTGGGGTGTGCGCCAGAGAGCCATTCGTTTGAGATACTCCTCCCGGCGCTCGGCTGTCGCTCTTGGCGGCCTCGCTTGGCCCCCTGTGCCTTCCGCATCCTGAGTCGGTGGCCACATCACGGCCTCTTCCAGCCGACTCTTGTAACCGTCCCTCTCCACCGTCCGCCGTACTTGGTCCTCGGTGCCGTACACCATCGCTGGCGAGTTCCTCGGAGTCGGAAACATCTCCCTGTACTTCGGTGGAAGCTCGTCGATCGCTTCCAGTTCCCTCGGCAAGATCCCGTCCGCCACTTCCACCGCTTGCTCCAAGGCCAAGCTCGATTTGTGTTTGCCGCCACCTTTCTTGTCTATGATGGCCTGTCGCGAGTTCCGTCCGCCACCCTTCTTGGGAGTGGGCCACAATGAAGATCCGTAGTCTTGGATGTTGGGCATTGAAGGCCACAGCAGGAACAGCAATCGGCCATGCCCAATATCCCGCGCCCTCCAGGTCAGATAGCACCGTTTCGAGATAGCCGGTACTGATGATTCCAGGAACATTCTCGGCAAGAACCCACCGGGGCTGGAGTTCGGAAATGATACGGAGCATCTCTGGCCAGCGGTTGCGGTCATCGTCTGCGCCTCTTTGCTTCCCGGCCACACTGTGAGATTGGCAAGGGAAGCCTCCGGCAATAAGGTCGACTGTTGGTAGGGTTTCGATGCCTGCTTTCCTGTCATCCGTGATGCTCCGATCTACGTTTGGCCAGTGCTTTGCCAGAACTCGTCGACGCCATTTGTCCTGCTCGACCTGCCAGATGGTGATCATGCCGGCGCGTCCTAAGCCTAAGTCGAGCCCTCCAATTCCAGAGTAGAGAGAGCCGACCGTGAACTCATTTTCCACGCTGCATCCTTTCCCGCAACGCCGCTACGCACCGCTTGCATTGGTAGTCCTTACCGTCCATCTCTGTAACCTTGTCGCCCCATTCGCCGCCTGTAGTGAACAAGCCGCACAGGGTTCTCTCGCCCCAGTTTAGATACTCGTCCAGCACATGAACTCGCCTTCGCTTGTACGGCGGGAAGTCCAACTGCGCTTGCTGATAGGCCCACGTGTAGGGCACCCATGTATAGAATGCCATCCTATCGGTGTATGTAGTTGAGCGGAATCCACTCCCGGCTTTTGATGATGCGCTTACCGCACTTCTCACACCACCAGGTAGTGAGATTGGGCCGCCGCCTGAATAGTTCGACTTGATTGTGGCTCACAGGTATTGGCCTTGCCTCGCAGTGCCAATAGTGAGAGCAAACGGACTGACGCAACCAGAGTTCGAGTCGTATCAAGAGCGTATGGAACTTATAATCGATGGTAGACCATAGCTTTCTCATGTTACTCAGTCCTCGTGCCTTGGGGCGGTGCGGCGTGATCGTTGATCGTAGCCACAAGTAGGTTTCCCTTGGGCCACTCGCCGGAGGAGTCGCGGAAAGAGTGACCTCCGCAATCTGGACAGATGACCTCGCACGGGTCGCCCTCGAAGTAAGACCGCGTACCGCACCAAGAGCAATCGACATAGGTCATCGTCATTACCTGGGCCTCGGCCCAGTCGTCTGCCGTTGAAGTGTCGTCAGTCAGCGCAGACAACTTCTAACATCTCCGCGGCCGCGGAGAGTTCACGCGGATTCACCGTGAACGTCCGCGAGTATTCTGGCGCGTTGTTCGGGTCTGCAAGCGAAAGCTGCACGCCGTCCCATCCCGGCTTGGCCTCTAGGACAACGTCCAACCCGGCCCGGACGGCATGTGGCGTGCCACCCACATCGCTTGCGGCGGTTGTCTCTTGGCTTGCCAGTCGAACCTTCATTCTGCATCCTCCTTCTCTTGCTTCTTGAACGCTTTCCACCAATCGAACCAGGGGACATCCTTGTGCCATAGAGGCTGGCCGTCTACCAGTAGCAGATACCTTGATGTGCGCTCGTAGTGCTCGCCGGTTGGGCTGCGCGTCATGGCCTGCCAGTCAGAGGTGACGAACAGGGTGAGTGTCCAGAGTTGCTCCGTGGTCAGGGCCTCTTCGTGCGCCTCAAGTTGCTCGACAAACCACCCAGAGTGGTCTACGGTCTTGACCATTGGGCGTCCGGTGAAGCTCTCCAGCATCGTGCGCCGGCCGGATGCCGAGTGTTGGTGATGCTGCTGGTTCAGCTGAAAGGTCATGCGGCGGATCTGTTCCAGCATCCATTTCCGCGGGAGATCGGGCGCTGGTGTTGACGGCAATAGCGCTTCCCATGTGGCATCGGGGATGGGCTGGTACTGTCGGCAAACGGGAATGGGTTTGCCAAAACCTTCGGGGTTCCGGACGTAGAACTCGGCTTTGCGCATCCGGGCGGCCCACTCGCAGAAAGGTAGGTCTGGGTCGTTTGTGGGTGAATCCTCGCGAATATGGACGCAATCGCCGCAAGGTGTAGCCAGCGGGTGTTCGGTCCAAAGCTCCGTGTGGTTTTGCATGAAATGGCGGATCTCGGCACGGAACTTATCGATGGGCCGTTTGCCTGTGGCCACGGCATCGTAGACTCCTAGGTCTTGCTCACGCTCGCCATCTTCCCTGCCGTGTTGCTCGTTCCAAGCCTGAACCATTAGTTCGGGACTGGAGATCACAACGCGGTGGCTGGTCTGATCGATGAGGCCGGGTAGGGACTGCCAGGAGTGGGGCGCCTCAACAATGAACGGGGCTCCGTCCATGGGTGCATTGATGCAGGGGCCTTCCTTCTTGGCACGGCACGGGAACTGCGCTGGTGGCAGATCCTCATGCAGTTGGTACTTGGGGAGTTTGCCTAGCGGGCATTCCTGGCACGTGATGTGGGGCAAGTACTCGGGTAGAAGGAGCTTGAAGTTGGGTGACTTACGGCGGTAGATGTCCTGTGTGATGTAGTCCTCGGTGAGAAGGCCCTCGATCCAATCTGTCTCGTATAGAGAGGTTTTCCAGCCGTGCCAGCGGGCGATGTTGGCCGCGATGGCCCAGGCTTGAGAGGAGTCGGCTACCACTGCCTCTTGCCATATCTCGTTGAGCAGCCTAGGTAGGTGGTACATCTTTGGAGACGGGGCCTCGAGCGGGAGAGGGAAACCGTCCCAGTCTTTGAGGTTCTTGCAGACACGCTGGATGACTTCTAAGGTGATGGAGCCCTGGTACTCGATCATCTTGCACACGCCAGCTTGCTTGTCCGCCCGTAGCTGCGTGATTGCCTTGCCCGCTCCCACGGCCACACGGCGCTCACCGATCAGGGTTTGGATGCTTTCGGGTAGTTCGGTGATCGCAACAAGGCTCCGGACGTATGCGGGTGTGACGCTTGCGTTGTGGCTGATCGTCTTGACTGTTGAACCGAGTTTGAGAGCACGGGCGAAGGCTCGCGCCTGGCCGAGTAGGTCGGGGTGCTCCGAGCCGAAATTGTGGCTGATGATGGCCAGCTGCTGGTCGCGCTCATTGCCCTCGAACAGAACGAGCCGAAGAGGTAGAGCGGCGTACATTTCCTTGAGGGGCTCGTAGGCGGCTATGAGCCCGCCCGGCCTTTCGTTGTAGTGCTCTACAAGGCCATGGATGTCCTCGTAGTCGGTCTCTCCACCAGCGAGAGAGTCGCGTAGGCGGGCGGCGAGCAAGTAGGCCAGGAAGCGGCGGTGGCCGCTGATGCAATCGTAGCTGGTCCCATTATCGCGTGGGGCGGCGATGATGGGCTGGTCGGGGGTAAGCCCTCGATGGTAGATGCTCCAGACCAGTGAGATCAGCTCCGCCTCGTCCATGAACGTGCGCATCTGTCCAGAATGGACGTGCAAGAACTCTGCGGTGGTGTCGATGGTTGTTAGTTCATCTGTCATTGTTTGCGGTTCCTATGGTAACGGGATTGAGCTTTCTTGCGCTTGTGCCTGTTGCGTTTCCACCAGCCCTTGCGCTTGTGGGGCGGGACGCGCCACATAAGCACGGCATCGGGTCCAAACTTGGTGTCGGCCTTCATGCGGCGCTTGCAGACAGGGCAAGTCACGCGCTTGCGGAAGGTCGTGGGATGTTCGCAAATCTGGCCTAACCCATCCGTCTCGGCGGAATGGCGCCCGATGTTGCGATTGGTGAATTGGTCGACACGCCTTTGCACCGCTGCATCGGCTATTCGATACTGCCCAACGTATGAGCACATTTTTGAGTTCATTTCGGCCACTCTCGGTCACTGTCGGATTACCTCTGACAAATGTCGGACTATCTCGGACTAAAATCGGAAATGCGGGATAACTCGCATTGGTGTAATTTATGGGGAACGGCTGTGTCTCCGTTCGGTGATGGTCACCTCTCCGCCGTCCTCGTGGTGCTGGTAGACTCGGTGGGCGCCCTGGTCATCGTGATACACGCGCAGCAACACAAAGTCACCATCTTCCACCATGGCCTCTTCGAGTGTCTCGAAGCCGATGCGGAATACAGTCCATGTGAACACCATATTCGCCACGATGTGGCTGAAACGCTTGTTGTCGAGACGCTTGGACAGCGCAACGAGACCAGGGAACACAAGCGTCAGCAGCGCAAGATCCACGGGAACGAGTAGCCAGTCTCCAGCGTGGCCAACCATCTGGCGCAACGTGATCAAGTCCTCTTTCCACCACGGCAACTGCTCTGTCTTTTCTGTCATTCGGCCTCCTCAGCCAGTAAGACGCCAGCAAACTCATCATCGATCATCACGGCAAAGCCGCCGCCCGTGTCATCGCCCATCGGGACGAACGCGTGACCATTGAACAGGAACACGCCAACGGTCGGCCCCTTGGCCGGCACATAAGCCGCCTCGTATTGCGCCAGTGCGCGGTAGCCCGCAACGGGTTGGTGGAGCCAATTCTCCTGCGGGACGGTGCTCATGGGTATGCCAACTAGGCCCGAACTGAAAAACCGGATATAACCAGGGGCGCCGCTTTCTCTGTCAACGGGCAATAGGACGATTCTGGAGCCGTCTTTCTCCAGCCGGATGCCCTGTAGCGTCTTGCCCTCCCAGCCATCGAAGGCGTTGGGCAACCCATCAGCAAACAGGTGCAGGAAACCACTGACCAAAGCACTCACAAACGGCACGTCAGTCAGTAAGACCGGGGCGGTTTCTGGCATCTCAGCGAGCAATCGGGCAGCTCGGTCGAGCTTTTCGCTGGGCTTGTTGTTGGCCGTGGACGCGGGCACGTTAGCGGTCTCAAGGCGCACTCGTGCCTTGAGACGGGCTCCGGCGTGTACGTCTTCCATAAAGTCGCCTCGTTTCGTGGCTGGCGATCCGTCCTGCCACCCAACCACTGAAGCCCCCGGCGTCAAAGACGCCAGGGGCAACAGTCTCGATTGTACTACAGGCCGATGGTCGTATCCACGTGGGACTCACCCACGCCATAGAACTCGGGCTTGGTGGTGCGCTTGGTCTCCTCGCCTAGCTTGGCGAACAGGTCGGCCACGCCTTTGCAGCCCTGGCCCTGGAAACCTTCCAAGTCAACACTGACTGGCTCGAACGGTCGGACCTCGATAGTGATTGTCTTGTCCATGGCTACCACCCTCCCCCTGCTTTGACCTCGACACCCTTGATGACGATGTTCACCCCGCCCGTGGCCACGTCCTCGACGTGTACCTGGGCGCCGTAGAACACGTCAGGGTTCGCGGCGATCTGTCGCTTGATCTCTGCGGTCGTGTACTCCACGTCTACCGCATCGGCCAGCTGGCGGGCGATCATCCTCTCGGACTGGTCATAGGCGGACACGTGAACCCCGTAGGTTCCATCCTCGCGCAAGCCCCAACCCATGTCGTTGCTCGATGTGTTCAGCTGGTTCTGGCGAACGATGAACTCGGCGGTCTGGGACCGCTGGCGGCCTTTCCAGCCGACCAGTTTCTTGGGCGTATCGTGTACTTCCAGCGCCACGCCCATCTCGGCGCAGACCTTGGCGATAGCATCAGCCAGGATCTGGCGGTCGGTGTAGCTGACCTTGATCTCAACGTATTCGGACATTGGTTCACCCTCCCTTTCTCTGTGGTATCTATCTAACGCAAAAACACGGTTTCGATTGACCGAAACGATAAAGACCGGGGCGGGCGTTGCCCGCCCTGGCCTTGACTACATGAGATACTCGACCGGATCGCCATCCTCTTCCACGGTGGGTGCATCGTCATCGCTCAGAGCGACACCGCTGGAAGCGGCCATGGCGTGTTCTGCGATCCAGGCCCTGATCGCCTCTACGTCCTTGGGCCGGCTGGCGGCAAGGCCCTTGATCTGCTTTAGCGCGTTGATCAGGGCATCGAACAGGTCAAAGTCGGTCTTATAGCATCGGCGCTTGGATGCCTTGACGCAGCGCTCGATCTCGCGGCCTGTTAGACTTCGCTCGTTGGCAACGGCTGCCAGACCAGCGAACTCCTCGTTGCTGAACTCGATCTCGCGCT